AGCGGCCCTCGCTAACTTCTGCGCTACCTCTCGCGAACCTTTGACCCCGGCTTTATCAATATCATAGCAGACGTAGATGATCTTCCCTTTGAACAGCGTGCCCCAGTCATCAGGAAGCGAGCCTTCCCCTCCGGTGAAAGTGAGGGCGTTCTTGATGCCGAAATCCCACATCCGCAGCAGGTCTTTTTCTCCGGCAGCCAGAACGATCTCATCTATTTGCAGCGCCTCGACCGGGAAGCAGCGAACCCCGCCGTGGCCGCGCGCCCAGTGACAATACTTCGGCTTGGTGTTCGGGTTGTAGCGGCGGATATCGACCCACTCCCCTGCGACATCCCGAATGGGGATGGTAATGCGCGAGGGACCGGGCTCACCTCGCATCCATCCGATCTTGAAGTGACGCAGGGTGGCCGGAGATATGCCCAGGATTTTGCCGACCCGTTGCACCAACTCGGTATTGGAGAACAGGAACTGGTGGTGTTGGAGCACCACCTGATCGTCGATCTCCTTGAGGATCTCCAGTTCCCTCGCCAGTTCCCGGATGGCCTGTGCGTTGTTCTTGATGCCTTTGGCGAGGCGGTAGAGGTCAATAATATCTCCGTCGGGCTTACTGCAGTTGCTGCTGAAACAATGCCAAAGTCCGGTCGTGGTGTTGAAAGAAGCCGAACGAGTGTCATGGGTATGCTCGTGCGCAAGACAGAAGAACGCCGCCTCGCCCTCAGCGTTTATTCCTTCAAACTCCACGAACTTTTGTGCCCAGTCGAGGTAGCCGATCTTTTTTTCGATCTCTTTTTTTACCAACTGGGCTAGTTTTGACACGTTCAGATCCCTTCAGCTACTCGCCGCATATTGTTCTTTGTAGAGTTCCCAAGATTTTGTAACAGCGCCCGTTCCGTAATACAGATCATCCAACTGATCCGTCGCAACCATGTTTAAGACTTCAAACAGCCAGATACAGAACGGCTCCGGTTTGGCTCCGCACAATCCCTTCTTCAAGGTGATATTGGCAGATACCCAGTCTCGTATCGTTGGTTGTTCGCGAGTTCGCTTTCTCCCGCCCCGCACAATGACCGGTTCCCAAGCATAAGCGGGGTTCACGCCCGGTTTAAAAGAGCAGAACGGCTTCACCCAGGACATCACTCTAACGTCAGGAGGGCAAAGCGGGAGGATTTGCCTCAGTGAGGGTGAGCTGGCACATAAGGCCCATCCATCGGGATAATCATTAACCAGAAGCTCGATTAGTTCTTTGTGGTCAATTTCTTCGCACTGATAATGCTTTCGGGCTTGTCCAATGTAGGGTGGGTCAGCAATAGCGAATTTCATTATTGGTCATATAAAAAGGGAGGCTCCCGTTGAGGAGCCTCCCCATCGAGCAAGTGAGAAAACTAACTTACGTAGGCCACGGCGGCGTGTTGCCGGCGTTGCTGCGCGGTCGTCCCGGCTTGGCAGTCGGCTTGACCGGTTCCATCTCGACGGGGACTGTTTCCGGCTCGTCGAACTCGTCGAAGCTCATCCCATCGCCAACGGGCAGCTCATACTTGCTGAGTGGGGCATAGCCACCGAACGGAATGACGGATTTCTCGCGGATCTGGCCCTGCCATTCGTTCTCTTCTGTTTTTACCTCGCCCCAGCAACGCTTGCCAAGGAAATCGGCGTAGCGACCAATCGGCTTCTTTTCCTGAGCGTCCCACATGCCTACCGCAGAGGCGTAGTTCGCCATCTTGCCAGCTCCCTTGCCGGAGAGCATCAGGATATCGACAATGAACTGACCCACGTTCGGGCCGGCGAAGGCGGTCTGGGTCACCTTCAACCCCTTGTCGCCCTTCTGGCTGACGAACAGTTCGAGGTCCGTGCATTCGAAGGGGTGGGGTCCTTCTACGAAGGTAAAAGATTTGACCTGGCTGCCATCGTAATCGATGTCGCTGTACAGGTCGCCACCACTGCCCTTCTGGCTGGCAGCCGCTTCCATCCCGGCCAATGAATCCAACTCGTTTTCGGACAAAGACATTTAACTTACGCTCCTTGAATTCGTCGTCTTAGCGATCAGGTTTTTAATATCCGGGTCCTCCCAATCCTTGAGGGTGTGGAACCGGGACTTGCACTCTACGGGCGGCGAGAACTGCTCCCGCGTTCGCAACTTCCGTATCTCCTCAACTCCCTTCCCTTCTTCCTGCTTCTGGAACAGCGTGTAACGGCAGAGGACATCGACATGCCGGATCAACTGCCGAGAAATACGCCCAGAAAGCTCCGGTCGCAGTGCCCCTTTCTCATCCTGATACTCCTGGGCGAGAAAAATTGTGTTGGCATTCAGGCCCCGCAGCGTGCGCACTACTGCCTCCATTTTGAGGAGGACAACCCCCCAATCCTGTATCTCCATCAGGATCTGTTTGGTTGACTTAAGGCGCTCCATAATGCAGATGCGTTGCAACTCCGTCAGTGAATCCAGAAATATGGTGCCCCAGAATCCTGGAGAACTCGCCAACTCGCTTTCAATGCGAGCAATCAGAGCGCTCATTTCATCCATCGTGCGCACGGTCTCGTAGTAGAGATCCTTGAAGTTACCGTTTGCGTCGAGTTCCAGGCTGTATTGCTTTACTAAGGCTGGATCGGGGTTCCGCAGGGATGCGATGCCATTCTCGCAGTCGATCACCAGAACGGGACCAGGGCAGGTCGCGGCAAGCGAAGTCTTGCCGACGCCGCTCTTCCCGTAGATCAACGCATTGAAAAAACCAGCGGAAGAGTCGGAAATATGCTTCGGACGACGCAGTTTTCCTGCGGGTGGAGCGGTTGACATGCATTCACCTCGATTAGTAAGGGGTTGGTTCTATGAGTAGTATACTCGGGCAAGGGGCGGTTTGTTAATGGAGGTATCAAGTATTGTAGCACATCATGGGTGGGTTGGCAAGCCGTCCATAAGGAGCATGTCAGCCAGATTCTGTTTCCTATCAATCGCCTTTAGGATTTTTTCGTCGATGCTATCTTCGCACACCAGGTCCAGAATGCTGTATGGGCGGCTGCGGCCCAGGCGGTGGCCGCGCTCAATGCTTTGATTGCGTTCAAGCAGGCTAAAAGTTCCTGAATGGTATGCGAGGCAATCAGCGGCCGGAATATCGAGGCCGTAAGAGCACGCCTGAATCTGGCACACCAACACCCGCCTCGGGTGACTTCGATCATTGAACTCCTGGCGCAGTTGCTCCCGTGCTTCGTTCTTGACCGAGCCATCGATATAGCCCAATGCCTCGTCGGGAATACCTGCCGCGAGTAGCGCTTCGCAAACTCGTTTTCGCTCCGCCACATACCGGGTCCAGATCACCAGATGCGCGTCAGTAGTTTCCAGTTTGTCCTTCACGTAGTCCACGAGCCATTCCGTCTTGGCGCTCTTGATCGGTAGGCAATAAGGCTCTCCGTCCCCATTGACGGGAAAAAGTCCGCTAGTGACCTGCTGCAGGCGGATGGCCTGATCCAATGCGGAAGCCGCCGTCAGCACCTCTTCCTCTCCCTGCTCGTTGATCCGTTTGGCGTAGAGATCATCCGCCATCTGTCGATAGAGGGCGGATTGCTCAGGGCTCATTGGCAACCGGATCACCTCGAATTGTTTTTCGGGCATTGCCACCGCCGCCGCTTTGGTAATCCGATAGGATTGAAAATAGAGTTTATCGATGAAGCCATGCAGCGACTGTGGCTGGAAGGCGACAAACTCCCGTCCCGTGAATCCTCCCAGTCGAAAATAGGTTTCCGCAAAGCGCCAGTAGGATTTGCCAAACAATTCCGGTTCCACGAACCGGAAGATGCTCCAGATATCGGCCGGGGAATTCCCCATTGGCGTTCCCGTCATGGCCAGTCGATAGGGACAGCCATCAGCCAGGCGGTGCGCTGCCTTCGCCATCTTGGTATTCCGTTCCTTGATGCGGCTGGCCTCATCGAGCACGATCATCTCGGGGCGCCAGTTTTTGAGGAACGTCGTCATCCGGGAGAGCGATTCCCAGTTGACAACCGCAATCAAGGGCCATGCGGTCGGTGCCTTTACCAGCCGTTCCAGGCGCTTCTCCACGGGCATATCAGTCAACATCAGCGGAGTCGCCTGCGGCCAACTGCGCTCCAGGTGTTGGCGCCACTGCAGCGCCGTGCTGTTCTGCACCACGACCAACGCCTTCTGAAACACGTAGAAACGCATGAGATCGATAGCCATGCGGGTTTTGCCGAGTCCCATCTCAGCCAGATTCGCGAACCCACCTCCACCATTCTCAAAGCATTGCCGCGCCCAACAGAAAGCTTCCAATTGATGCGGGTACGGCGGGGGTTCCCCTGCAGCCGGCTCCGGGTAACTTTGAGCAAATTTACTCGGTGCCTTGAGTAATCGGCTGCGAACGGCTACATACTCGTCGAAGGCTTCCTCGAACTGGCCGATGGTCTCCAGCAGCAGAACATTGGTGCGTGTCATGGGCAGCGCCAGACAGTTCCACTCAGTCCACCACTCCACGCCGGGGGCGCTGCCCAGCAGATCCAACTGCCTCTTGCTGCCTTGGTAGCAGAGATACGACTCTCCCGAGGCATCGGGCGCCACTCCGACGCGGTTGATCTTGGAGAGCCCTACCACCCGCCGATCACCGAACTGGACATTACGAAATGCGCCTGGAACCCTGCCTTATCCTTCAACGCCTGGCGCAATTTCCACAAAGCGCGGCGCTCCACGTTGCGAACTCCCTCGCGAGAGAGGCCCACCTGCTCGGCAATCTCCCGCAGCGTATACATCCGGTGACCGTCGAATCCGTATCGCAGGGCGATCACCTCGTGCTCTCGCTCGGTGAGTTGCTCGCTCATCGTCTGCAGTAGCACCGTCCGATCATGCTGGTGGAGTGAATTCAGCGCCGGATTGACCGCTCCCTTATCCTTGAGCAGTTCCCAGAAGAAGACATCGGTGCCCTCGCCGGTATTGCCAATCGCCACGACATCGATGGAGAGGGGATCGCTCAGCAGATTGAGAAAACTCCAACAGACGTGCCGGGGCACACCGCTCGCTTCGCTCAACTCGTCGAGGGTCGGCTCGCGCTCCAACTCAACCTCTAACTCGCGGAAGGATTGGGTCATCTGCTGTTCCATCCGGCAGCCGTACGAGGGCATGCGAATAACCCGATCCGTCTTCTCAATGGAACGATTGATCGCCTGCCTGATCCAGTAGGTGGCATAGGTGCTGAACTTCAGCCCCAACTCCAGCTTGAACTTTTCGATAGCCGTGATGAGACCGAAGATCCCTTCCTGCACCCGGTCTTCGAATGACATGCTGCGACACGAGTACCGCTTCGCGATGCTGGATACCAACCTAATGTTGGCTTCGATCATCCGGTTGCGTGCTTCGATATTCCCCGCCTGCGCTGCGGCAATCAGCGCCCGCTCTTCCTTCTTGGTCAGCAAAGGGCGAGAAGAAAAGAGCGGGCCTTTGTCTAGTTCTTCCTCATTCATCGTTTTTACCATGGCACCAGCGGTGCGAGCAGGCCATAATACCCCTCCGTTTCCGTCGGGGCAATCTCAACCGGAGAGCGATCCGGGCCAATCCAAATCGATACCTGATCGCCACCGAGGGCATTCAGCAAATTGATTAGTTGCTTCGCATTGAGAAACACTTCCAGCGTTTCGCCGCCGTCATTTTCAATACTCAAGAATTCCTCACCGTTGCCTTTATCCGTAGGAATCGAATGAAGGGCCAGTTCGCCTTTGACGGCCTTGAGGTGCAACCGGTAAGAATCGTCCTCGCAGATGGCCGCGAGGCGCTTCACTGCACCGATCAGTTCCGCTCGGTTAACGTGTAGGCAGCCACATCCGTCGCCGCCTTTGACTATCTTGTCGATCACCCGCTGCACGTTCGGATAAGGGCCGGCAATGACGCGAGATGTAAGACGGAAGCGGGGGGTCGTAATAGAGATCAGATTTTCATCGAACTGCACCCATATCTCTTTTTGTTCGTCCTGCAGATTACGAGTTAGCGCCCCCATTGTCGCCTTGGGAATAACCGTTTCCGCCTCATCGCCGTTCCAGTCCACCGCCGCTCTATAAAATATGAATTGGTAAAGGTCTGATGAAATTAGTTTCACGAAGCGCGGGGTCAACTGCAGGAGGGCGCCGTTGAGTGCTGGTTTGTTATCATTGCTCCCGATAGCGGGGAGCGTCTTCTCCACCATGTCTTTCAGGATATCTTCAGGAAGCGTAATTGTCCAGGGGTCCTGCAGCGCTGGCATTGAAGGGAAGGAGCCCGGTTCCAACCCATTCAGGGTGTAGCGGCTCTTTCCTGATTTTACGGTGCTGGTCGACCAATTCTTGCTCTCCACGCTCAGTTCGTCGCCCTTCATGTGGCTGACGATCTCGCAAAACTGCTTCGCCGGCAACGTTACTGCGCCGGGATGGCTTACCGCGCCGGAAGCGATACATTCTAGTTCTACCTCGTAATCACTGGCTGATAAGATGATCTGCCCACTCTCCAACGCCTCTAGTTTGATGTGCGAGAGCAGCACAACCGGACTGTTTGGATTGACGACGTGATAAACGCGTTGCAGGGTTTCGCGGAATTCTTTGGTGTTGGCAACGATTTTCATAGTTTGCTAGTTATGATTTCGCACAGATCGAGAGCGGTTCGGAGTTTCAATCCGCATTGCGTGTAAACCCAGCGATTTTCTGGGTCGGCTTCAACCAGTCGGCCACATTCAGCCAGAATATCCGTTAACATCTTTCGGTTATCCGCAGCGGTTCCCGGAAACCAGGGACTGGATTTCAGCGCCTCGTCCCAGTTGGGCTCTTTGGATTTCTTTGCAGGGCTTGTCCATTCGATTGGCGCATCCAAACCTGCCCTGTCTTTAGCCATCAATTAACCTTGTTCGAAAACACGTCGTCAATGACAATGATCTTGTGAAAGAACACTTCCGACCCCGGATATTCGCTGGCCCACCGCTTCGCGGCTTCTTGGCTTTCAAATACGGGCGCCAGCCAATCAGGCGCGATGTCGCCCTTTTCGAGGGCGGTGTTTTTCACAAAGTGGCTCACGAAATACAAAATCTTCTCTGATCTATGATTGGGCATGTTGAATTTTAAAAGGATGGCAAGAGCCCGAAGGCTCTTGCCGCAAGAAGGCATTGGTAATGTTCCACGCTCTCGGTTGCCCGAGAAGAGAAGCGGAGGGATCGAACCTCCCCGGCGTATCCGCCGCTGAGCCATTAGACTTCTCAAAAGGTGACAGGTATTTCTGGCAAAATACCTGCCAAGATGAAGTTGAGTAGATCGTTCGTCCCCCCGTCTTGGCACGGGAGGGGCGGCTGTTGGACTCGAACCAACTATTTTATTTCCCGGAACACCGGCTGTTGAAGCGCCCCCAGCCGGGAGGAAAGCGTTCCTTCTTTCACTGCGATCCGGTAAGCATGTCACCCGCCACGCTGAACCGCCCAGGGTTCCGGTTTAACGAGAACCGGCAACGAGTTTGTAAGGAGCTTTCTTCTCACAGTGTGGCATAGTTATTCGCGCCCATACTAACCCAACGGGTTATAACGCTACACGTTCTATCCCTGTTTTCCGCCAGGACGTGACCCTGGTTGCCAACTGCTGATGAGCCTAGAAACGAGGGCTCAAGAAATCATACCTGACACCAACAACGTATCGATCTGCGTTCAAGGAGTAGCGGCGTTCCCAATAGGTGTATGCCACCATGCCGCCGTAGATAGGGTGCTCGACCCCGAGATTGAACTTGTTCTCTTTGTCGAACGGGAACTTGTTGTCGGTCTGATACTGTCCCTTGAAGAAGATGCTGAACTTCTCCCATGCATTGTTCAGTTTCAGGTTACCCACGACCATCGGCGAGTTATCCTGCGGCCGATCCGGGTGAACGAGGTTCGTCTCCAGGCCGAGCGAACCGCTGAACCAGCGGGTACCTTGCTGGCCTTCGGCTACTGCAGGGCGCGGTGCCTGCAAGTTGAGCGATAGAAGCACTGCGGTAATGATAAAAACGTAACGCACTTGTTTCTCCTATTTGAAGCGTGTCTATTTATAGTATACTGGCCGGATGACCAGGATGTTAACCTATTCGAGGATATTTTCCGCTGCCTACGCCCGCTAAGTAATCCGCTCTAACGTTTTCCTTGTGCCCGGCGTGACCTTTGCACCAACGTAGGTGTATCCTACCGAACTCTTTCATCGTCGCCTTCACATCTTCTACCAACTTCCAATTCTCCACGCTGGTTCCCTTTTTACTGAGAACCATCCGTGCATACTCAGAATCGGTGTAGATCGTGACCGTGAGATCGTGGCAGAATTCGTCGCGGGCTAGAAGCACCTTAAGTACCTCGCGTATCGCGAGAATCTCTGCCCTGTTGCAGTCGGCCTTTCCTGCCGAGCGGCCGTATTCTATGCGCTTTCCTTCGTGGAGGATCACAACGCCGATGCCAGCCTTCGCCTTCTTCGGGTTGGATGAGCCCCAGCTACTGCCGTCGCACCAAGCTTTTACATGGCGCATTGGGCTTCATCGCCCCATGTTGCCCATCCTGGCCAGGCTTCGCCTCGCCCAAATAATTCCGCGTAAGGGCCAACAACCAATCGTTCGATTCTGTTGTGAATTTCATCCGGTTTCCGACTGTGATCTCTGCGAGGACTGATGATTAAATTGGCCACGCTATTATCGACCCGTTTCGGCTTACCACGGGTTGCCAATAGACAGATTTCGGGGTTGCCACGCGTCCAATATCCCAATCCGAAGTGCCAGCCGACACCAGAGGGATTTTGTTTAACCCATGTGTGAGCCACGGTTTTGTAAGTAAACCCCCATGCCTTCACAACCTGAAGAGCATCCTGTAGCTTTGGGTACGTGGCCCAACAGAATAACACGCAATCTTTTGCAGCAATATCGGCAACGGGTAACTTACAAAGATCATCGGTTCCTTGCACATTGTAAGGGGACCGCCCATTTCTTCGCGCCCATTTCTCGCCGCGAGTGGCGAGTTCATTCATACTCCAGTTTTGGAATCTCCATGGTGGATCAGCTAAAATAGCTCCAAATTTTCCATCAGGCAGCGGAGCAAACAACTCGTTCTCTATTGCTTTTCCCTCCTGTCATCTTTTTCCGAATCTCCTCCAAACATTGACTGCAGATATGCTCCCTCCCGAGGGGACGCACTAGCGCCCCCTCGTGGATCTGATCGCAGATGTTGCAGCGCTTGCTGACCGGTTGCTCTACCGACTGCAACTCAAACGCTCCCGCAGCAGCTCCTCCGCATAGAGGGCCTCATCCTCGCGCTGAATCTCCCGAAATGAGACCTGCAGGGCGTCCATGTAGTTCTTCTCCGCCTTCACCTCCGCGTCCAGCGCCTGGCGGTAGGTCTGTTCAGCCATCGCGTCGCGCAAAGCGTAGGCGCCCTTGTCATAGCGACCCTGGCCGAGCAGGCGATCCCACTCGGTGGACTGGGCCTCCTGCCGCGCTTGGGTGATGTCCTTTGCCCGCCGGGCTTCCGACTTTTCCACCAGCGCATTGTAAGTATACTGCTGCGCGTCGATCAGTTGGCGCTGCAGTTCTTTGAGCAACATGAAATTCACGTCAAATCCTCCCCGATGATGACAGCCACGGTCGGCAAAGTTCCTGTATCATTCTCTGATTCATCCGCTGCAGGCGCCAGCCTTCGTTCTCCTGCTGCAGTCGCATCGCAACGCGAATGAATTCGATCCCGAATTCTAACTCCTGGTGATCCTGTTCCTTTTCCATCGGTCTATCTCCAACTCTCTAAAACTTGGCGCAGTTGGGGCAGGGCCTTGTCGACCCTCGCTTTGACTGCGACCTGCGAGATGCCGAGTAGACTTCCTGTTTCTCTTAAACTCTTGTCTCTGCCGTCCCCGATTCCGTAATAGGTGACCACTGCTTGCCGCTGCGGCTGCGGCAGTCGCTCCAGTGCCTGGCGGATGGCCAACTGCAAGAGGCGCTGCTCGATCCCGTCTTCTGGATCGAACAACGAATCCTCCCAACTATCCGACAGTGATAAAAGCCCCGCTGATTGAGCCTCATTTGGACCGTTCTGGCCCGCTTCTTGCTCTACATAATCCTGAGCCTGTTCGGGCTTCGGGCCGCATCCTTCCCTGCGAAGGAAGGTTGCGATTCGTTTACGAACTGCATAGGTGAGCGGGACCACAAAGGGGCCGCGCTCCGGGTCCCAGATGGCTATGGCGTCGAGCACAGCAAGCCTTGTCTCTTGCTGCAAATCGCCCAGCCATCTTTTTTTTGCCTTCCACGCCCACGAAAGCGCTTGCTGTTCGTAGAGGTGGTACAGATCCGCTCTCGCGCTCATCCAGCCGCACTCATCCCCTTGGGAGAGGCAATACTGCATCCGCTCGTAGAGTCTGAGTGAGAGTTGGTGACGCGCTTTACCGGTGGGTAACATGCGCAATCACTCCTGCTGCCATGGGCAGCCCAAGTCTCTGACTCCTGAAGGAGCCAGACTCGAAGTGAACACACCTTGGGGCACTACCTTGAGGATCTGGAGGTATGTCTGGCGGCGAAACCCGCCAGGCCAACCTTCCACGAGGCTCTTGGAGGTCCTAGTTCTTGCGGCTCGTTGGCCGCACCTTCATTCTTGCAAAGATCGTGCCAATCTTTCTTTGGCTCGCTTGCCCTGAAGATGAAGCAAGGACCGTGCCAAATAATAGGATTACTTGGGTAGTTTTAGGTTGCCGTCAGGCACATCGGCGAGGTTATAGAAAACCGGCAACCCCCATGTCTTGGCCATCCCATGCTCCAGATCGGCGCCCGGCGAGCGACTGCAGAGGAACAGGGCGTCGCAGCGCTCCAGGATGGCCAGGTCCCAGGTTAGGTAATCGGCATACGTCACCTCAATCTGACGTTTTTCGGCACATGGCTCCATCAGAACGTTGAGATGCGGGATGTAAGGGATGTGACCCTTCAGGTGTAATTCTAGGCCAACATCAATGGCCGCGAGGACATTCGCCGCTTTCTCTTCTTCAGTCGGAGCACTGAGCTTTCCGCTTACATAGATAATCAACGATCTCTCCTCCCCCGCTCGTCAATGACACGCCAGCCCGCCTCGGCATAGCCTGCCACGTCGACATTCGTATCGCGTTTGGGCGCTCCCACATTTATACCGTTTGCATAGCGAGAAAGCTTGCAGAGGTTCATGATCGGGAAAACATCTTCTCCGATGATTTCTGCCCCCTCGGCCAACAGATGTCGGCTCCTAAAATAGGTTGTCAGATAGGCCGCGAAGGTATCAAAATCATCAATCGGATGCCCATAGTCTGTTTCGCGCGGCCCAAAAACCAGTTTGTGGGCTTCTAGCGTGACAGGCTGGTACTCATCCTCGTTAGTCAAGACTGTGATCCTGATATTACCGGTCGTCACGTTCGATAAATTCTCTTGCATTTACTTGCTTCTCCTGGCAAGAAGGACAGACATCTTTCTCTCCAAATCGGTCCCAACCTGCCTCCTGCGCCTTCTGGATCACCGACCAGGCATTTTCTGTGTCAACGGTAAATAGGCAGCCGTCGCGGCAGTGGTCGCAGCGTAGGACGTGAGCGAAGATGCGGACCACGCCTTAAATCAGTCTTCGTAGAACGAGCGAGGTTTTGAGAGCCTCGATCAAGGCGATTGTTTCCCACTCATTGAGTTGGGCGGCGTTCCCATCCAGTTGTAGGAATGCGTAGATATCACCGGGCTTTACGGTGACCCGAACGCTTTCGTCTGTCTCGGAGACCTTCATTGTGATTTCCATGGTTCCTCCTTACCAACTCATGATGTCATGATTTCGATGGGCCTGACCCCAAAGCTGTTTGTCAATCCATTCTTGCTCTGTTGTGACCTTGGGCTTCGGGTTGATGTCGCGCTCGATCTCTTTGCGGGACCAAGGGACATACGAATCCTCATAGACTGAGGCTTCCAGGTCGCAGTAACAGTAGGCCATGGCGTCGGCGCAGTCGGGGCTTTTGCCCGTCCGTTTCTTGATCTCATCCTTAGCTTCCAACTGAATGAGTCCGACCCGATTGAACCAACGGGGTGTGCAGAGCTGCCCAATTAATTCATCGTCGCGAGGCAAAGTAATCTCGGTTTCATTCCTCGGGTCGAGGCAGTCCCTGAGATTCCAGTACGCGTAACTGCGCATATTGCGAAATCCAAGGAGACCAGTGGAATCTTTTCGCTCGCAACGGGCATTACCATGGAAGGGAATGACTGGAAGCCCTTTGTCTCGTAGGATATCCAGCACGCCAGCGCCATAACCACCGTCGCAATCGATGATAATGGCGTCGAAGCGGTATCGGTTGTGGTGTTGGATAACCCTGCCAGCGGATTCGAGCGAGTCGGCCTTGCTCCACTTATCCATGACGAGGAATTTCATGTCCTCGCGACCATATAGAACGCTTTTATCCACTCCCTCTCGGGCGATGTCGACTCCCGCGACCCTCATTCCTTTTTGTTGCCTTTCAATTTTGCTTTAACCTGAATAACACAGGATACGATTGATAGAATGGTAGCCACGGCCGCGAGGATCAAAAGCAAAGCTGGGAACAGGATAATTGGCCCCCACTCGACTAAGAATTTCATAGGGCTACTGTTTTCGGAATAGATGGTAGACAAGGGCATCCACTGCCACAGCGGCAATAAAGAATGCCGCACCACCCCAAGGGTTGTTGTAGTTAAAACAAATTGCGGATGCCCATATACATAGTAAGCCGCCCACGACGAGCATTCCTTGTGCTTCACTCATCTTGGCTCTTTGCTACTTTCTTTCTCAATTTATTATTCTCGTGTTTGACCATCGCCCACCGCCCGTGCCAAACAGACGTTAGTTCTATCTGCCGATTCAGTGCCTTCTGCAGGCGTTGCAGCCGAGCCTCGTAATTGGAGACGTATTGCAGAAAATGGGCCGCGCGCCATTCATCGGGCGCAATCGGACAAAGGGGGTGATGACCATCGAAGGCGCCGCATTGAGGATGGGGACATTGAATCCTGTCGAGTTGCGTCAACTTAACGTCACCAGAATGGTCGAATTCAAGTTCCCACTATACGCTGTACACTCGACCCTAAAATGGGTTAACATATTCTTCAAAAGTACTCTAATTTCAGAATCATCGCAAACTACCGTTTCAACAGGGCTCCCTAAACAAACCATAGGGCTACCGAACCAATCGACCTCCACTGGCACAGCGTCAGTCTTTACTGGAGCAGTCTCCGTCACCTCTATTGGCCCCTTGACCACAATCGTTTCAAACCCCTCCGGCTTCTCCGCATTAGGTATCCGATTACCGTTCATGTCGTGGACGTAGATCAGAGCTTCATTGAGGCAGTCGTCACACCAGATCACATCTGTAAGCACCGATCCACGCAACTTGACGGAAAAGTTCTTGCTGTTTCTTACATGATGGAGCATCTTACCACCTCTCGCTTCCGGGGAGGGCCAACTGCATGGACTTGCCGGTCTCGCCCAGTTCGACGCGGGATGGCCCTGCGACGAATCTTACTTGGGTAGCAATTCCGTTAGCCAGCAACCGCCTACCCCGAGCCAGGGCTTCCTCGGCACAGTCGTAAAGGATGGGCTCGGTCTCTCCAGCACTATAGCAGTGCCAGTGGCCCTTGCGCTTGCGATAGATCACCAGGTAATGACTGAGGTCAAATAGCTTTCGAGGCATCGCGTTCCCTCCAATCTGTAGTATACGTCGCCAGGCGCCGACTTGTTAACCGGGCAAGAAAGAAGTTTTTGACCTGCAGATGGGCGCTTGGTTGGCCATAATACGAGAGGTCGAACCCAAGAATGTAATTACGGTAATAATAGTGTGATAGGGAGGGTTGCAATGGGTTACACACGAACTGAAAAGAAGGAAGAAGCCAAACGCACGGCAAACAAACTCCTGATCCGCTCGCGGGTGGAGTATGTCGTCGACTCGGAACGGGTCGATCAGGGATTGCGCCTGATCTTACGTCGCGTGATGGGAGAACCCGATGAGCCGCAACCGCTTCCGAGACCCGGAGAAGACCCTTGCCCGGTACGACGAACAAGATAGTCAAAAACACCGACCCCTTGCTGGGCGCATTGCCGCTCTCTACGAGCGGGTCTCCGGTGATCGCCAGGCCAAAGAAGCCAGCATCGAAACTCAAGATTCCTACCTCCGGCAATACTGTCAACACCACGACATCTTCATCTATGACACCTATAAGGACGATCCCGCCAAGAGCGAGGTCCCAATGGCCGAGCGTGCTGAAGGCCACCGACTGATCGAGGATGCCAAGAGAGACTGTTTCGATCTGGTCTTGGTCCACAGTATTTGCCGCTGGAGTCGCTACCCCGATGTCTACAAACAGGCACAGGGAACGATGCACAAACTGGGCATCGATCTCGACTGCCCCTCCGAGCATCTCTCCTGGGATTCCCCCGGTGAATCCTTCGCCTCCGATGTCCGACTGCGAAGCAGTCAGTTGGTCCGCGATATCATCGACAAGGCTACCAGCGACGGGAAGTATACTTGGGCCGCAAAGGGAGCCGCTCTCGGAGCTGCGCCCCACTATGGCTATCTTCCCATCCCTGCCCCCGAGTGGGGGAAGAATCGAAAGCGGCTCGTTATCGATGAGCAAGAAGCGGCTATCATCCGGCGGATCTTCGATCTCCTTGTTCGTCAGCGACTGAGCTGCCGGCAGATTGCGGCTCTCTTCAACCAAGAAGGCGTCCCTTTGCCCAGCGCGTCTCCGAAATGGGATGGCTTCCGCAATCATGTTTCCGCACGAAAATGCCAGGGCCGCTGGTCGGCCTCTCGCGTCAGCCAGATTGTCCGCGACCGACTGTTTCTCGGGCAGTGTCTCTACGGAGGAACAGACCAGCGCCGCCCAGTTCTCCGTTTGGTCCCGGCAATCATCGATGCCGAGACGTTCGCGCTGGCGCAACTGCGTTTAGCGGAGAATTCAAAACGCTCCAGTCGCAACTCCAAGCGGTGCTATCTGCTTTCCGGCAAACTGCGCTGTGCCACCTGCAACGCGGCTTATACCGGCGTCACCGAGAACAATGGGACCAAGGCCAAGGCGCGCGGATGGACGCCGCGCCCCATCTACCGTTGCCAAGGATACCAGCGTAAGTTCGATGGCCAAGACACCCAGTGTCCCTTCTATCGCTTGCCTGCAGTTGCGCTCGAAGACGATCTGTGGGAAACCCTCGTGAACTACCTCGAACATTACGAGGATCGTCTCACCGAACTGCGCGATGAATGGCGCAACGATAGTCAGTCCAGAGGCCGCGCTGCCTGTCAGCGAGACGAACTCTTCCGGCGCCAGCGACGACTTGAAGAGGAAGAGACGGACGCTCTCCGGGGCAAGAGCCGCCTCGGCTTCGACCTGACCCGCGAGCAAGCCCGACAGATCCTGGATACGGTTCGGGAGGAGAAGAAGCAACTAGACATTAAAATCTCTGAACTGGATGCGCTGTTGCTTCATCTCGACCAGCGGCAAGCCCATGTGGAAACTGCCGAGGAGTACATCGAACGATACCGGGCGAACATTCGCGAGGTGCTTGACCCCAAGATGCGCCAGGAGATCGTCGCGGTGTTCCTCGAATCTGCGCTTGTCAAACCGGGTCCTTCTGGCGAGTGTCTGGTTACTTACCGGTTCTACACGCACGAGGCACTCTCCGAGCACACATCAATAGCGAAAGCAGGGTCAAGACCTCGCTTTATCAATTGGTGTGTGGAAGTGGTGCGCATATTGCTCTACGGTAGACAAAGGACCAAGGGATGAAACCTCAAAAAGTGACGATCCTACACCCATGCGGTCATTCAGTCGAGCATCGCTCATCTTGTCCAAGTGCGTTTGCAGCAAGACAGCAGGAGCGCCCTTGCTTGGCATGTCGGCGGAAACAAGAACGAGCCCAAGGGAGGATAGCCAGGAAGCGCATGGAGCGTTCGTCTCTGTATCTATGTTTAAGGATGGTAGCTCTTTGTCACCCGGCGAAGAAGGAAGTCCAACTGGAGGAGTTGCCGCCCTCACATCAGCGTTATGTTCGGATGTTCGAACGAAAGTACCGGGACTACTTCGGGAGGGATGCCTAGCGACCCCGCTCTGATTGGGTCCTTCTCAACTGTGAAGCAACATGGTATACTACTTCGCGCGTATACCCTCGGCTCATTGCAGTCGTAGGGCCTCCTAGTGGCCTCCGGTCTTCACCGGGGGCCTTTTCTTCAACTATTCGAAGCAGCCTTCTCTTTGCTTGGCATGCTCGTCTACGGTATACTAACGTCGTGCGATTGAAAAGTTGAACCTAAAAGCAACCACCGAGATAGAGGTCTGTCAGGAGGAGTGTCTTGCCGGCAAACTGTCCAGCTCGCCCGGAGGAGCTGATCACCGTAGCCCAAGCAGCTAGGCTTAAAGGTTGCAGCACCCGAGCGATCTACGACGCTATCCGAACCGGAAAACTCAGGCCCTGGAAAGACGAGCCCGTCCTACTGCGGAAGGTTGACGTGTTAGCTTGGACGCCGACCAAGCCGACAGGGCCTCGGTAAGGCAAGGCGCCGGAACTAACTGGCGCCTTGCTCTACCAGATCGATGGTTCCTCGTTTTCCTCGCACCCACCGCTCCAACGCCGAGAGAGATTGCCCCTGCGACCAAGCAAGGATCGGCGCAGTCTTGATGATCGTTCCCTGATCTACCACAACACCCGCGCAGAGATGTGGGAGGACCACCCGATAGAGTTGCGGCTCAGACGGCAACGGCTGCCTGACGCTTCTGTTTCGATTCCCTCACCCTCTTGCCAATCTCCTGCCGGTTCTGCAACCCCTCGGGAGTATCGGGATCAAACCGCCGCTGCTGCGCCAAGCTTTTCGCCTGGCGTGTTTCCTCGCTATCGCGCGAACCGGCGGGACGACCCCGCTGTCGGGTTGGCTCGGTGACAAAACTGCTGATTCGTATCGCTACCGGAATGGAACACCCTCGCATTGACAGCATCTCCAGCGCCGGCAGCACTTCAAGCGCCTCGCTGGAGGTTAGATCGATGATCGTGTGATTGTTTTCCATCTTCTTTCCCTTTGACCGTGGGGGGGCTTTACGCCCGCCTAACTACTCTTGTGCAATATGTGTGCCAAAGCGCTACGCGGAAGGCTTTGTCGTCTGCCGCAAGAGATTATGGCGAGTGAAGAGATGGACTGAAGGTTAAATTATTTGAAGCAACGAGGTGCCGAAAAGTATCGGTAAGCTATTGCTCGGTCGTCTAAAGATCGGGGCCGAACAACTGCACAGGGCCGCGTGTAGTGGTATTGAACTCCCAAGCCGCCACCGGGTTCAGCCCGTCCATCACCCTAACCTCGACGGCGGCGCCACTCAAGATCAGGGCTCGCCCCTTGTGATTTGCCTCGTAAGAATCCAGTTCTTTCCGGCCGCTCAACAGACACCGGTACTGAATCCATTCCCCTTCTGGCTTCTCGCGGTAGTAGACCTGGGCCATCGATGCTCCTTATGGGGAGGGGTGTTCATCGGTGTTTGGCACGTTTTGTGCAATAACCCAAAAAATAGGCAAAAAAGACCTAAAGATACTTGAGTTGACGACCGATAACTTGTTGGGAAACGTGAGTAGGAGCCTCCCGCGAGGGGGGGGCATTGATAGGTTCGGAGAAACAGATGGGTCTCACGGAGACGGAACGGGAAACACTGGTTGGGATCTACCGCCGCGACGTGAGCTACTGGGAGTGGCCCTACTGGGTCGGCTGCGCGGTGAAACAGGGGCGAGTGAGTATGGGCCTCGCGTATGTGCTGCTGCGCTACCGCCCGCAAGCGGGAATGCCACGACTGCGGAAAGAGATGAACGAACTGTACTGGCAATGCCTGGTTGACCGGGCAGATGAGTACGAAATGCGGATCGAGCAGGATCAGGGAAAACTGTTCCTGGTCTCGGATCGGCCGAGCGATGAGGTGTTGGAAGAAGAGTTGACAGAAGAACTTTGTTGCACTGAGTGACGACCAATTGGAGGGATACAATGAACTCGCAGGTCCTCTGGGGCGATTGAGGAGGAGCGAGGGCGTTGAGCAGAAAGAGGGCACCCAACGAGGTGCCCTTTTCCTTTTCAGGAATAGCGGGCTCGCTGATCCTGAAGAACCTGAAGGGCAACGGAAAAGGATTTCCCGAAGAAAGGCAAGAAGTGACGTGTCTCGGGATAGAAGATGAGCATCGGAATGCCGACCGAGCCGCGATAACCGCCCAGGCCCTGCGCATAGTCATCCATCCTCAAGTATGATCCACAGCGCAAGAAAACAACGTCGCCAAGCGGTTTGCTAACCATCTGCATGTCGTTGTAGTGCTTATCCCCCATCACAATAGCGTCAGCGTCAGGCCATAACTGCTGATGGATCATGCGCTGTGCGTTGGTTGTGTTGACGGAGCTTTCGTTTTTGAACTTGTGACGGAGGCCCAGCTTGTATTTTTGATGGCCCACCAGAATATGGACGAGCGCCCCATGCCAAAAATAGGGAACGTTGAGATCAGTCGCCCAACGTTTGGTAAGAGTGATCCCCGATGCCTGCTTGCTATTCTCCTCGTGGTTCCCGGTGACCAGGCCGAGCAGCTTAGACTGAACCTTTTTCAGCAGATAGAGAGCGCACTCTTCTTGCTCTTCGGGACTGGGGAGAACACAATCATGCAACCCTTGGGGGTGCTTTCGCTGGTTCAGATTCTGAATGAGGTCCCCCATCGCGAAGCAATAAAGCCCCTCCGTGTCCTGGATGGTCTGCGTATCCTTCAAGAGCTGCCGCATCAGGACACCTTTAGCCCCGATCTGCCAATCTCCGGTAAAACAGATCCCGATGGGCTTGCTCTCCTTGGAAAAATCGACAGTCGCCTGCGTCTGTCCGGCAAAAGCCGCCTCTGCTCTCTCCACCTGCTGCATCGCCAGATCGTAGAGTTCCAACACATCCTCGTCGGAGCCAATGCGCCGATCTGGGAACCGGGCGCCCTCTTCGGGCTGTTGTGGCGGCTGCAATGGGGGGGTGGCTTCTTTGGGTGAATGAAGGCAGTAATAGTTGCGGATTGCGGAGGGAGATAGGTAGACCTGGAACCGCTCGTAGATGGCCGAGGCCAGTTCTCCCGAGGTGGTGCGGGGGTAGTGCTGGAGCACGAAGGAGCCAATCTCGGGGTGTGAGGACCATTGAAACGGTTTAGACAAGGCTAATCCTCCGAAGCCTCTCCATCCAAAGACCCATAGACAGCGTGAGTGTAGATGGCTGGCGGTGGGCTGGTAGGTGGGGCTGCAAGGATTATACACCTCGGAAGCCAAGTTTGGCAGATTCTTTGGCCTCTTTCTTGCATTGATGCCCAAGGAGGGCTAAAATGAAGGTGAAAACGCGCCCAGTACACCTGCGCCGAGGTTTAGGGCTAACCTGGACCTATTGCGGCCGGCGGGTGCAGCGGGTTGTCTGCGCCGAGCGGCGAGAAGATGTTACCTGCCAACGATGTCTCGCAAGACTGAGGCAGATTGAGAAGGATGCAAACCGGTGAAACTTACATTGGTGGTCGGAACTGACAACGTTGGATCGGATGTCGAAGAAGTCATAGAAGTTTCAGAAGAAGAACTCGCCGGACTAGATCAGACGGCAAAGGAAAGATTGTTTCAAAAATACCTGGAAGAATGGGTATGGGAGCATATCGACGCCTGGTATGAGGTAGTGGAGGATGAGTGAATTGAAACCAGGCGACCGGGTGAAAGCCCTTGGCCCCGGCCCCTATAAAGGGAAGAAGGGGACATTGCGAGAGGTGAAAATGAGCGTAGTTCAGTTCTGGGTTGAGTTGGACCTTGACTACGGGGGAATTCTTACGGAGTTTCGAGAAGGCGATCTGGTGAAATGCTCATGAATGACGATCTGGGGCGCCGCGCCTCAAGCGGCCCCGGTCTTAGAAATCGATGCCTGATTACGGGGCAGCCTTTGATTTGTAGTCGCTGCGGCGGATCTTTGGCCGGAAGCGGAGAGTGTTTGCAGGACGAGTGTCCCGGTAATGCCTGGAAGCCCTTGGGTTCGCGGCATCGCTGGTGGATAGAGGAGGATTGGCGATGATTGCTTTCGAAGATGCGCCTCCAGGTTGGGACCAGGTAACATGGTCAGCAAGACCCAATCGGTGCAGTGAGTGTGGCAATTTGTTCGAGATAGGCTGGCGCCAGGCAAAGGGGAAGCGGGAATTCAAATGTGATGACTGTATTATCGGAGCTATGCCGAAGTCGCCGATGGAAGAATATAAGCAAAAAAAGGATTTGGTGCGCCAGGTGAGGCGAGAAGCGCCGGCCTCGGGATCGCGGCGAAGGAGGAAGAATGGCTGAGAATGCATGTCATGGCGGCTGTCAGCAGGTGATCTGCATCTGTCCTGGCCTCTGCTTGGAGTGCTATCAGGTTACGAACGAGCCTCGGAAGGCGTGGAAGCCCCCGGATCGGCCGGGGCTTTTCTTTGGTCCAATTGCGATTTTCGAGGAGTGCTGGCAGAAGAAAGTAGGATCGGATGAAGAAGAGCCAAAGCCCGCTGGATAGGACAAAATGGCTTAACCTGTAAGTTTCGACGGTCTGGTGTCACTTGGGTAAGGGGTGGGTCAAAAGGCTCGTAGAATGGCATATATAGAATTGAGGTTGGTATGAATGCTGACATAATTAGATTGGTCCTCGATGCGGTGGTCGAGCGCCATGGTAGTCTGGAAGGGGCGAAGTTCGTAGCGTTCAACACTAAGTTGGACAAGAACGACAACGCGCTGGTGTTCGTCAGTTGGAGCATGGGTTCAGAACGGCAGTGCTTGCGGTATCTGGTTCTGAAGGATCAGACAGTGATGCGAGTTCCGCCGAAGAAGGAGCTGAAGAACCCTGATTGGGTCAACGCATGGAAATCAGGCGATCAAGGCTAACCTCATGCGCACATGCATGTCACCTGAAGCGGAAAAAAGACACTAATGCCGTGGGAATCGAGATGCACCTGTTTTTTGTGGTTAAACGCAATCAGAAATGAAAGGGTTAGGCACGGTCGATGGTTGCGTATGAGAACAAAAGTGCCAAAATAGCTCAAAACAGGGGACATGAGGGAAAAACGCGGTTTTGTGGTTATCTACAACTATCGATTAGTGCCTGTGATAGGCACGTCGCAATAGTTGTATGGCAGCAGTAAAACCGTGTTTTACTGAATCCCCTGTTTCTCCGTCTTTTCACCCCTATTACGTCTGTCTTTACATCTCGTAGTAAAAGTGTTATGTCATACAATATCATCACAATATCGGTTTGGCGCCTTTAATAGTTAGTTTTTTCAGGCGTGAGGAGGATTGTATACGGGTGTCACAGGAGTGGCATTGATTGCAGATAGGGACAAAAACGAGGTTCTATTTTTTATTTTGGGGATAGGTGCGTTTTCGCTATCAGGTGACATGCATGTGTGCGCGTAACATTATAGCGAAAAATACGCCTAACAAAATGAGCCCCGGCGACGTATACTGAGAGTAGGAGGAACTATGCTGGATATACTAGAGTTGGCGGAGATCGAGGGCCGGGTGACCGCGCTTCCGGCGGGAGCATGGTTCGTGGGGCGGGACCCTGATCACACTTATTGGGTGCAGCGGGTGGTGAACTACGAACGGATTGCCAAAATCTATGCGCATGATGGTGCCGACAAAGCGGCAAGCGTTGCGGAGTTCATCGCTGCCTCGCGAACGGATGTGCCCCGGTTGGTGGAGGAGGTGTGTCGCCTCAACCGGATTGTTGAGGAAGATGAGATTACCATTGCTGCGATCCACCAACAGAGGGATGATTGGCAAAAGTGCTGGGAGGAAGAAGCTGCAGAACGGGCGCAGTTGGCAGGAAGGGTTGAGCGGGATAACCAGCGCATCATCCAGTTGCTGGAGGAGAGCCTGGAGCTGCGCCGACAACTGATGGAGGCCAAAGCGTGATTGCGGCGATCTCGATTTCCCTTGCAGTTGGCACGGCGCTGTGGGTGCTGTGGGCGGCGGCGATATTCCTGCTCTACCGGATGGGCGAGCGAGTGGCGGCGCTGCAGAAACAGGTCAACGAGGTGCAGGGGCAGGTGAATGCGGCGCTTACATCGGCGCAGGGAGGGCACCAGTTGGCTGAAAGGGCGTTGGAACTGGTGTCGAAGAGGAAGGAAGTGGACTTTGAGTGAGAGGGCGGTGTGGTGCGACGACTGTGATTGTATTCACCGATATGCGTTCTGTCATGCCTGTGGCGATTGGGTAAATATTCATCAGTGTGTGACCGTCTACAATCGATATCCTTGGTATCTGTTCTGGCGCCGCAAAACAATGACCTTGTGCGGGGAGTGCGTGGATCAGATGCGGGAGAATCTGCGGGCGCATGCGACGATGGTTTCGGAGGAATGGTGGGCGGATGAGAGTGAGTGAAGATAAGAATGGAGTTGGTTGGATGGGGTGGGATGAACCTGAGGGCCACCGAAGTTACGTGCGCTGCGGTAAATGTGGTCAAGGCGCGCGGGGATCGGCTAATTATTGTGCAAACTGCGGGGATAGATTGCGCTTTTCCTGCAGTAGCTGCGATCAGATTTTGCCCGAGAAAAGATCCTGCCGGCATTGTGGGTCCGAGATTTTTAAGACGGGCTTGATGGGGGCTAAATGTTCGACTTGCGGGAAGGGTCAATAGTATGGTTTCCGATGGAAATGTCACGTTGGGACGATAAGAAGTGGATTGAATGGTGTTCGGATACGTACTGGCGATTGGTAGATGAGGGCACAACAATACCCAGTTTTAACTGGAAGCACCATCGGTGGTTACGGACCCAAAAGCGGCGGATGGAGTATCGGGGGAAGGTGAGGAGGAAGAAAAGGCGATGAGAGAGCGATTGCGAGAGACGTGTTGTAGTGTATGCTGGCGGTTTTTCCCTGCGCGAGAGCAGAAGACGCTGTGGAGGGAGAATTTTATTGAATATCCGCTGACAGTGTGTCCCTCATGCTATGTTGCGAAGACACCAGGGGATCTGGAGAGGCCGATGGATAAGATAGTAGGGGGATCGTAGCGGGTTTGGAAGGTGGATGGGGCTTTGATAAGGGAGGGGGCGAATTGGGTCAGGATAAGGCGGCAGAACAATTGGATAGAAAAGTCCGGCAGCCAGATATCAATGCTCGGTACCGGGAGATCGAAAAGTCGGTAAATGTCAGTGTGCTGGATGTGGCCAAAGCGCGGTGCAGTGGGTGTCGCGGAAAGAGCGGGGGTGATGAAGGACTAGTCTACTACGTTCACTGTTTCAGGGAAGAGAATCGGCCGATTCGGGCGTTGTGCAAGAAGTGTGTGGTGGAAATGGCTGGTGGGGTGGAAAAGGTCTATGTCAGAGAGGCGATTGGGCCGTTCTTGCGGAAGTTTTGGGAGAAAGATCGGCGGGAGAAGAAGCGGAACGTGACTTTATCAGGGGTGCAGATTGAAGCGATGCAGAGGGGGAGAAAGAATGCAGCCCGAGAAGAGAGCGCTCTGTGAGGCCCTAAAGGAGATGGCCTGCGCCGCTACTGCGCTTGCAGCAGCCATCGCGCAGCGAGATACGAAGTGGAGCGAGCGACTGCGGGCGGAGAGTTGGCAGGCGCTGAATGAGGCGATGGATAAGGTGACTTGTTTGAGTGGAGTTCCACGATGAGTGATGTAGTGTTGCATTTCAAAGATGAAACTTCGCAAGAATGTAAGAGCGTGTGCCATGCAATTGCCTTTTCAATGTTCTATGACGAGGAAAAGATTGTCGACCGGATTGAACTGAAGGGCGAGCGGGTGTTTCCCGAGGGAGTGAAACCAGAGTACTGGCCACGTTATTGGGATCAGTGGGCAACGGCGGGGATGGGGCAGGGATTGGGTCGGAGCAAGTTTTTGCAGGAGAAGAAACGGATGATGGAACAGTATGCGCGGACGGAAGAGGAGGAATTGGCGGCGCTGGATGCCAGTATCGCGGAGCTTGAGGGACGGAAGCAGACGCCGGTCAATCGGAAAAGCTCGCTCATCATCTCGGCGCTTATGACTTCTTCCTCGATTGAGGAGGCGGCGGCGAAGGCGAAGGTGTCGGGAAAAACCGTGAGCACGCTGTTGCGGGACCCGGATTTCCAGCGGGAATATTATGCGGCACAGAAGATGACGACGGCGCACGTCGTGATCTATCTCAAGAATATGTTTGGGGATGTGGTGCAGCGGCTTTATGAGATCCTGTGCAATGAAAGCCATGCGGTGAGTGCTCGGGTGCAGGCGGCAGGGTTGCTGATGCGGTATTCGTTTGAGATGATTCAGCGGGACGTGGACGAAAAATTCAAAGAGGAAATCCGCTACTTTATAGCTGAGATCAAGGCGCGCCAGCTAGGTCAGGGTCAGGTTCCTACAATGAAATTAATGGCGCTGGCGGAGGCGGGCGATGAAGAGGCGGAGTTCTATGGGGAAGCGATGGTAGCGGAGGTGGATAGTAGCGAAGGGATAGGTGGAGGGGTGGGCAGTTGAAGCTCACGCTGAATGATCTGGATGTGAGTAAGCCGTCCGATGTTTTGGGGGTGCTGCAGGCGGAAAAGAAGCGTAAAGATTTATTGCGGGAGTTGAAGCTGGAGTTGCAGGCTGCTTCGACAACGGATTTTTCTGACTTTCAGAAGACAGGTCTCAGGATTTTCAAGCGGCCGGATATATTTGCCAGGGAATATGTCAGGTGGCCAGAGGGAGAGAAGCTTACTGCCTATCAGGAGGAGCTTCTACTCGCTATTCCCACCAAAGAGCGTATCGCGGTGCGGGGGCCGCGCGGGCTCGGAAAGTCCTGTCTCGCCGCCCTGGCAGTGCTCTGGTTCTGCCTGAGTCGTGAGAGTCTGGGGGTCGATTACAAGTGTATTATTACAGCCGGTTCAGCAAATCAGCTTCGTAGGTACCTTTTCCCGGAGATACGCAAGTGGGCACTTCGCCTCGATTTCGATAAGATCGGCAGGCCAAAGTTCTGCGAACGGAGCGAGCTGCTCAAAGATGCACTACAGATGTCACACGGCGAGGCGTTTTGCGTGAGTCCCGATCAGCCGTCCTTGCTGGAAGGGCTTCATGCCTCCGAAGTGCTGGTCGTGATCGATGAGGCAAAGACGGTGTGTGACGAGATATTTCACAGCGTTGAGGGCTTCTTCTCATCGGCGGGAAAAGACAGCGGCAAACATGCCTTCGCCATTGCGATTTCAACACCATCAATCCCAGTGGGAATGTTCTATCGGCTGCACAGGCGAGAGCCTGGATTGACCCACTGGCACGCGAGGCATGTCAAATTGGATGAGGCCCTGGCCGCAGGGACGATTACCCAGGAGTATGTTGATCGGCTGGCGGCGCAGTTTGGCAAGGATTCGTCCTTCTTCCAGCAGCAGGTGCTGGGCGAATTTGCGGCAGATGATGACAGCGGAATTATCTCCTTAGATTGGATACTAAGGGCGTGTGATCGATACGAAGAGGAATTAGAGAATGCTTGATAACCAAAGTGGGCAGTCATCTCTTACCGTTTCCGAAGCCTCTGACCTGAAGATGATCGAGCCCTCCCTGATCCTGCGGGCCATCAAGACGGGGCGGCTTCCTGCAGTCGAGGAGGCATACGGTAAACGGAAACGCTATCGGATCGATTCGGATGACCTGGAGCGGTGGGTTGAGTGGCGGAAAGGCTGATGGCTTCCTGGACTGCAGTGAGCGATAAAGCTATCTGGCGCATTCATTTACACCTAGGATTTTATCGCGTGTTCGTGGGCGCAAACCTATTTGTCAGTGGGCGACAATGGACCTTCAACCTTGGCGTCCCCGGAGTTCATCTACAGTTTCTCTGGTGTAGGAAATAATGCTTGCCTTTTGGCATTGGTGGATTGGTCCTTGGGCGTATGAACCTGTGTGGTTGCATATGTTTGGTCTTTGGGGCATGTTCAAATTGGGGCAGATTACGGGTAGGTGCGGGAGGTGACGCGATGTTGGTTTACGGCATTCAAATCGAGCCCGTTAAGGGCTGGGTCGAGCAGTTCGAGCATCCCGAGGGCGGAGCGGTCGTATTCATGAGCGCTCGGGATGCTCTGATGGTGGCGCAAACGCTTTACGATCTGCTGAAGGTCCCGGTGACGGTTTACTGGGCAGAAGCGGATCGGAATGATTTCGCCTGGAAAGGGAATGTTCTGGATTTGCGTGAGTATGTGTCGCTGGAGCAGGAGAGGCCGAAGGGTTAGTCATCTCCAACCGTAGTGGGCAATATCCCAAAAACCAAGGCCAACAAGTGATAGATTGGCAAGGATCAGAGACCATACCACGATACAGAAGCAGACCCAGTGGTGGCGGGCGGCAGCGTGAATGCCGAGCTTCATGGTTTCCCATAGCCATTGGAGTGATTTCATGCCACAACCTCTTCCGTTCGGGTCACTTTCAACAGGCGATATTTGTCGTGGCCTTTTTCCGAACGCAGTTCTTCGAGTTTTGCAAGAGCCGGTTTCAAGTCGAAATATAGGAATACAGTACCATCCCAAATTTCGTGTTCCTTATCATCCCACCTCGTCTCGATGATGTATTTTACCATGTGATTTCCTCCAGTCGGGCGATGAGCCGATCTCCGGCCTCGCGGTCTTCCACTGTCAATGCGGCTTCTTCTTCTTCTTCGAATGTCAGACACGCCTTCAGATAAGCGCGGATGACGCGAAGTTCCTGAGGCGTTAGGGAGAGGGTGATGCTTTGGTCTTTTTGCGCCCCCCTCGCCTCCGGTTCAAGCGGTCGATCTCTTGTTGAAATAATTGGCGATGGCAGGTCTCGCACAGCCATTGGGATGGTTTGTTCGGATGTCTGACCTGCCATGTCGCTGGTTGGCCGCACGGGCAGTCTCGTTGGTTGGACATTTTTCTCCTTGTTCTTCGATCCTTTGGGACGGCCCCGCCGTTTGGGAGTGGGCTCGGGTGTTTCTTCGACCGACGTGGGCACTACGCTGATAGCCTGGCCGATGGCGCGCTGCGTGGCCATATCCTGCAGTTGGCGCAGCTCCTCCTCCAAGTAGGCGGGAAACCGAGCGTTCTTGCGCAGGCTGGATTTCTGCTGCAGTAAGTCGATGCGGCGGGTGTTCAGGATTTCCCAGTTCACTTGCTCTCGTTCCCGGTCGTGATTGGGATATTCCGCTGCCACTCCTTCCATGCGCAGTGATGGAAGGGGAACGGATAGTTTGGCAATATTAGGACTTGCGTTGCTGGGCAGCCGCAGCGGCAGCGTTGCCTTTGGCTTGTTCTTGGAGCCCTTGGGGCGACCGCGCCGAGGTGATTGATGCAGCGGCGATTCCTCGGGCTCTGAAGGGATGGGGGGCCTTCGGTCGCGGGAGTGGGTTGGAGCCCCAGGTTAAGCGGCACAGTCATATCAGACGGCTCGATAGTCTGGTGGATTCGGTCGGCGAACATGGTTGTGGCATCCAGCAGCGAGTACGGGCCGCGAACGAGGATCTCCTCGCCCCATGAGATGATGGTCTGGCCTAAATAGGGTCGGTGTAATAGGTAGGCTCGTCTGCGGTGGGCAGGGATGGCGATTTCCCACAGTTCGTATTCTTCGTTGAGGTTGAGAAGGTCCTGGATTTCCTCCAGCAATGGGTTCGCGCCCATGTCGACTGGATTGGTGGGACGCAGAGTGAGGCCGGCGACTTCCATTGGTTCACTTGGGTATTGTTCTTCCATTAGTATCACCACCTATCAGGCTTGGTCCGAAAGTATTCCGCTCGTAAATCTTCAGCGCTCTCCAGCATCGCTAGGCGCGTTTCGAGTTCGTCAAGTTTAGAACTCAAGTGGGCAATCGTTTCGTCGGCCGCTTGGGCGCGATCCTCGCTTTTCTGCAGTCGGTCGTTCAGCCGGGCGATGGCGGAGCGTGTTGCTATCGCTTCAAGAAGACGTTCGTCGGACATTAGAGTTCTTCCTCCTCCTCAAACCCATCAAAGATACCCTGCTTATATTTTTCGGGATATTGCCGTATCCAGTCTGCCGTTGCGTCAAAGCCTAGTTCTCCGGCAATATCGGCGACGCGAGTTCGAACGAACATGTTGGTGAGGCCGGATTCTCGGACGGCGTTTAAACCTTCCAGGACTTCGGCTGTTACTTGGATGGGCATTATTCTACCTCCTCAATTTGACATTCGTGGGTGTATATTGCCATTAGTCGTTTTCTCCCGTAAACTGGCCGCAGAGTGGGCAGTGTTTTTCGCGTCGTATTAGTTCTTCGACAATGTTGCTGGCGAGATAGCAGCTTTCCTTTTGCCAAGTGTCGCCTGTTTGGGGACACCAATCACCAAGCAACGTATCAATGGCGTCAAGCAGATCGAGCTTTGATGCTTTCTCAATGTCGTGTCGACTGGTTATTTTCATTGTTCTTCTCCTTCTTGACTTCCTGCAATCTTCGTGCCATGCCTTTCAAACCAATCGAGCAACATGAGCCTTACCTGGCCATTGATGCTCCGGTCACCTTTTTGGGCTTGCAGACGTATCTGATTGGCCAGCCAGCCGGGGAACTGGATGCTGATTGTCACTCTCTCGGCATCATCATAAGGCATGGCAGGGTCGCGCGTTCTCCTGCCTCTAGGATTGATGGAAGGGCGCGGCTCCGGCGGGTCAAGAAGATTCCTAAGTTCTTTTGGAAGGGTTGGGTATTTCATTTGGTTGCCTCTTTGTCTGTAGTGGGCAGTTCGCTGGCGTTGTGTGGGTTGCACTGGGGACAGATCCAGCCTTTTCGAGTATGCTGCCAGCCTATCTCGCGCGCTTCCTCTGCGGCCATCTTGTCCGTAGGGGAAAGGAGTTCGTAATGTTCTAAACAATCATCACAAGAGATGCTTCTGGTAATTTGAATGTGATAGGCCATTGGGGTACCCCTTATAGAGTGGGCAGTGTTTAACTGCGTAGTTCCTTTTTCTGTGTAGTGGGCGGATACTTCGCCGCGTATTGCTCGGCCGTGATGTGCTGCTCGATCTCGGCATAGGGAATGCGCGGCTTGTAGTCAGACAGGTTGGGCGTCAGACACTGGCCGGTTACGGATTGGGCGTTGACACGAAGAACTTGGTAAAAATGACGGTCGCTCATGATGTAGTCGCCCTTCTTGATGGCGGCTTTCTTCCAGGCGTCCGCTTCCGAGATACCTTTGGTGATGGTGCCGGCACCGGCCGCTTCGATCTGCTGGCGCCAGTAGTCGGCCTTTTCCTGGTATTCGGCGACGAGATTGGTATAACGAAGAATGGCTGCCTGGCGTTTCTCGTCGCCCCATTGAGGGTGAATGGAAGGGGCGATGGATGGATTGTATTCTGGATTGCTCACGCGGTCAAGGTGACGCTGGCAGACGCGCCGTTCCGCTTCCGCTTCCTTCAGTCGGCGGTGCATGAAGGCAACGTCTTTATCTTCAGCTTTGAAGGAGGAGGAGAGGGCTCGGCCTCGGTAATATTTTGCTTTGTCTGCTTCTTCGACGGCTGATCGTAAGGCATTGTCCGCCTTTTCGAGCGTCCTTCTGTGCTTTCTTTCAGAATAATGTCCGACGAGAATTGGTTGACCAAATGGGATTGGGTCAAGAATGGCGCGAAATCTGTCGTGGGCAGCTTCCGAGCGGGCGCTAGCGTTCTCGGAATAGGTGCGGTATCTATCAGTCCGCTTGGCTGATCGAGCTTTCGCGCTGTCGACTCGATCTGCAAAGGTTGTCTTACCGTAGTGGGCAATGGCTTCGAGGAGTTCCTCGGTCGGGTCGTGCCAGAAGGAGAAAGCGCCGCGCCATTTCTTGGCACCGAGCGCATAGAGCGCATCTTCGTATCCTGCAGTCGTGCCGGTGACGTTCCATACGGGCCGAGCCGCCTTGCCGGGTTTGCTTGGCGTGGTCATTGCTTCGGTAACAGTAAGGCCGTAGTCGGATAGGGTAGCCATTGGATTGCCTCCTAACGGTTATAGTTGTGTTTGATTGGTGTGTTTGATGGACTTGATTTTACTTTGTTGGCTGCGGCAGGAGAATCCTCTCCGTTTCGGGATCACGTGTTTCGGCAATCATCTTCAATCCCTTTCCTTCACCTAGAGGAAGGTATTCCTGCTTCCATATTTCCCCCTCCGGTGTCACGCGCCAACAGCTTGTCGTGGGTGATTTCTCGCAGTAGGTGTGGAAGTCAGTGCCAATGGTAACGAAGCGGTCCTTGTTGTCTCGCAGAGCGTTTGCATGGGCACGCTTGATCGTTTCCTTGAAGTCTTTGATATACATCGGTCCTTTTCTCCTGTGGGCGTTGTTCTATTCGTTCCACTGGTTAATTTGATCGTAGAACAATGTCCGACTCCTAATAGAGCTTAATACTGATGGTGCAAAGGGCGAGCAGGATGATGAACATCAGGGTGTTGAGGAACATGGGTATTCTCCTGTGAGTTATTTCGATTTCGGATAGGTGCCGAAGACTAATTGAGCATCGCGCTTCTTGTAAATGCGCTTCGATAATTCTCGTTCGGCCGTCTCTTTGGTACGAAAGGAACGGGTGACTTCTTGAGTTCCGGTCAGGTAATTCGCATACCGGATATACCAGATGCCATGGGTATTCATCCTGTATTCCTTTCTAATCGAAGTGGGCAGTCAATCGGCGATAACTTCGGCAATGCCTTTGTCTAGTGCTTCCTGTGCAGTAAGCCCCCATACAGGTTCGAATGTGTATCCATCCTCAAGGAGAATGCTTGTTCCGAAAGGTAGGAATAGCAGTGTATCGCCATTTCTGGCTTCGGTGAGAAAGGCACCTTTTATCTTCACGCGAATGCGACAAGGGGAGGTGTAACCCTGAATGTGGCCGCGTGTGGCGTTGCTGTAGTCTCCGTGTTGATCAAGGGACCCCCAGGAGTAGCCGGTGCCTTCTTCCCCCATGTATTGGCCTTTCGTGGTTACATCTTCCTCACCGATGTATTCCCCGTCTGAATTGAAAGTGTCGCCTTCGGCATAGCTTTCTACGAGTTCGAAGTCGCTATACTCAAATATACGAGCGATCAGTCGGCAGCCATTTCCCATGGCGAACTGGCGAGCTTCTGCTATGTCCTGGGTTGTGTAATCGGATACGGAATTGCCTTCTTTATCCTCAAAGGCGTAGACTTCGATGCTCATTCGGTTTCCTCCTCGGCATAGGTCTCATCTGTCAGGAAGGAGTCGAAACTGTCTTCTTCGACGATGGCTTTTGCGTCGCCTTCATGCACCATAGCGATGGCATCTTCTGCGAATTCTGCTTCGACGCGATACATAACCTCATGGAGTTCCTTGGCGTGGACGTAAAAGACTGGCATTGTTGTTTCCTCGTTGTATAGGGTTGTTAGGGCTTGTTAGGGGTCAGGTATACCAAGAGTGGGCAAGATTGTTAGGGGTTTGATCCCCAGTTCGGCGCGTAGTCGGTCCTTCTCCCGTGCGTAGGCATCCTCGGTGCCTGCTTGCGAGATAGAGTAGTATTCGGCGATCTTGTTCTTAAGGAAGTGATAGCCTGTTGCTGTCGGTCCTTCAAGGTAGATGTTTAGGTAAACACGCAGGTTTTCGGCCATTTCTTCGAGTTCGTTGGTTTCATCTGACGTGGGCAGCATTTATCCCTCCTTTGCAGTAGCGATCCACTCTTCAGCTATCTGCAACCAGTCTACACGCCCTAACGCGGCTGTTAGGAGTTCGTGGGCCAGGTAATCGTCGTCGGTTTTGCAGGCGGCTTCTCTGCAGTCAAGGGTAAGCCAGCGACCTTCTACGTATGCTTCCAGTTCGTCGGCAAGCTGGCGAGAGGCAGCGTCGTCTGTGGGGTTCTCCTCAAGGACTGTTAGGGCCAGGTCTCTGGCATCGTCATATTGTGGGCGATTGTTGGAGAGGAAGAGGGCACAGTGGAATGTGAAATAATTGGAATATCCTGAGACTTCGGTTTCTGGGGTCATTGGTTGGTTCTCCGCCTAGCGCTCGGCCAAACGCCCGGAGGGTGATTGGCGAGAGTGATAGGCAACAGTGGGCAGAGTTATTGTGCTGCATTCAACAGCGCGCAGAAGGAGAAGGGCGGATTAGGCAGTTCGATGGCATCGAGCGTTTGGATATCGAAGGGTTCGCCGGCATTGCCGAGCCGGGCGATACCTTCTTCTTCGTCCCCATAGTCGGGTAGATCTTGGTCGGCAACAAGGAATTGATCTAGTTTGTCATTGTCTACGGCTTCGTCAAAGGCATCCTGGAGGCAGGAGGCGAACACAATGGCGACAGGGAATCCATGGGCGTGGATAAGGAAAGGTCGCACATTGTGCGGATTGTATTCGCCTGCAGGGATGTAATCCGAAGGGTTGGCAACGTCGGCGTCGGAGAGGGTGAAGTCGAGATTGTTAATGGTAATAGTCGTGGTCATGATTGGCCCCCTTTGGTTGATTGGTGGCAGCAGTGGGCAGGATCTAGCGGCCATTAGCATTGAGAAGTTCGGCAATGACATGGGTTATCATGTCTGCTTCTGTGGGACTGGTTTCTCCTGCTTTTTGGATATAGATGAAGGGGATACCATTCCGGTAGATGTTCCTCCCTGGCTCGACAGTGTAGCGGAAATTTAACTTCTCGGTTGCTTCCTTGGCTGTTCGGGAGGTGAAGGGTAGAGTGACACCATTGGCAATGGAATGCCATGCCCATCGGTCGCCGAGCCAAACCTTCTTAATTTGTCCCCCTTTGACTTTTCGTGGCTCTAAGTTGTGATTGATGTTCATATTTATTCCTCGTAATTACCACAGTGGGCAGTGTTTCCCGCAGTGGGCAGTTCGCTTGTCAGTAGGTCGCGACATGCTTGGTCGGCTTCTCCGTAGTGGAGGAAGGCAGAGTCGCCTTGCATTCCACAGATGGAGGCGAGTTTGTCAACGAAGAGACGGATGATGGGGTGATTGTTGCGCCATTCGGTTCCTTCATTCAGTCGGTTGGCTTCATCGTTGACAGCCTTCACCGCTTCGAGGAAGGAGCGTGCTACTCCCGATAGGTTGCAGGCGTTCTGAACTTGGAGAGCGTCGCTGGCGGCTTGCTGTAGGTTAGTCATGGTTTAGTTCCTCCCGAAGGTTGCGACATTGGATTTCAAGTCGCATGACTTGAAATAGGAGTTCAGCCGTGTTTGTGGGCTGATTGGCGCGGATGGCTGCTTCAATTGAGTCGAGTTCGTGGCGGATGGCTGCTATATTGTCGAGTGACCATTTCTTGTAAAAGATTGCGTTAGGCATGGTTGGCTTCCTGTTGATCGGGAAGGGCGTAGAAAGATGCCCACACTGTGAGAGCAATAGAACCAAGCGAGGAGTTCGCTATCTGTTCCCTCACGTATTCGTTCCCGTCAGACGTGAGAGGGTTCTCAAGAAAAAGGTTGCAAGAGTCGCAATGTTGGGGACAGTCCGCTTCTCCCCCGCCGTTAGAGAATGGCCCTTGAGGGAAATCTTCGCTGTCGTCCATGTTCAGTGGACGAGGGTCTGAACAACGCTCTTCGGTCGCTGCGAGTCCGCAGTCCTCACAAAGTAAGGCAGATTTGTATATGTATGCATTCATGGAATTTCCTCCAGCCATTCTTCGGAGCGGATGATACGAACTTCACTGTAACGGTTTTCGGAGCGGTATCGTTCAGCTTGTGAGATAACGACCGAGCGGATATGGTCGGAATAGATGTTGTTTGTCCAACAGAGAGAGCCATGCTCCCGTACGTCTATCCTCCACCATGTTTGTTTGTCTGGTTTCCAGTTTGGGTTAGGTTTGGTCATGGTTTGTTAGGTTCCTAATGAATAATGGCTAGAGTGGGCAGATCGCTTTTGTTTGCTCTTTGACGCAGTATTCTGCTGCTTCCCTCGCTTGCTCTTCGCAGTAGGTAAGCCCATAGAAACCCCAACAGGAGTCAAGATGGTTTCCGTTGCTGTCCTCTACGGTGTAGCCGTATACCTCTCCTTGGAGAAACTGATTGTAGGTTTCGACTTCGCAACGCAGGACACCTTCGGCGGCTTGCTCCTTCTCCTCTGGCGTCATGGCAGCGTTGACGTATTCCTGTTTGACGACATGGATGGGAGCGAAGATGAAACCTACTTGTCCACTGTCCCATGGACAAGAGAAAGGTTTGGTGGAGATGGTCAAGCCACTATGGTCGTACAGGTAAAGGGGGAGAATGATGGTATCCTGTCCATGGTCGGAGCGAATGGATTCCTCTAGATCCTGCCACGAGGAGAAGTCTCCAGAGGAGTAGCCGTGTTTCTTGTCGCCAAGTTCGTACCGTTTGTGGAAGCATACCATGGTCCCTAGGTTGTCCCATTCACGAGGGGAGTCGGCGTCAGTGTCCTGTTCAATCTTGATGGTCAAGCCTTTGTATAGCATGGGTTAGTCCTCCTCGGGAGAGAGCAGCGTATCAACAATATCACAGGCAAGGGAGAAGCCGGCATCGGCCGTTACCTCGTCAACATAGAGTCGATGAGTAGGGGGCAGATCGGTTAGAGTGGGCAGATCGTAAAGACGCCGAAGGAGAGTGGGCAGGGATTCGGGAGAGACGGAACAGCGGATGCCTGTTGCTAGGACAGCTCCTTCAGGGAATCTACTGCAAGGATCTAGACGGCGCTCTATGGGTTCGTAGGTATCGGTTTCCTGGCGATAGCACGCCTCAAGATGGGAGTCGATGCCTTGATTGACAGCGGCAATGACGGCCGCAGCGTCGGAACTGACGAGTTCCATGCGGTAGGGCTTGCCTTGCATGGCCGATCTGATCTGTTCGTAAGTGACGGTGCCATGGTCGTCAATGTAGCCGATTATGTTGGTGTCGGTCATGGTCATGGTCGGTTCCTCTTTCTAGCCGTTGTCAGACGACCGATAGTAGTTTGGGCATGGCCACACCTCTGTGTTCTTTGGCAAGCGGGATATCCCTGCCCATTCTTTGGCGCGTTCCCTTGCTTGTGCCTCCCCTACTGGGGAAGAGAAGCGGAACGTCATGGCATTCTCTGATTCGGGGAAGCGAACCCACCATAAGACGCAAGTGCCGAACATAGTTGTGTCCTCCTTTCCGAGTCGTGCGGTGATCAGCCGACCTTTCGCCATGTGAGTGTTGACGCGGCCCGTGCCTCCTCCACTTCTTGACAGCGTAGAAGCTCTTCCTCGGTCGCAAGGCGGGCGACATAGGCGGTGCGGGGACCATGAGCGCCCGTGAGCATGTGGGCGCGCTTCTCGGCCGTCTCTTGGTCGTACAGATCGGGTGTGGCCATTCGGCGAATGAGCTTGCCCCCGGAGTAGAACTGCGCTTCAACGACGAAGGTCGGTTTCATCGAGTCCACCCTTCCCCGGTAGGAGCCCAATCGAGTCCGCCGGTATGGCGGCTGTTGAGAAGATGGGCCGCTAGGCGAGCGAGCCACGCGAAAGGAAAGCGGTAGATGGGACGGCCGTCGGATGGGCTGAAGACTTCATAGCGCATGTCAAGATCCTCCTCTTAGGCGCGTTAAGCGAATTGTATAGGGCGGTTTGGAGTGCAAGCTGGACAGAATCCCTCGGAACTCAAGTCGCTTGTGGCAGCGTAGAAGGTGCATCCTGCAGCGTTACACTGCAGCAGCAGTTCCCCGTCAACGGCCGCTAGTGCCTCCTCACGGGTGGAGTATACTTCGTCGGTCTCCTCTTGGTCGGAAGATTTCCAAACAATCCAACAGTCGTGGAGACCTACCGACATATCTCCTGCTTCGAAGTAAATCTGCGGGTAGCCGTACGGGTAGCATGTGCCGAGTGGGTAGTAAACGACGTTCTTAACATGTGAAGCGCGAATGAACTTCACCATCAGCGAATCTCCACTTGGAACTTGGTCGGGACGGCAAGGAAGCGCTTGTCCCATCGCTGCATGAAGGCGCGCATTTTGGCAGTAGGGGAGAAGGATGGTCCGGTTCCCCAGTGATTGATTGTGACGGAGCATAGGTCCGGCATGGCGTAAACTCTGGTTGTCGAGAGGTACTCTCGGATGAGAGCGCAAGCGATGGGACAGTTTGAGGGGGATACACCTCCTTCTTGCTGACGGAGTTCAGTGGCTCGGTCGATATCCTGCTGGGTGACTGAGATGTTACGCTTCATGGTCGGTTTCTCCAGTGTGTATAAGTGTGTATAGCAGTGTGTAGGGTTACTTGCCTGTGTCGGGTGGGTTTCCTTTACATCCGCCCGCGTACCACATGGTACGGCCTTCCCAATATGAGCAACGCTCATAAGCTTTTTCTAAAGATTCTTTCAATCCTCTGTTTTCCTCCTGAAGGGCAAGTACTTGGTCAATCGCCTTGTCGGCCATGGCCTGGTAATGTCTGGCTTGATTTTTTGCATCTTGCAGTTCGAGTCGAATCGTTTCGTTGTCCTTCATGGTGTCCTCACAAAATCAACAGTATGAATGTGTAACCCGTCCTTTGAACGGATGGGAGTAACCTTCACTTGCCAACGTTGCCCACATTTACAGGTTCGCTTGACGACTAAAGTAGCTTGTGACATGAGAGGAGTTCCCGGCAGTATCCGATCACAATCGGGACACTTAAAGCATACTTTCGTAGTGGGCATCTTCAGAGTCCCCTGTATGGGTTTCGAGTGGAAACATTGACAACCAGAGTCTCAGTCTGAGATTCAAAGGTTCTATTCGTTGTATCCTGTGTCCAATGAATTCCTACCCCCTTTCAAGCCACACAACGTGGCCCGCGAGAAGGTTCCGGCGATGGGCCATCAGCTCTTTGGGGGTGAAGAGGGAGGAAGCAGGTTCCTGGCCGACGCCAGACCAACAGAGATCCGGTTCGCAGATTTCGCAAGTGGCCTCATCCTCACAGCCGCAGCCGTAGTCACAGGAGAGGCAATGGGAGCGTTCCTCGGCCATGGCGTCAAGGATTGCGACTTCAAGCTTCGCCTTATGGGTCCGGTTGATTAAGGTATGATCTTCCGGGTAGGCCAGGATAACAGCGACCGACGAGGGTTCGCAGTCGCGGTGCCAGTAGGAGGCACAGTAGTACGTATAGCGGCCCATGGTCAGTTACTCCAAACCGCGTTAGCGGCGAAGGTCGAAAGAAGGTAGCCGATAAGGAAGCCAGAGAGAACGACGGTGAGATAGCGGAACATGGTTGTGCCTTTCTGCAGTAGGTATCCTGCGACTCGTTCCCCTTTCGCCCATCGCTGGGCTCATCAGTACCCGACTAGCCGGGTAGAGGGGTCACCGCTCCCGTAAGAGCGGTGAGGTGATGTATACATTGACGGTGGAGCCGTATTGGTCGCGAGTGGGCTCCAATTCAACAGTGACGACTTCAACAGGGTCGACGCGGTGAGGGAACTTGATAACTTCCGAGTCGATCATGGTCCCCAGCCGACCGTCGAAGGTGATGAGTTTCCCGAATACATACTTCATGGTGTCGTTCCCCTTTCGGCTGTCGCCAGCCATCATCAGCGAGCGCTATTGCTCGGAGGGGTTCCGCTGCCTTCACCGTCTCATCCTGTCGCATTCAGGCGGGATTGTGGCAGCGGGGCCGCTTCTGGCGTGTTGACCGCGTACCACGGCAACCGCCAGGGAAAGCGCGCTATGAAGTTCCTCGCTCTGCGTTGTGCAAACTCGGCAGCGAGCGAACGTTGTCAAGGTTCCGACGGCAGGCTCTCATCCTGCGCGCTATGCGGTGCCTTCCTTATATAAGGAAGGGCCGCGTTGTTTGGGTTAGCGGCGGTTGCGCCTTCTAGGCAAGCGAACAACTATCTCGCCAGGGAATGCTTCGCCATTGGCTATACGATCAGCCAGCAGCATACGCATTCGGCCGATTTCTCCCGCTGTTCCTGATACTTGCCCAACCTTGGGCGCCCAAAGAATAGCTTTCCGCATATCATCCTCTCTAGCGGCGGCTGATTGTGTAAAACGGGCAGCCAGCGTTAACCCAAACGATGATACCGACGATGCTGGCCAGCAGAAGGCCGGCTTTCGTGACTACTGCGAACAGCGTTGCTTCCATTCCTCGTTCCTCCTTGCGTCATAACCGTTATGGTTATCGGTTGGTCGGTCAGGTTTCTTTAGGTCGGTTGGGTGAAGTAATCCTCTCCGATTGTCCCCGAGGGGAGGGAGAGGAGGAGGTCACTCCATCCTGTGCCTTGCTCTTCGTTATACGCGGGCTTGCAACCGCCGTCGGCCGAGTTAAGGCGCCTTTAGGCGCTTACATCTTGCTTTCTGCTTTCCGCAGATCGTCCCCCAACGACATGAGTTCGTTGTGTAAGGCAAGATACTCTCCACTCAGGTAAGGAGTTGCTCGAAGCAACTGGTATACCCGATCAATCTCCGCACATATTCTCTTGAGATCCATCAGTTTCTCCTCGGTCGGTTGGGTGAACTCTGCTGCTCACATAGGGATTATTCCGCACATCCCGTGCCATGTGAGATACTATTTTTTGGGTTTCTGCGACCGTGCCTGTACCGTGCCTGTGGCCCAACCCATCTATAGTATAGCACAGGGTGACGCTATGGGTCAATATGGGTGACGCGTTGGGTCAGGGTGAGGTGAGGGAGGGGGAGAGCTGGTGGGGGCCAGGATGGGGAGGAGAGGGGGAGCGGAAGGGATGGAGGCACGATACTGTTCGCAACTTCCGATAATATTTATTACGTTGCGAAGGTTTGATAGTCGCTAGGCACGGACTATCGAACTATATGGGTATGACGTCGGAGCGTGACGGTATGATGGCTGTCAAAGAGGGGGCCGATTCACTCTTTTTACGACTGTCACAGGAGGCGCGCGGGTATGTCTAAGGGGCCATGAAATTTTTTCGAAAAAAGTAAAACCTTACTGGTGTAATTCATAGCTTCTAGGCACGACTGTTGGTATAATTGAGGTAACCCGAGATGGGAGATCCAACTAGATGCTTTCAGAAACCATTGCCCCTCGCAAGATCGTCAGCGAACGACGGAAACAGAGCAAACGTGATTGGTCAAGAGAGAACCTCCGCAGCCCGAACTGCAACCATTCTATCAAGTGTTATGGCCTTTGTCCACACACCATTACCACCAACCCTTGACTTTGGCACATTTCTTGCCTACAATACTTGGGAGGACATTGGCGTATGAAATGGAAAGGTGACGCCACCGATGATGGCCGGTATGCAATCGACAGCGAACACGTTCATGGAGAACCCAAGGTCTATTACGTCATGATCAGGGCAGCTCCTGGACAAGGGCATCGCGGCTCCAGTTGGAAATACGGTCAACTGGGACCATTTTTGACCAAGCGCGAAGCGCGAGCAGCGGCGAAAGAGTATGACCATTCGATTGTCCTGGAGAAAAATAAGGAGTGACTGAATGCCACCTCATCCGCCACCTCATCCGCGATCCATTGCCTCCATTCGGCTTCGAGATGGCGAGTGGGCGAAGTGCCACAGCCCATTATGCCATTGTGAGACGTGCAGAAAGGGAACCAGATGAAACATCCCGCCTCATCTGCCTCTGGCGCGGCTCCCACCTCTGGCACTATGGCAACCCAGAGGGGATCTGCGAGCGCTGCGGCGCCACCCTTAGCAGCAGTTTGATGGTGACATTCCGATCATCCGGTATTCAAGTTTTCATCAATGATTGGGTCATCTCTATCTGGTGGGAGTATCCAAAAGGGATAGTCATAGGGTACGGGGATGAGCGTAAGCCTCGATTTCAATTCCCGAGGAGTTAAAAACTGAACATGACGATTCATGTAGAACGAAGCCACATAATGGGTTCCGAGCCTCGCAGCACTACCATGTGTCCCATTGCCCGCGCCCTACAAGAACAGATTCCCGGTCAAGGGACTTGGTGCGTGTGGCTGAACAAAGCGGCTCTGTGGCCCGGCAAAAGTTACGATCTGCCTACGACAGCCGTAGATTTTATCAAGGATTTACTGGATGGAAAGTCAGTGAAGCCGTTCCTGTTCACCCTGGAAGAATCCCATTATGCGTACGATCACAGATAAAGAGATAAACAGCGATACTCCTCCTCCCGACTTTGGGCCACGACGGTGTATCGTCTGTGGTTGTCGTTTCTGGTGTTGCGACGACAAACCGAACTGCCCGCTCTGTGGAGGATTCGCCCAAGACGAAGAATTTCTAGCGTGCAGGCGGCAGCAGCACAGGCTAGAGGAGCACAATTAATGGCAGGGGAAAGAACAATGGAACTAAACGAAGAGGACATTTACAGCGAGATCATCCTCGAAGAAGAGCAGCGACACATGTATGTCACTGCCACTCGTTGGGGATTGGAGTTCTACTGCAAAGAGTTTATCGAGGATGAAGTAGCCTGGTACTCCCTCTCTTGGGCCGAGGTTCCCGCCTTTATGGCCCACCTGCAGAAGATTGTTGAAAAGTGGCAACCTAAAGAAGAAACCGGTCTCTCCAAGGCTATCCACAAAGCGCGCGGTGGGGATGCCCCCACGCCAAGGCAGGGGTTTGCGTAATGTTCGTCGGCAACAGGCAATACAAGAGTTTGTGGGCCTAGAACGGATGGGAGATGGCCCTGACGAGCGTATTTTTAATTTGGAAGGAAAGAAGCCATGAACGGTATCAGAAAAGAAGTAACTGCATTTGCCCAAATAATGGAGGAGATGCTTCAACAAAACGACTATAAAGGTGGATGGTCTAAATGTAACCCACAGTGGCTTCTGATGCGGTTGCAACAAGAAGTTGAGGAGTTAGACGCAGAACTTTCCGTTACTCCTTTTAACCAGGAAAACATTCGCAAGGAAGCGGCTGACGTTGCGAATTTTGCTATGATGGTAGTTGATGTTTGTGGAGGGCTTGAATGAACTTTCACCGCTACTACGTCATCGACTTATGGAACGCCAGCAAACTCACTTGGGAGCGCCGAAGAGACGGCTTTGAATTCGCCTCTAAACCTGAAGCTGAAGATTACATCAAATGTTACAATCTACAGTGTAAATGGCGCATCCTGGAGATCACCATCAAGGATCTGACAGTATGACCCACCTTCTATGGTCCCACCACAGCAACTATTCGCGCTCAAAAGCCTCTCTTATCTCCCGAACAATGCCATCTCTCACATGCAACTCCACCTCACTTTTAATATCCATCACCTCAAGGTCAGAAATTGCGAACGGCACAGTCCTATCGCCTTTCACGCACCGAAACTCATGAAAGTATCTGTCTTTGCGCCAACGATACTGGACCTCATCATACCCCTGGCAGCGCAACGTATCCAACAGACGCCCTATGTCAAGCATCCTTGCCCTTCTCCAGAATCTGCCTCACTCGCTCGTGTGAGATACCCAGGCGCGCTCCGATGGCTCGCAGCGTCAGTCCCTCCTCTTTGGCGGCACGTATCTGTTCATTCCTATCCGGCCCGCGATCAAGTTTTCCGGTGAACGCCTCTTGCCAATCAGACTCTGTGCCCGTCCAGCAGCGTGTCTGGGCGGGCAGTTGCTCCAATCCAAAATGCTCCCGCATCGCCTGCTCGAATTGGCGGCGTGTCACCGGTTGATAGAACCGAAACGGCCCAGCGTTCCGCGCGGCACCAGGAAACCGGAGAAACCAAATATTACTCATCTCATTTTTCATTTCTGTCTCCTCTTGATCTCTTCCGCTAACCTGCCAACCAGCGACACCTGTTCTTCATAGAGCCGGTCCATCTCCTCCTCATTCTTGCCTTCGTAGTTCACCAGCTCGCTCAACAACCACACTGCTTCGTCGAACGTCTTCTTGAGGGTGGCCTCATCGCATTTGCGTATCCAGTTGTCTTCCATCTGCGTGACCAGCCGATCAATCATGGCTCTCTCCCTCTTCTGAGTATACCGTTGGACAGCCTTCCGGTCAAGCCCTGTATCGCGACAACTATCGCGACAAACTGTCGCGATTCCCTAGCCTTTTGGCCTCGTTCTTGCTATACTGAGGGTGGAGGGACCCATGCCAAACAAAGAACCCCGCCGCGTCTTGGATCTCCCACTCTGGGATGGCCCGCCAGACACGCTGCCTTGCGGCTGCAGTTGCGAACTGACCTTGGGTGACAAGCACGGGCCTGTGTTTTGGAATCATTGGAATAAGGTTTGCCAATGCCACAAGTGTGGTCAGGTATATACTCCCTTCGCACCGCAAAAGGTCGAAGCCGATGAAGACTAACTATCGGGGCTTCACCATAAACGTCGAGCGCGAAAAATGTCTGGCTGGGCATTCAATGCTCTATTGGACGGTCATCCGAGAGGCGGATGGGTGGTTCTTCGAAGACAACTTTGCCGACACTGAAGATACCGCCCAAACGATTACTCAAGCAATGAAGCATCGCATCGATGACTACTTCCTCCATCCAGAGGATTACGAGGACTGCCCTGTCTGCGATCAGCCGCACCCATGTGAGTGTGGTATCAACGACGAAGATGATGAGAATGAATGAAACCCGACGGCTGGAGTAAAAACAGTTGATCTACATATTCTTCGGGGGCGAATATGAGCAACGCTGGCCCGTAGCCGTGTTCGAAGCGCCGGAAGGCGTTCACGTCGACTACGCAGCCTTCCTTCATGCACTTGGCGTTCCTCCCTTCCCCATCTGGAAGGGGGACGTGAAGCAATGGGACCTCGAACGAACACGATGGAATTTGGACCGAGATAGGGTTTTCGCTCTCAAAGGAATTACCGATGCAGAAAGCGCCCATCGCCAGTGGTTGGAGAACCACCCGCAGGTGAAGTCCCTGCCTTTTGAGTCCTGGGACTAATGTGATAGAATATATTTGGAGGAAACACAATGAAATTTGCCGATGATTTTCTTACATCGAAAACAACCATTACTGCTTTCGTAACCATCATCACCTCGATCTTTGCGGCTTACCACCATCAGATAACCTGGCACGAAGCGCTGCTCACCGTTGCTGCAGCCGCCCAGACCGCCTTCCTTCGGGATGCTTTCGTAAAATCCGCGAAGTGAGGCGCTCGTTCCGCGCCAGGAATGACCGGCGCAAAGAACTCATCGCCCAGTTCCTTGCAGATGGCCTCACCTTGGCCGAAGAGGAAGAGTTGTTCCAACTGCAGGAGTGGCTCTACACCTGGATCGACCCTCGGTATCCGCTCCCCAAGAAGGTTTACAACGTGATGGCGGAGCGGTATCGGGACCTTGCTCGGGGGTGAAAGGATCGCCCAGGTATCTCCCCAGGGGAGGCAAATCTTCCTGAGCTAGATACCTGGTGACCCGGCTTCGATGCCGGCACCTCCATCTCCATTCCCAAGAGAGGAAGTGATGGACAGCCAACCAATCTTCCAACGCCTCAACATCCTTCTCTCCGAAGCCTCGGATCAGATCGACGCCATCCTCGGTGGTCAGGACGACCCGAAGCGGGCGCTGCAATTGGCCGAGGAGATTGAGGTTCAAGTGACAGTCTTTCTCGCCCTCACCCGGAGTCGGACGGCTGCACTGAGACGAGAAAGCAGCGCTGGTTCTTAGCCAGCGCTGCTTTCTCAATCTGATCGGAAGGCGTTCAAAGTCAACACTCCATCTTCCGTCAGGATCTCGCACCTCGGGATCATTTCTCCTTTCACCAGCGCCAAGACTCGTACGGGCCTCCCCGTCTCCTTGTGGATGCGCATGGCTCGCTCGATGCCGGATGCCCACCCCTCACGCGCCGTGATCCGGTTCCAAGTAACCGAACGCTCCCCTATCAACTCGATCTGACCGATTACGTTCGTGTCATGGTCGATTCCCCCCGCTCGAAGTTGTTGACTCTTGATAGACTTGGGGTATAATAAGGACGCCCCCCGAGGCGACGCGCCGGGGAGAAGGCCCTTGGAAGCGGTTCTCTAAGGCGGTCGGTCTTCCTCGGGGGCGTCCCTTTGCACTCTACCGCGATGCTTCCAAAGAGTCAAGAAAGAAGCCGGCCTCCTGACGTATCGGAGGCCGGCCATACGAGCGAGCGCACAAAAAATTCTTCTTGACAACTTTGAAGCAATCGGAGTAGACTGAGCCTCAGGCCAACCCAGGCCACATTGACCTTTGAGGCTCGATGCCCTACACCATCACCGTGCGGCTTTGCACGCCGCGCCGACGGAGCATTTATATTTGGCTGCACCGGGGTCCATTGCCCGTCCCTTTACTAACGGTTTCTTCTCGCCTTGCCTATCAGCGCCGGCAAGAAGCGCTGCGCCGGATATGCCTCAGCGGCCGGTGCTACCAAACCCCTGGGCTCCACGCTTTGAGAATGGTAGTTCGTCTACCTCTCGAAACGAGATCGTCGGGTAGGAAAGAATGAGGAGTTGGCCGATCCGATCCCCTCTCTCTACCGAGAAAGGCTTCTCACCCCGGTTTTCCAAGAGGGCAAAACACTCCCCCCGGTAGTCCGAATCGACGAGCCCCGGAGAGTTGACAATGCTAACTTGACAACTTGCAGCAAGCCCCGAACGGGCGCAGAAAAGGCCAACGTTACCATCTGGAACGGCAATGCAAAATCCCGTAGGAATCTTTGTCGATTCTCCAGGAGCCAACCACCAGACAGCGCTTTCAGGAATAGCTGCCCGCATATCCAGCCCCGCTGCGCCATCGGTGGCATAGGATGGAAGAGGAAGTCCAACTGCGTGCGGTAGGCGTTTGATGAGCAGTTCCATCAGTACCCCACAGCCGAATTGACAGAATTGACGTACTCGGGATCGCTCGTAAGAACCACGAACGCCCCCGCCTCGTCATTATCGAGTACCACATCAGCCAGAATAGTCTCATCTTCATTGAGCAGGTCGAGATAGACGTGAAGATCATCCTCCAGCAGTGCCAGACTGGCCTTCAAGTCACCAACAGTCAAATATTTCATCAGCCTCTGTCCCTTCGAATCAAGCAGTTGTTGCAAACAACATACAATTCCAGATCGTTCAATCGCTGCCATCCCGTAAAATATTGTTCACCACAGCGCAAACAAAGGATCAGGTTGGTTTCAGCTCTGGGGCTGGAGAACTTCTTCCAGAAGGTGCCACAGCGATCTTCCACAAGGTCCGAACAACTCATAATGTCGTCGCCAGGGGCCAAGAGCAGGTAGCCGTTCACTCCTTCACCTCAAACTCCGACACGACATTCTCGGTTCGATCATAAACCCGAGCGAATCGATACATACCTTCGCAGAGAATATTATTCGCCACACGCTCGGCGTCTTCTGCAGAGGCGAAGAGAAAAGGAGAGTGGGTAGTCTTGGTTCCGGGTGCAGGAAACGGGTTCCAGGTCTCTCCGTCCATCGAAAGCCAGATTGTGTAATTCAAGGATTCACCCCCAGAGCGGCACGCAACTTCCGCGTTGCCTTGTAGACCACGTTGTAAACCCGCTTGCGCGTCACTCCTTCTGCAGTCGCCACCTCTTCTCCCGACATTCCTTCCAGGTAGATGAGTCGCATCATTTTCTGCTCGAACGGGTTGAGGGCCGACTGCAGGACCTGGTTCCAGCCTATTCGATCAACCAGTTCGCTGGAGAAGTCAGCCATCCGAGGCTCACCAACCTCCCCACAGAGGGATTCGATCTGAACAACCTCAGCGCTGCGCTTCTGGCGCGATTTGTGGCGCCAGAAGTTTTTGATGGATGAGCCCGCACCTACATAAGCCACCGACTTCAACTGCTTGCCGGACTGTTTCTCTTCCGCGACTGACTGGAAAGCGCCGAGCAGCGCCTCTCCGATGAGGTCGTCGTAATCCGGGTGGTCGCCCCACCCTTTCAGGTGTGAAAGGGCGAGGCGCACGTATTCTTCCTGTTCCGGGGTAAGACCTACGGCACGGTAGCCCATCAGGACTTAGGAACAATGGAGAGGCCACCGTTGTTCGTCCAGGCCAGGAGCAGCCCCTTCGCAGAGACCACCTGCACGGCGGGAATGTGGGGCTGCGCCGCTACATGGGGAAGCACGATGGTTAGCCCTGTATCCGACCAGCGGGTCACGGGCACGCCAATCGTGGTGTCATCGATCACTGACCCCATCGCGTCCCCAAAGCCAGTCCCTACCATCACGACCGTATCTCCCTCGCTGGCGCGAGTGATCCAGTTGTGATTCAGATCCTGATAGCCTTGGATGATCCCGGCGACCGGAGCAGTTCCCGTGATTACTGGGACAGAGGGAGCAGGGGGAATTCCACTCCCGGTCACGACAACAGGAGTGAATGTCAAGGTTCCGGTCACGGTGTAGGCCACGCCTCCCACAGTGACGCTCTGGCTCACCTGAACCTGAATGGGGCTCGGAGGCGGAGGAGTAACCTGAATCGTCAGGGGGACCGGAATCGGGGCCGCAAAGACCAGGGCACAACTCACGAGAGACAGGAAAAAGCAGTTCAAAATGTGTTTCACGGTATCGTTCCTTTGTTGTAAACGTCTTGTGATAGTCGTTCGAAATAGAGAGGATGAGCCAGTCGTAGGTAGGTTCTCCCTACTCGATAGTGGATGGCAAACAGGAAATTGTAGACGGGAGTTGGCCAGCAATCCAGGTCGAGAATCCAGTTGATGAAACCAACTGCAGAACTGGTAAGGGTGATAGCAGCGTGTTTCATTACTCCCATTTCTGAAATACATCGCGGCCACGCACACTATTCTGCAGTTGTTCCCGCGCTGCGGCCTCGCGCTCGCGGCGGCGGTTTTCGGGCCAAGTCACAACGGCCCAGTAGACAACGAACAAAACAAGAACTGAAATCAGAAATAGGGCGAATTCCGTAGTTTGTATCACCAGGTGGTCAAGTCGGGTCTGTGCCAGGTAAGGGGTTGAAAACGCTTGTTGGATACGGGTCAGCATGGTTCTCCTCAAAGGAAAGAGCGCCACTCTGGCGCCCTCAGTAGTCAGTATACGCCCTTGTCCTGCGCTTTGTTAACCCCTTATTCACCCTTGACATAGGTAATTGTCTTCCGGGATTGCCTCCACGTCCTGCTGCTCCATCAATCGCGTCCGCTTGCTGATCTCATAGCGATTGCCCTGCGCGGCCCACTGCGCCGTACGGGCCTGAACAAGGGAACTGTCGAGGGTTATGAAGCCTCCGACCTTCCTGTCTCCCTTGAAAAACTCCACCACATATTCTTCTTGCATCATGCTTCCTTCTTCAAAATGATCCGTCGCTTGTTGGATTGAACAACTTCCCAACAGTCGGCTCCCAGGACGTTGAGGGCGGTACATAGGTCATCAATACCACAGACACTCACCCCAGTCTCGTCATACCAGCCGACCTCATCCTCGCGGCAGAGGACCTTGTAGCACCAGCGCGGCATCTAGGGCCTCCCTTGCAGCCGGCGTCCTTGCCGACGAGGAACTGACGGAATCTGTCTACTGCAGGAACCGGGTGTTGCTGCACGTCGCACTAACCCAGGTTTGCTCACCAAGATAGGGGCTCGATGTTCCATTGTGTCTTCGCCCAAGGCGCGCTCGTTCCAAGCTTTGCAGATTGCCCGTGAGTAGGCTAAGAAAATCTCATTTATCTCGTGTTGTATTGGATTGATCATGGCCGACCCTTCATCGCCGCGTCCCGGTAGGTATCGGCTGCCTTGCGACCTCGCTTTTTGGCCCTGATCGAGCCCGATCCAGGCGGCATCGCGCCATCACTCCCCGGAGCTGCGCCGGTCTTTGCCGACAACTCCGTTCCTGGCTGCCAGGAGCCAGCAGGCCCATCTTGGTCCAAGACGTTAACACATTCGGTGAGACCGGACCAGTCTACCGCGAAATCAAACTCTTCCATGTTATCCCTCCGCCGGAAGCCGCTTTTGACGGATCACCTTGAAACCGTGACCCTGTTCGCGGAACCAGAAGATATCGTTCACCGCGTTGTGTATCTCGTAGATAAGCACCCCGCGTTCTACAGGCGTGAGGGCCATGGCGCGATCACATGCCATCCAGGAATCGAGGTAGCGATTGAGCACCCCGTCCAACGCCTGGCCGCTGTCCCACAAATCCCGGAACAGGGGGTCCTCCGCCCGCATCTCCTCCAGGTGTTCTTGAAAGGTCAAGTCGCTACGCCTCCTTCAGCCGGCTAGGCTTCTTCGCATCCTTGAGGGCCAGAGCCCCTTTCTTGCGCAATTTGGTGGCCGGCGGGTTGTATTGCTCTCCGCTGGTTCGAGTTACCATGCGCCCCATCGTGGGAGAGATTGGATTTCCGCCGCCTGGGATGGAATCAGGAAAGACGTTATCCTGGTACAGGTCTTCGAAGGAGGGCCACTCGAACATCACTCTTCCTCCTGAAAATGGGTAGCATTCGGATGATGCTCGTGCTTATGTAGAGTCGGCATCGGCGGCATCATCTTGGCTTTACGCTCCAAATGCTTGCGCATTGCCTTTCCACCGCGAACGTGGAAGTTTCCAGGGCTGCCGTAAGGGATGCCCGTGAGGCCATCGCGATTGAAACCCTGGTCGCCCCCAGCTTCGGTGCGCTTTTTCCCGTTGGCCTGATAAAGGTCGGCTAGGTCGTCGGTGCCAATCTCAAAATCGGTTCCAAGTTCCAATTTGGACCTTCTTTCGCGGCAGTTTGGCCGTCTTCTTCGCATCCACCCGGAGATCAACTGCAGTTGGTGACAGGCGCGGGCGTCCTTTGGCCCAGGCAGGAAAGGCGAATCCGGCATCTGAGTAGTTGCGCAGCCGGTCTAATTGGTCGGTGTCCTGCTGCAGGCAAGGCATACCAAGTTCGAACTCTTCCATTAGTCTACCCTCTCGGCCACTTCTTCGACGTGAATGATGTCGTTTATCTTCAGGATGTGATCGGTTCCCGTGCGATCTCTAATTACTAACCATTGGCCGTAGCGACCTTGGATACTTCCTTGCAGTGGCTCGGAATTGGTCAGGGAGAGCCAGACGAGGGTAGAAGGAATTAACTTCATGAGTGGTTCTTGGCATCCCAAGCAGACATCATTCCGTCACCGATCTTAGATAGATTCTCTCGAACGAACTGCCGGAACTCATCGCGGCTTCCATCTCTGCCCAATAGGCCCTGCGCCAGTGCAAGAACATGAATGGCGATAGCGTCACGATTTTTCTGGTCTGCAGATTGCCACACAGCGAGTCCGTTACCGAGTGCCTCCAGGTCCGTTTGTGCCTTACTGCCCGTTAACTTCTCCGCTACCCGATTGGCCAATTCTTCTTGTGCTTTGTCAGTGAGAACTGCATAGACAGTTGATCCTATTGATGCGTTTATTCCACCCAATCTGGGGGCTGGGAGCGTATTAACATCCTCGAAATAAACCGAGCCACCGGAGAATTCGAAATTGTTACCTGCCACAATTTATCCTTTCGATGCAGAATTCTGCGGTACCTGTAACTTACCCTTACGCTTCTTGCGGCCGTTGTAGGAAGGGATTGAACCACCTGCACCAGGAGCAATGCCAGTGCCTGCTGCAGAGACTGAGGTTACCCCGCTTGCGCCCGTAGGCCCCGCACCTGTTCCGGCACCATCCTGGGACAGATTGGGCATCACAAGTTCGAAATCATCGAGCGGCATTTTTCTTCCTCTTTTTCTTTACTTTGGACATCTTTGCTAGATCATCAGTGCTTAAGCCGTTGCTTGGTAGTTTTCCCCCATCAGCAAAAGCTCCCGCTCCCCCCAGCGGCGGAGGAAGGTTGTTGGCGTCGCTCTGGTAGAGGTTAGTGTAGTCAGGGTACTCCATCACTTGCTGCTCCCGCCCGGTGTGCCGAAAATCTTAGTGAAAATAAATAATAAGAAATAGACGATGTAGCCGCCGATGGTCGCCAGGATACGCATATCACTTCTAACCTTTCTGACCATTATTTTCTTCGCCGCCAAAGCATGGATCTTGGCGATGGCAAGGAACTGCTGTTTGGTCGCCGCAACGGAGACACTCTAGGTACCACTCTGCGGGGTGGTGTTCCCACCACTGGCCCCACTTGAGTTGCCAATCACAGCCGACCCACCGGCAGAGAAAACGCCACATCAGATCGCCCTCTCCAATCGGATTTTCAGATCCGGTATTTCTCCGTCGATTGCTTTCTTCAGGTTCTCAAGGTAATCCAGCCGACATTGAACCGCCTGGGCTTCGGAGTGAAACGCGTTTATGCGTATCTTAACTCCGAACGGCCCTGTGTCATCATAGACCATGAACCAGCCATTGCGACCGGGTACTGCATCTACCTCATAGATACGTGGCCCATCGACGAGCCATAGTCGTTCCTTGCTCACTTGCGTGTATTGAGCGGGTCAGAAAGGTCGACAGCGCGCATTCCGAACTTGGTTACCGCTGGCTTTTTGTCCTTATTCTTCGTTCCCTTCGCCACTGTTTTCAGGGGCTTATCCTCTTTCGAAGGAGGGCCATCGTTGAAATCGTCGTCCTGCGCGGCGTAAATGTCCTTGATTCCAATTTCCATATCACTTATCCTCCCTTGAAGTGTTCGGCTGACCAGTCATCAAACTGCGGAGCGGCTTGGGCTCCATCGGATCGTTCTTCTTCTTTCGAGCCTTACCCCGGCCTTTGATAAAGCCCTCTACCTGCCCGTCCGCATTGCCACTGGGGCCTAGCGTCCCTAAGTATGGCAGGTTCGCATCCCCTTTCGGTTCTTGCTGATCCAGCCATGGTTTGTATTCTTCCAGGTCAATCATACCCACCAAGCGCTTTCTTCGGGGTCCCACATAGGACGCCCTTTTTCGCATGGCTCGTTCCAAAAGTCCCAATGGCTTTTTAGAAATCGGAATAGCCATCTCATAGTTTATGTCCCTCGTTATATTGTACCCTTTTTCGGCAACGAGAGCAAAGCCAAGCGCCCTTCAAATCCATTCTAAAGACCATGTGAACTTTTTTCTTGCACTGGTCGCATTTTATGTCAGGTAAAGAACTTTCGGATCTTGTGACGCCACTTCCAGCCATTGTGCTCCCACTCATCGTACAGCCACACTACAACGAACAAAAGCCCCACCACAAAGAGTATGGAGAGGCAGAGGCCAACTGCAAGTCCGAGGACGACCTCAAGGGTTTTCAGGAAGAGCATCGGGTTCTTCGACTGCAATGGGATAAGACTTGTCTTCGAACCAATCCGACGGATAGCGCTGGCGGAAATCACTCGCGTGGGAAAGCAAGTGCTGGGCCACGCCCTCGGCGATGGGAACTTCCAGGAGGTATTCTGGGGAGAGGGTCTTGTCGGGGAGGATCACCTGCAGGGAGACATGGGGCGTTCCGGTCTCGGGGCAGTAGCGCTGCCGCGTCAGGTAGGTAAAGGTCGGTCCCTGGTTGGGCAACTGCGCGGCGAGCGCAGCAGCCTCGGCCTGGCGCTTGCGCATTTCTAGCAGTTGGGTCAACGTGGTTTCCTCTTCAGGGGTGATGCTCATGAAGAGATCACGAAGGGCGGTCATGCGGTCGGCATCCATGAAAGCTTGGGCTCCTTTCGAAACGGAAAATATACAGGGCATTATACCGTCCAAAGGCAAGGTTTGGCAACGTGTTTTTGCATATAGAATACGCGCACGCACGCATGTCAGGTGAGGGAGAAAATACACCTACACTCTCGTTGAAAAATAGAGGACCAGTTTTGGTAGCATAAGCCATCTACGCTGATTATCTTACCAACGTATAAGGATACGCCTCACGCCTGAAAAACTCACTTTTAAAGGCGTCATTGTCGTAGTTGTAATAATATCGTCTGACATAACACTTTTACGATATGGGGTATGTTACAGTTGTAAGAGAGTAAAAACAGGTGATTCGGGAAAACACGGTATTACTGAGTAAATACAACTATCGTTTTAGGCACGGATTATGCCTAAAACGTTAAGAGTAAATAACCACAAAACTGACATTTTCTGATTCCGCTTTGGGAGGACCTGTTTTCACGGATTTTCTCAATTTTGTGGTTAAAGGGAACTAACGGCCGTGCCTGAAGTGGGTTGTAACGATTGGGGATAGACACAAAATTGAGGTGCATGTTGATTCCCACAGCATAGCGGGATGTTTTCTCTTCGCCTAGCATGCGCGCATACGCGCGAGGGTTGCCAACCGCTCTGCAGTTGGCTACAATGCGGATATGACCCACCAAGAATTGATCGACGAACTCATGGCGCTCCCCGACCGGATCTATGTCGAGGAGCAGCGACTGATTGGAATGCAGCACCAGCAGGAGGAGCAACGGTTCCTAATTAAGAACCGGGAGGCGGATCTGTTGGGACAGGAATACGGCCCGATCACAGGCAAGAATGAAGCCGTGCGCTCGGCGCAGCTCCACCTGCACACAGCGCCGGAGCGGGTGCAACTGCTGGAGATGGAGAGTGTCAGCCGTCGGCAGTTGGCACTGGTGGAGAAGTTGCGCAATCTTTTGGTTGCTTGTGAGGCGGCGGCGAGGTTGATGGCGGGCTAATGGCAAGGCACGAGACTGAAATCGTTCGATCAGGGAGCTTGCAAGCTTGTATCGATTTGCAATTGGCTCCAATCATTCGATGGCTGTGGGGTCGGGGTATAAAAACCCTGCAATGTTGCCAGGGAGATGTTGGAAAGTCTGCCTATATTGTCTTCAAGACTTGCCGAGACCTGGAGATGTTCCTAGAAGCACTGCTTGGGGATAAAAGTGATCGCGATTTTACAGATAGGGTTCTTCCCAATGATTGGGTTGGCAACGAGAACCTGACCTTCAAAAGCGAAACTAAGAAATGGAGATACGATATGAAATGCAACTTCGGGGCTTGTGATATTAGATTTTGCGCTGGCGTTTATTTCCCACCAGAAGATATTCCTGAGGTGATGGAAAGGTTGATGGCTTAATGGGGCACATCGCAGTTGATCTTGACGGAACCCTAGCTTACTACGAGTCAGGCTACGCTACCCAGGGCACCATTGGCCGTCCGATTCCGTCCATGTTGGCACGGGTGAAGAGGTGGCTTGCCGAAGGTCGGGAGGTGAAGATATTCACGGCCCGTGTCTCACACGGAGACGAAAGCATTCGTCAAGAGATCGAGGATTGGTGCCAGCAGCATATCGGTCGGGTGATTCCGATTACTTGCTGCAAAGATTATCAGACCATTGAAATTTGGGATGATCGCGCGGTACAGGTCGGGATGAATACAGGTGCAAGGGTGGACGGGAAGGAATGACCGAAGCCGAATGCCTGGAACTGGTCTACCGACTGATTGCAGACAGCACAGATGGGATGACCGAGGAAGAAATTCAACGGATCGTTGACTGGGTGCATATTGTTCGTTCCGACAGTATGGTGTTGAAGTTGTTTTATGCGGGTAAGGTTCGATTGTATTGGCCTGATGGTGGGGAATTGATGATTGGGCTGCGGGAGAAAGCGTGATGGAATGCGCCAACTGCGGCGGCATAATCCAGTCTGTGGATGACGTAGAGTTTCATAAAGGCCGCTGTCTTGATTATCTGTATGTGCCCGCCGAAGATTTGGCGGACGTTCTCAAAGTGATTGGGCAAGCGTTAAGCGTCACAGCGCATAGCCCGGCAAAATGTGGAAATCGAGTGTGGGAGAGGCTTAACCGGTGGTGCGCGGTGAGGAAAGCAACCCGGAAATGACGGAGTTGACAGGGCAGGTGTATAATAGTAGAGACCAATTTTGATTTTTCAGCAACTGCTATCATACAAGGGAGACCACCGCCATGTTTGATTGTCCGAACATGTATTCCGGCAAGCCGATGGGCGACTACATGGATACGGCCGAGACGATTCCGGGTGTCTCGGTTCCGCCTGCGCCGATGTCGCACCCGGAGTATGGCCATGCGCCCGGTCCCTGGCCGGAGCAGATGGGGGTAATGGGCGGCGGTGGCTGGGCGGACGAGGTGCTGCCGAAGGGACCGGAGCACGGCAAGGGCCTCTGGATGGCCCCTATCGGTGTTGATGGAGAGCATTTTAACGAGGAGATCCCGGTCGAGAAGCCTTACTTTGGAACCGAGTACGTCGGAACTGATGGTATTCTTAAAACGGTGATGGATTGGGATGATCGCTATCTGGAACATCGCCGGATGACGGATACTCACTAGCGAAGATACGGGAGGTTCACATGAGTTGCCTATCCGTCATCGCTGTCTTCGTATTGTTCCTGTGGCTCCTCGGCTTTTCATTCCACCTGGGAAGTTTGATCCATTTGCTTCTTTTTGTGGCATTGGTCGTTTTTGTTGCGGATATTTTGCGTAGTGGGAGCCGGTAGGAGATTTTCGCGCAGCAGGGGGTTGGAGCTTGGGCGCCTGAGGGTTCAGGCGCCCATTTTTTCTACGAAGCCACTTCTTCAGACAGCCCCTCGTTCTCCTCTTCCTCTGTTGGACTGGGATGGAACTCAAATCGAGCTGCGACTTCGGGATCTTCGGTGATGAGCAGGGCGTAGTCGTCAGCGGTGCCGGTGCAGTCGGCTAGGTATATACCAGCCTTTTTCATCTCTTCCAGTTGGTCGGCGCCTCGGCGTAGACCGTTGATCATGTCGTCGATGGATTCAGCATCGGACGTAATCCATTTATTCCTCCAAGTCATTTCCCACATTGGTTTCTCCTTTCGAAAGTAGATATCCAGTGTTTACGATGCAAGATGTGTGCCAATCTATAGGTCCCACACCTGCGTTACGTCTTTTAGTTTGCGGAGAGTGTCCTGAGTGTACTTCATGAATTCTTGATCTAGGTTCAATTTGGATCGGCCAGGGTTGATTGGAAACTGAAGGCGGTATGTCAGCCAATCAAGGGCAACGTCTACTTGCTGTTGTTTTTCAATCAGGTATGGGCGCATAGCTTTTAGCATGTAGTAGCTACTTTCAATTGAAGCAATACAGGCTTGGTGCATGGGTTTGTGGTTTTCGGTCTTTGTTTTATGATTGGTGTTCCTAGTTATGCTTCCGCCAAACGCGGCAGTATAGTCTTCTAGGATTGGGAGACAAGCAGAACTTACTTGAATTAACAGTCGCAGGCTATTCTTCCCGCGCTGATAATCGGTGGTCACCGACCCCTCGCCGTCGTAATGTCCTGCGAAATACTGGTTTGTGCAAGGATTAATGGTCTTTCCTTCAAAACGGCCGCTAGTTTTGTCTCCGTTGAGTGCTATTAATGTAGAATAAGTTTTTTGCGCGACATCTGGGTTCATTGGGATGTTGTTAGCGGATACGGGCCATTGTAAGCGATAGTATAGGTAACGGAGGGCTGTTTCAATCTGATCCAGTTTCTCAAACGCGTACGGTTTTATGGTTTCAAGAAAGCGCTTTGTTTCCAACAAACCTTGCGATGACCACTGGTGGGCAAGTGTTCTGTTCTGTTCCTTGTCTTTTTCCGTATGGTTTACTTTCGTTATGCATCCTCCAAAAGCGTCCTTGTAGATTGAAATATTGGGGAGACAGACGCCAGGGACAGCGCAGCAAAGAAATAATGTCTTTTTATTTGGTCTCAATCTACAGCTTATACTACCTTCCGCATCAAAATGGCCCGCAAAGTACTTGGCACTAGGAGTTTGTGACATCTGTTTCCCTCTCCACGATCTAACTTGTGCCGTTATTGGCTACACTCATAGTAGCATAAACCGTGCCAAATAAAGGGTTTGGAGCTATATTACTGATGGCAAAACCAAATACGAATCCGGGAACAGATATCTCCCCCATCCCTAGCCAAACTCCGTTGCCAACCATTGGTTTCATCAGGAAGCTTACGCAACGCATTACTACCATACTGCTTGGCCGGGACATAACCACGTATCCACAGGTCCTTGGGAACACATCTGAGACTGGCGCTTCCGACGCAAGCTACCAAAGCTTCACGAACCCTTTCTGGAGAATTAACTACGAAAGGCGTTCCATAGCCATGGATTTGAGGGATCAAGACATGAACGACCCTCTTATTTCCACGGCGCTAGATGTGATTGCGGACTGCGCCACAGGCATGGAAAATCCTGCAGAAGACGCCTTCATGTGGCAGTTCGATCAGAACAACCCTGCTGCCGAGAAAATTCTGCAAGAGATGAAGATACGCACGGATTTGGGGCATGAATGTTGGCGTATCGTTCGTGGGTTTGTCCGTGACGGGGAAGAGTTTCGTGAGGTCGTGGCGGATGAATCCTATACCATACGTCGCTTTAAGTTCCTCCCCAATTATCAAGTGACCCCTTCTCTTGACCCTTACGGCAATAAAAGTCCGGGGTGGGAGCAACGCTTAGACGGTGCGAATTTCGGGCGCCCTATTCTGTTTGCCGAATGGCAGATATGCCCTTTCATCTATGGAGCCCGACGAGGGTACTACGGAACGGGCTTGATGATGCCAGCCCGAAGGACCTGGAAACGCCTTACCAAGATGGAAGACGGTATGGCGATGGCTCGTATGATACGGGCTTATGATCGTCTTGTTCACCATATTCCTGTCAAAGAGGAGTGGGACGAGCGGCGGCAACTCGATAAGGTGCGCAATTACTATCAATCTATACTCCGTAGGCGCGGCATTGATCAGGACAACAACCTATTCTGGCGTGAGAATCCCTATCAGGTAGAAACGGACTTCTTTCTTCCGCAGGACGGCAGCGAGAGAGCCAAGATAGAGATTCTTGAGTCGAAGAACAATCAGTTGATGAATATCGACGACGTTCTTTATCATCAAGCGTTATTGTTGGCTAGAACAAAGGTGCCCGCAAAGTATCTCAATTTGGTACGTAAGTCAGGCGCCCTCATCGATGCCAACCTTTCCGCTGAGGACATTCAGTTCGCTCGCACCCTTCGCCAAGTGCAGGCCGTCCTCCGCCAAGGACTTCTTCGTCTAGCCCACTACGCACTTGCGTTTCAGGGTTATGATGCTGACGCCATCGGAGTAGGGGTGATTCTTCCAAAGATTTCAACGGAAGATCAACTCCGCGACGCTAAAATTCAGTTCACCGCCTCGCAAGCAGCTCTTACCTTTTCACAGGTACTTCCCCACGGCCTGCCACCCGACCTGATTGCTAACAAGTACATGTCGCTCGGCCCCGACGACAAAAAGATCCTCGCCGAATGGATCGCCGCCGGAGACGAGACCCATGCCGAACTCCATCGCCAGATGGGCATCATCATCCCTGATAGCAAAATTCCAGGCGCCCCTGGAGCCCAGAACTTCAAACCCTTCGCCAAACCCGGCATGGCCGGCGATGATGGGGGCGACGACGAGGATGGAGATGGCGGAGACGATGCTACCCAGAGCCAGGTAACCCTGGATCAGGTGGCGCAATCGCTGACCAATCTGCAACTTCTGGCGCAGCAGGAGATGGAGAAGCGGGGCAGCCGGTTCAAAGTAGGTCGTGCCGAGCGTCTCGACAACACCCGGCGGATTCTCCAAGAAATCATGGATGAGGGCCATGCTGGCAGCACTCTCTAATCGCCAACTCACTCTGCTCTATCAGCAACTCGACCTAACGCGCCGCCAATACCACCTTCTGCTGCAGTCGCGTCCACCGCGAAACAAGAGACGGGAACGCGGAGCCTGGGTTAGGCCAGGCTTGAGTGAGAGTGCCCTGGCCCTGGAGACGCGCCTCCTGAAGAGCTACAACAATCTTGGCAGCGATCTGCTGAAGTCGCTCTCCGGTCCGATGGATGATATATCCTCGGGCCGGATGCTCCAGGCCAAGAAGATCGGCACCCATCGCCAGGAAGAGGAAGACGCCCTGAAGTTCTTCGGGGTGGATGAGGACGAGATCGACCAGCCGGTGGACAAGAACCGTCTCCCGGCTCTTCTCGCGCTCCTTGCCCTCTGGAAGACACGCCACTTGGCGATCAGTGATGCGGCCATCTCGGAGGAGTTTCAGCGAGGGCGAACTAAGGCGCTGGCCGCTGCAAAGCGGCCCAACGCTTCCTCGCAGCCGGACACGGCCGCGCTGGAACATGCGGTTCTGGCGAAGTTCGAGGGCGATATCGACCGGCTGGAGGCTGGGCTTCGAGATGGGACTGTAAGGTCGTATGGCATTCAGTGGATCTTGGAAAACAGCGCAAGTATCGGCCAGGCGGCTGCCTATACGAGGAGGCTCCTAGACGCCGAATCCTTCCGCGTTTCGATGCTGGCCGAAGCGGCTACCTGGGATGCGTTTCGCAGTGGGGAAAGAGCTGGCGCTGTGGAGGCGTCAAGAAGCATCCTCGCTGCGCTCGGCCACCCTTTTCCGCAGTTGGCCACCGATTTGACGGACGATGAAAAAGAAGAACTGCCGCGCTACGCATGGTCTGGGCCACAGGATTCAGTAACCTGCGGGCCTTGCAGCGGTCATGCCGGAATTGTAGTTTACGCTCTTTCTCTCGATGCTCTTCCTGACCCAACCTCAATATGTGATTACGGTCGTAATTGTAGACATTCATGGGAGATTGTCTCCTGAAATGCTCTGTTGTCACCACTCGGTATAATAAATAGGGAGCCCTGTTTCCCCTCCTTTTTCCCCGCCTCACCCTGCCGCACGAGGGCCTTTTCCGATGCCTCTCCCCGAGAGAACCGTAAAAATAGTCGATGCTAGTGGCAACGACATTAATTCACTGAATCCGCTTCCCACAACGGGCGGAGGCGGCGGTGGTGGTGGCACGTCTCAGGCGGACAACAGCACCTTTACTGAAGGGACTACAAGCGTCACCCCGATTGCCGGTGAATACAATACCTCGGCAGGCGCGGCCACCTCGGGAAAAGCGGCAGCGGTTCAGATCACCCAGAATCGTGGCCTCCACATCAATCTCCGCAACGCGGCCGGGACGGAAATTGGCACGGTGGCCAACCCAGTGCAGGTGGCCGGAATCAGTGGCGGCGGGTCCTCTTCGGTTTTTGCCTCTCAGGTGGGAACCTGGAATGTTGGCATCACGGGCACAGCAGCCGTTACCCAGTCGGGAGGCTGGACGGTCTCCGCCAACCAGGGAACCGCAGCCGCTAAGTCTTCCGCGTGGCCGTTTATCCTTACCGACAGCGTTCAGAATCAGGCGGGTATCACTGCAGCCGGGGCGCTCAAGGTCGACGGCAGCGCTGTTACGCAGCCGGTATCAGGGACGGTGACAGCCAACGCTGGCAGCGGAACTTTCACTGTTGGTGGAACGGTGACGGCAAATGCGGGTTCAGGCACTTTCGCCATTCAGGCCACTGCTGGGGCGCCTGCCTCCGCGCAGCTTTCTGATGGTGCTGCCTTCTATGTTGCCGCAAAAACGGGACAACTCCCGACCGCTTTGACGGGCAGCGGCAATTTGAAGGTATCGCTGGCAGAAAGCACGGCAACGCAAGCCGTTAGCGGGACCATCACGGCTAACCAGGGAACGGCGGGTGGATCTTCCTGGCCGGTAGCCTTGCCGGGCACCGTTTCTGCGGTCAACTCCACGACCGTTACTCTCCCTAGCAGCAGCGTTTTTACCGGAACGTCCGAAGACATTTCCGGCTTTGCCTCTGTGGCCGTTTCGGTATTTACCGACCAGAACAGTGCGGCCGGCGGTCTTTCCCCACAGTTCTCCTCAGATGGCACCCACTGGGATTTCGCTGGCTCCCACACGATCTCTTCTTCGATTGGACAGGTATTTACCTGGCCGGCACAGGCTCGTTTCTGGCGAATTGTCTACACGAATGGAGCACAAACGCAAGGAACGTTCCGCCTGCAGACGGTTTATCATCCTGTTGAGATCAGTCCGGCTACCCGCTACACTTTGCAGGATGGGGATGCTAACGTTAGCACCATGCGGTTCGGTGCCAACCTTTGTGCCCTGAACACTTCGTCACAGTGGGATCGGATGCGGGGGTCGGTTACAGGAGGCTTGTGGGTTCAGGGTCCGGCGGTAACCGGAGCGCCGGTTGCTGGGAACCCAGTCTATGTGGGTGGTAAGGATGGGAGTGGAAACCTACAACCGTTCACCATTGCCAACAGTCGCCTCGACGTAAACGTTGGTAAAATTCCCGGCACCATTTCCGCAGTCAACTCCTCGACGGCAACCTTGACCTCCGGCTCCGCTTTTACTGGCACTTCGGAAGATGTGTCGGGATATGGGTCGATCACGATCAACGTTTTCGCGGATCAATCCTCGGCCGCAGGTGGTCTCTCTCTACAGTTTTCTTCAGACGGGACCCATTGGGATGTCTCAATGGGCCTTACTGTAACTTTGAATGTGGGAGCGTCCTACACTGTTGCTCCCGAGGCTCAGTTCTTTAGGGTTGTATATACGAACGGCGGCACCAACCAGGGAACATTCCGGCTGCAGACGGTTTACCACCAGACAACGGCTCAGCAGTATACATTCTTCCAAGATGTAAACGCCTCCATAAACCCCACTGCAGCGGGTCAGCGAGTGATGGCTGATCTTCTTATTCAAGATCCCGTGGGCGGGGTGACGAACCGGGCGCGAGCGGCGATTGCGTTGGTAGCGGGCGTGGGTGGTGGAGCGCACCTGGGGCAGGCAGCGGCTCTTTACGATATCAGTTCCACTAAATTTTGGCCGATGGAGAATACTCCTTCGGTGACGGCTACAACGGGGCAGAACCTGCTGGGCGTCGGGCCTTGCCTTTGGGATCTTGTGGGCACCACGAACTTCGTCAAGCAGGCCGGTGATGGTTCCGGGAGGACCATGGTGGTGGGGCCGGCGGCTATCGGCGCGGCGGCAGCAGCGAACCCGGTTCTTCCAGGCATAACTGATGCCAGCGGCAACGTGCAGTATGTCAAGCAGACTACGGCAGTTACCGGGACGACGGGTTTGGGGCTGGCGGCGGCGGGACCGTGCCTTTGGGATCTTGTGGGCACCACGAGCTTTGTGAAGCAGGCGGGAGATGGGTCGGGCCGGGCAATGGTAGTTGGTGCGGCAGCGGCGGGTTCAGCGGTGGCAGGGAACCCGGTGCTCCTGGCCGGCAGTGATAATACCAACGCTCAAACTCTGTCCACGACAACCACTTCTGGCGCAGCTATCCCCAACAACGGCAAGGGCATCTTGGCGACTGCCTTGTGCAGCTTTCATAGCTCCAGCACCTATTTCCCAGCGGGCGATTTCCAGGCAGATGGAAACAACTCACAGGGGATGATCGGGGCGCAGCCTCTCATTTATAATGGCGTCAACTGGGATCGGCCCCGGAACAACGTCGATGTTACTCTGCTGGCCTCCGCCGCGCGCACTACCACGCAGACGAGCGCGGATATCGTGGCCTATAATTGCCAGGCCATTATCTTGACTCTTGATGTCACCGCTACGGGTGGCACGATAAGTTTGACACCGACGATCAATTATAAAGACCCCGCAAGCGGGAAGTACATTCAATTGCTGGCCGGAACCACCGTGGCGGCAACAGGAACGACAACGTATGTGATCGATCCGAGGTTGGTGAGCGGAACCCCTCCCTGGACGAAGACGGTTCCTTCGGCGTTAGGTAGGATCTTCCAGGTGGTAATTACGGTTGGAAATGCGAATTCACAGACCTACAGCGTAGGTTATACGCTGGTGCCCACATAAGGAGCAAAGATACACAATGCAAGACGCAAACACTTACATCCATCTCACGCCTGCGAGCACTACGGTTAACGCGAAGATTGGGCCAGGCGCACTGCACACGGTCTCGATTAACGAGGTCGGTACCTCTATCGTGACGATGTACGATGGCGTAGATGGCTCGGGAACGATCATCGCTAAGCTCGATCCAGGTGAGAAGAGGACATATATTTACGACGTAGGGTTTACGGTCGGCCTCTCTGTGGTCGTGGGTGCCGGTGCTGGCACTCTGGATGCGACTGTAAGTTTTCGCTAGGAGATACTATGCCCAGCAAAATCCTCCATGCCACCAAAGACAGGTCGGGCTACCACTTCCTGGTCCACCTCGACACCGCCATGACCGTGGGCTCGCACGAGGCGCACGAGTTGTCGCTGCCCGAAGGCGCGCCGCACCCGCATTTCGTCAGGAAGTGGGACTTCGGCAATCTGACGCCGGGCGTCCACGTGCAGTATGGCAAGGACATGACCGAGAAGGAGTACCTGGCCTCGATCAAGGAGCACCTGGCCGAGCAGGTGGCTCTGGAACTGGAGGGCATCCGCTTCTATCAGCCTGCGGCCCCGAAACATGAGAAGGTGGAAGAACTCCACGGATTGGAGATTTAAGATGGCCTTAACAGACTACCAAGCGGAAGCGTTACTCACGTCCACTCCCTTCCTGCAGCGTGTGGCGCTCAATCTCGGCATCATCTGCCAGAACATCGAGAGCGAATCGGCGGGAACGGCGCTCCACGCGCAGCGCGTGCGATTGGCGAACCAGATCATCACCGGAACCGGGGGCAACCCTGCGTCGGCCCCCATCGTGGCTGAGTTCGCGGAGCAGGTTCTTACGCAGCTCAACCTCTCGACCACGAGTCTGGTCACCGTCAATGGGGTCGCCAATGCTGATGTGGACACCACCGACGCAAGTTTGCAAACTGTAATATCTAGCATTTACAACGATTTTATCTCTAGCTGAGATCGATTGTCCCGACTTGAAAGCCAGCGAGACCGGCAAGGGCCTCGCTGGCGGGCACGCGCATTTCGATCCTGCGCGTGCCAATCATACCACAGTTGCTTCTAAACTTTCAAGATGAATCTGCAACCTCACGACCTCCATCTCGTCTTCAATCCCAAGACGAACCATCTGGCCATCTGGGACGCCAACCACCATCAGGTGCTAGCATGCGAGGCGCACAACCGAACGGTGGCTGATGGGCAGTTGGGTCATTTTGGCAATTGTCCCGCTGGGGAGTTCTTGCTAGGAGAACCAATAGTCAAGAATACGGTTCCTTTTGGGCCTTTCTTTATTCCAGTCCTTGACTATCTCAACCACCATACGATGCGAGACTTTCATCGGGAAGGGATTGGTATCCATGGGGGCGGAAGCGGGCTGCCCCATCCCTTCATGGGGCGACAAGGCTGGGTCGAGACCGAGGGCTGCATCCGGGTTCAAAACGTAGACTTAGGATCAATTGTAACGTTGGTCAGAATAGCGCAGAAGAAAACCGGAAAGTGTTACTTGACGGTTATTTGATGGGCACTTGATTCTGGAGGCTAAACCACCGTGTCTTTATTTGACGGTCTGATCAAAGATGTTCTCCCTTCCCTGGAAAAGGATGCCGCCGGTTCCTTGCTGAAGAACCTGGAATCCGTTGGCGAGGGGATTGCTCTGCACCGCGTGTCCGCCGAGGTTGCTCACATCGTGTTGAAATCGATTGACGGTGTAGTCGCGGCTGCGGTGAAAACTCTTTCTGCCGAAGAGGCAACGAAGATCGGTGATGCCTATCTGGCCGAGATCGACACGCAGGTCATCAACCTGGGTGAAGCGCTGGCGCATTACATTCCGCTCCAGGCCGAGGTGGAGTTTGCTAAGCGAATCCATGGCAACAATTCGGCCGAGGCGAATGCAGCGCGAGCGGCCCGGCAGGTGGGGATAGACCTTATTCGGAAAGACATAGATCAGGCGTTCGGAGAACTTATTGGTAAACATTCGTCCGCCTGAGATGAGCCCCGTTGAGCGTTCGTTGAATGACACAGGAGATCCGCCGTGAACCTGCAATTGCATAAGGGAACTACTAGCAAGATCAGAAGGTTTTTTATCAAGAATAGCTCGGTCACGACGGGAGCAGGGCTCACGGGTCTCGTTTATAACAGTTCTAACCTGATTGCGTATTACATCCGTGAAGGAGACGCCACGGCAACGGCGATCACTCTTGCAGCCGGCACGGTTGGCACCTGGAGCAGCGGCGGCTTCAAGGAGGTGGATGCAACCCATCTTCCCGGCGTTTACGAATTGGGGCTGCCGGATGCGGCGCTGCTGACCGGAGCAAATAGCGTTTTAGTGATGCTCTCGGGCGCGACGAACATGACGCCCGCATGGGAAGAGATCCAGTTGACGGATACGGACGTGAACGACGCGCAGCATTTCGGGTTAACGGGTCTGCCGAGCCTGGGCACGGACAGCCGCGTCCTCGTCTCTGGGGATGCTCATACGGCCGGGGTTTCGGTGACAGTGGGGATCAACAACGACAAACTGAATTACGGCCTCTCGATGCTGGAAAGCCTGGTGGTGCAGAGCGGCATGGCGCAGGGCGCGACTGCCACAACGCTGACCTTGGGAGGCCATCCGAGCGCGATCAACGATGAATACAAGCGGAACGTGGTCCGCATTTATTCCGGCACCGGAGCTGGACAAGCGCGCACCTTTACGGCCTATGATGGTTCGACCGGCACTGGCACCGTGAATAGTCCGTGGGTGACCGTTCCCGATACCACTTCGATCTACGCGGTTATGGCGTTCGATACCGGGGCGCTGGATCTCACCGCCACGGCTTTTGGCGAGCCGACGACGGCACCTCCGGTCAACGCTTCCCTGAAAGACAAGATTGGCTGGCTGTATACGCTGGCGCGCAATAAGGTGACCCAGACTTCCCAACTGCAGTCGGTGCGCAACGATGCCGATACGACGAGCATCTCCACGGCAGCGGTGGGCGATGATAATACAACGTTTACGCGCAATCGCTGGAGTTAGCGATGTTGAACAATCGCAACAACCGGGCCAGCGCCGTGCAGGTAGGACTTCCCTACCGCATGGCGCTGCCGTTTCCCGCCGGGGTAATCAACCGCACCCAGCGACAATTTCTCGGCAGCGCCTACGCAGGGATCGTGGTGACCGCTACTCCCTTTGTGGCCCGCGACGAGCGGTTGAGCACCTTGCAGTTGACCCTTCCTTACCGCATGGTTCTCCCTTTTCCCTCGGGGACGATTGCGGCTCCACAGCGCCAATGCCTGGGGGCTGCTATTTCTATGATCCCCACTCCTCCGCCGATCACCCCGCCACTTGGACCGCTCGTCAACTATAAGGCGACGGTCGATGGCTGATTTCACTGATTTTAGTATTACCCTTACCAGGGGAGACACCCGCCGGTTCCGCTTCACGGTCAAAGATCCCTCGACCGGGGCCTTGGCGGATATCACGACGTGGCAAAAATTCTGGGTGACCGCTCGCTACAATACCTGGGACAGCAACGCCGCGCCGGTCTTTGTGCTAACCAGTGACAGCCAGGGATTGGCGCTGATTGATCCGGTGAACGGCCTGGTCGAGGGCACGCTTTCCCCCACTCATACTGCCGGGCTCACTTCACAGGAGTGGATCTTATACGGAGATATTCAGGGTAAAGATGGCGCCGGCAATATCTGGACTATTTCCAGGGGCCACTTTATCGTTTTGCCGGATGTGACTTTCGTTACCAGTTGAGGGTGATACGGATGGTTTCAAAGATCAGGGCATTGTTGGTCATCATTCTTTTGACGTTTTTTGTCAGCGGCGCAGCCGGGGCTTATACGCCCTTTTATGAGATGACAGCCCCCACGCGGCTGGGTTCGATGACCAGTCTTCTGGGGGGCCATGTCGATACCGGGACGGGGGCCTTTTGCTATCGGAATCATCTTTCCACCGTTTTGGGATACATCAATCTCAACTCGGATATCATTTTCAATTCTCAAGACCGCAGCGCCGGGCCTTTTGGTATCGGGACCTCTACCAGCTATGATTGGTTTGTGGTTAAGTCCGTGCTCTGGCCGGGGCAGCCGTGGGTCTTGATTGGTCCTGGAAACCGTCACTTCATTTTCGACCAGGGAGGGAGCGGCAACTTTGTTGATCCTCGGGACGCCCAATTTCTGGGGGCTTCGCTTTCTTTCAACGGTCCCCCCTCCGGTAGATTGTGTACCCTGACTTTCAAGAACTGGGAGCGTTGGGAGTTTGATCTTTCGGGGGGCCTAGTCACAATCCACACCCATTGGACGGATTATGGCTGGAACACGATAAACATCACCCGCAACGCAAACGGTTTTCCCGTCGACATCACCCAATCGACCAGCCCCACCTGGCGAGGGATCGAATATACCTATGGGGGCTCGCCGCTCACGTGTACCAACGTCACGAACTGGTATAATTGGGTCTCGAACGCCAGCCCTGGAATTACCAGGCCATGGAACTTCACTTATAGTGGGGGCAATACCCAGATTGCGACGATTTCTGATCCGGCTAATCGGATCTCGCGCCTCAATTGGACTGGCTATACTCGCTCCGACGGAGCGCTGCTGCCCCTCATCAGCAGCATGGTGGATAACCGGGGCAACACTGCGGTATCGATTACCTATGATTCCTCAGGGAGAGTGACGAATACCACCCTTCCAGTGAGTGGCTCGCTGGCTTTCAGTTATTCCGCTCCGCTTGGCAGTGATGGCTATACCCAAATTGTTCAGGCGAACGGCGACACCAAACGAAATAACTTTCAATGGTTAACGGCACATCACGGCTATTTGATTACTTCCACGACGGATGTCACGCTGGGTGAAACGACGACGATTGAGCACAGTGCTGTTTCGAGCGTTTATCCGACGATCACGACTTATCTCCCCTCGGCGGTGGTTGATTATTTAGGACATCGCTCCACCGTGTCCTGGGATACAAAGCTCGGCAATCTGTTATCGATGACTTATCCGGCCCCCACGGGAGGCACGGCGACCCTAAGTTATCAGTATGATGCGGTCTACAATGAAGTTGCCGTTAGTACTGATCCACTCGGAAATCGGTCCACCAGAGTTATTAATCCGCATACGGGCGACGTGACCAGCACGACCGACCCGTTGGGGAATGTGACCTCCCATACGTATAATTCAGCGGGAGCCTGCTTGTCAACCACGGACCCCTTGGGCTATACAACCTCCTATAGTTTTGATACAAACGGGGTCCTCGTCTCTACTGTCGACGCGCTGAATCATACCACTTCCTACACGCGGGATGTTCTCGGTCAGTTGACGAATACCACTGATGCTTTGGGGCGCATGATATCCTTTGTCTATAATCCGTCGGGGACGATCCAGAGTAAGACGGCCTTGTATGGCCCTAACCCAATCACTGAGTCCTCCACGTACGATGCCAACGATAATCGGATCTCGTCAACGAGCCCCAACGGCACGGTTTGGTCTTATTCCTACGATTCTGCCAACCGAATGGTCCAGTCCACTGACCCTCTGGGGAATAGCAAGCACTGGATATATAACCCCGATAACACACAAGCAAGTTATCAGGACGCTATTGGTCAGCGGTTCGAGAACACTTACGATAGTGCGGGGAGATTGACGCTACAAAACTTTAAATTGGGTAATGGGAGTATTGAGTCGAGTATCACCTATACCTATGACCCCACAACCCATTTGGTGAGTAGTTACACAGATAGCGCGATTGGTTCGCCCACCAGCCTGACCAGAGATAGCTTCCTTGAAAACACCAGTGTCGTGCAGCCGTATGGCACCATTGGTCAGACGTACGATATCCTGGGAAGAGCGTTAACGAAGACGGTAACGGGACAGGCGGGAGTTACCTATCATTATAACTCGCTCGGGCAGATGGATACGGAGACCCAAAACGGACAGACAACCACCTTTTTATACGACAAGGTAGGACGACTGATTCAGCAGAATTTCCCCAATGGGGTCATCAACAAGCGAACCCTCGATGGCAATGGGAGGGTTATCCGGGCGACTTCCACCAGTGGTGCTTCGACGATTAGCGATACGGTCTACACCAGAGACGCGGCGGGAAACATTAGTACCTCCCAAGAAAACGGCGGGGCGGTTTTCGCTTATTCGTATGACTATGCTAACCGGCTAACGCAGATATCCCAGGTTGGCGATTCTCGGGGGGATGGATATCCAAGTTATGGCTTTCAGTATGACGTAGTAGGCAACAAGGTGAAGGATTTCAGTAATCCTCCCGGAGTTCAATACAGCAGCAATCTCTATTCTTACGATTCCGCGAATAATCTGGTCGCCATTAACGGTTTCGGCGTTTATAATGATGCGAACGGGAATCCCTATCAAGCGCAGAATAGATTTGGTGGTAGTTTTATCGCTAATTACACCTGGGATGTCAGGGGAAGACTGGTTGCCTTTAGCTATGGTTCCCAGGTTTATAGCTTCAAATATTTTTCCAGCGACATCCCTGCACAACAAGTAATAAACGGGACAACGACCAATTTTGTGAGAACGGGCAGTGATATTTTAGCGGACATTACCAACGGGATCACAACGACCACTCTCAACAGCCCGGTTTTTGGTCAGCCGCTGAACCGGGGCGGCATGTGGCAGTCGACCAATGGAACGGGAAGCACGAAGGCGACAACGAATGGCAGTGGGTCAGTTGTCAATACTTATACCTATACTCCTACGGGGGTGTCTACCCAGTTAGGAAATGGTTCTGGAACGCCCTTTCAGTTCAATCGAACCTACAATACCGGCGCGACTGGAGTCTATCAGTCTGGGTCAAGAATCTACGATCCAACCACTGGCAACCTTTTGGGGAGGCCAGGTGGTGTTCCCCATTCCCAGGGAACGCCTTCTGTTCCCAACCCAATGGCGAGCGTCCAAGGATGGAACCCGCCTAGTCGAAAATTGGTAAATCGCGTCCTGGGAATGATAGGCTCAACGGTACTTTTAGGAGCAGCCGGAGATTTCCCAGAAGTTAACTCCGTAGGCGGAGTGAATGCGCCTGACATAACTATCGCTCCCTCAAGAGCGCCAACGACTGTCAGTGTAGCTGGCCGTAGTGTAACTTTACCTCCATCCAATAGAACTATCCTGCCATTGCCGGCGCCGCCGCCCCCTCCTGCCGGTCCTCACTATGGGTTGGGATTGAGCAATGCAGGGGTGGATGCGATGGAGCATGGGTGGGGTGGACTGGATGATTTCCGGGCACAAGTGGGCGGATGGTCGCCCGGCAGCCGGGGAGGACCGTGGACGATCCCGACGAATTTGGCTGGCGCAGGAAAGATTAGCTTTGAACTGGCGGGTCTTAACTGGCAGACGGCGGTCTTAGCGGATGAAGATATAATGTTTTCCAATAATGTGACGAATGTTGAGTTCCAGATGTCTATTTCCCCTTCCATGTGGGATCGGGTTGAGTGGTACCTTTATGGGGTCAGAGTTGATAATCCGTTTGCGATGAGCCCTATTCCCACGTCACAAGCAACTCCTCCCCCCGGATATGCCGGTGGACCGGGAAGTGATCCGTGGGGCAACTATCCGAGCGGGCCAGGAACCGAGTGACGAAGGAAGATTGTTTCTTACCGGAGAACCTCCTGAATGGAGGTATGTCATGACTATCGAAACGATTGGAGACCTGAAAGCGGCGCTGGCAGCATTCCCGGATGACTGGGAGGTGTTGATCCTCAATTTGAACACGCCCATCGGGCACCACATCTACACCTTGGGGGAACTGAGGCAAGCCCATGTGGATGCACCCATAGTGCTGCTTCCTGTGGGGCCGGAACTGCAGGAAAGCATGCAGCGGGACCTGGATATTTATGATCGGGCCGTGAAGCATGGAATGTGCAGCCCAGAAGAGGCGTTCGATATGAAGCGACGGATCAGGGCAGGAGAGTTCCACAGAGAACGGTAAGCAACGGCGAGGGTTGGCGCCATTTCTTTGCGCCAGCCCTCGATAATAGATGTAGACCAGGCGTTTGGAGAACTTATTGGAAAGAATGCGCAGTCCCTAATAACTGGCCATTGACAGATCGGTATATAATATTAGTAGGGCTAATAGACTGATTTCCCCGTTTTCCCGAGACACCCCCATGGCTATTGAGCGCTCTTTCAATTTAATCAAGCCCTTGGGGGTCGAGCGCAACCTTGTAGGCTACATCATCAAGAAGTTTTCCATGAAGGGCCTGCAGTTGACGGGCCTGAAAATGGTGCAGCCAACGCGGGAAATTGTCGCCCAGAACTACATCGATAACAAGGACGAGCCTTTTTACAACGATCTGGTGGATTACGTCTCCAGCGGCCCCGTGGTGTGCATGATCTGGACCGGGGAGAATGCGGTCGAGTCGGCCCGCCAGGTAGTTGGCGACAAGAATCCCCTGAAGAGTGATGTTGGCTCCATTCGTGGCTCCGTGGATAATAGCGCCGTCAAGAATGTTATTCACGGCGCTAGGACGCCGGAGGAAGCGGAGCGAGAAATATTGCTCTGGTTTGGGTCAGTTGGTCCACCCCCGCTTTACGAAGCAATGCCTGCTGCAGTCGCTGAAGCTTTCCCGCAGTCGATTAAACCTTCTTGAGGTGTCCCCATGGCAGACGATTTTGGTATGTCGGTTAACCCGGTGCTGGCGATGAGTATGCCTTCGGAGACTACCCCGAATGACGGATTCGTGAGCAACATTGGTCCCGAAAATCCATGCTACGGCCCTACGGCGCGTCAACCGGAGCACCTCGGGGAGCCCTTTATTGGCGCTTCCGGTCTGCCAATCCCGCCGTCGCTTCCTATCCACGCAGTTGATCCGTTTCGGTTGACGCATGGGGCGCCGGATTACGATATTCATTGGGATCGTGGCTAATCGAATGCCCTATTCCTCGAAAAGTGAATTACCGGCTGCCGTAAAGCGCTTGCCAGGTCATGGCCAGCGCGTTTTCAAATCGGCGTTTAATGCGGCGCACCGCCAATACTCGGGTGATGAAACGACGGCCTTCAAAGTTGCCTGGGCAGCGGTGAAGCACAAATACAAAAAGTCCGGCAATGAATGGGTTGCCAAACAGGACGCTGGAGGAAGAACGGTGCATCAACTTCTTGCTGATCTAAAGACGTTTTATATGCGAGCCTTGGATCAGGCGGAAGTCGGTGACATGGTGCGGATCAAGGGTGCCATGGATCTGATCGACCAGGTAGCCCTCAATCCCGACAAACACGAGCCGCAGAACGATTTCCAGCAACTGCAGCAACTGCAAGGGAAGTGTGTTCTGGCACTTGGGTTCGATCTGACCCAGCACATGGGGTATACGCCGACTGTTCCTCACGAGCATGATTTCGCTGGCAGCCTCAATCACCGTATCCGCTGTGTTTGTAAAGCCGCCAAAGAGCAGATCCCGGAGTATCTTGGTCCTTGGGGTTTCGTCCTGGCCGTCTACCCCGATCACATTGTTACCTGCGCCGAGGACGACTATCTGGAAGGTTCAGATAAAGACTATTGGTGCGTGGAGTATGAGTTTGACGAGGATTGCGGCGAGGTAACTTTCGGCGATGCGGAGCCAGTTGACGTGGCTACGATTGTCGTCAACAAGGGCGAGATGTCCGCGATGGATGGAGATGACGACGATACCCAGAGCCAGGATGCCCTTGGCCAAATGGAAGGCAAGGATGGTTCTGGCGAATACGGAAACACCAAGCCGAGCAAGGGGGAGTCCAACAAATCAGACGGCGATGGCCAGGATTTCAAAACTGACAATGGCCAGAAGTTTGGCAAGGCTGCCTACCTGATTATCGGCGATCCGAAATCCCCCTCTACCTGGAAGGTGCGCGTGGAAGAGACACCGGGCCATATCACCGTTCCGCAGTTGGGCCGCGCTTATGCCGCGCTCACCAAGGGGTTTCGGGGTAACACGGTTCAAGCGGGGTCTGACGCGAAAACTGCTGCGCTTGCGAAGCTCAAGGGCCTCAACAAGACCCACGGCGGCGAGTGGCCGGGAGAGCAGGATCAGGGGGACATCCCTGATTGGCTGGCGCAGGGTAAGGACCCGCCGGGCGGCGATACGGAGCTTGTGCAGACGAACTCGGTGCAACTGCAGTGGGATGGGGAGAAGCATGAGACGGGCGTGATGCGGGTTAGTGGTGTGGCGACCCGCGCCAACGTGGTCAACTCCAAGAATGAGGTTTATCCGCTCGACGTTTGGCAGGACAACCTTCCTCGGCTGCAGCGGCTGGCGCAGGGCGGTAAACTCGTGGGCGAGTGCCAGCACCCTGCAGACGGCCGGGCTTCTCTTGATCGCACCTGTATCAAGTACGAAAAGTTGTGGTTGGACGGGAACGACCTGAAGTTCGAAGGGCTCATTCTTCCCACTGAGCCGCACGGCAAGAATATTCAACTCTTAATCCAGAACAACGTGGCGGTAGACCTTTCCAGCCGGGGGCGCGGCACCCTGAAGCAGGGGGATTGGGAAGGCGTGACGGGCGTTAGTATCGTACAGCGCGGATTTCGATGTGACGCTTTTGATCCTGTGGTAGCCGGGGCTTCTCCTGGCTCCCAAATAACCGACTGGCAGATGCAGTCAGCGGACCACAACGATACGGAGGAAGACGTGGAAACGAAGGAGCTATTGGAGAAAATCGCAGCCTCCATGGAAACAGTGGGATCGCTGGCTGCGACGGTCGCGAAGCAGGGTGAGATTCTTGCGGAGTTGGGCAAGACGAAGGAAGTGACGCAGGACAAGAACACTGAGCCGACGGCGGATGAGGTTCGGGCACAGAAGTTGAATGCCTCGCTCAACAAGATGGCGACCCGCCAGCGCATCGAGGATCTGACGCAGGAAATCAAGGAGCGGCGCAAGTGGGGCCAGCAGTGGGTGAACAAGTATCGCCAACTGATCGAGAACGCCAAGCCGGAGACGGAGGAGGCGGTGGATCAGGCGGCAAGCCGCGCGGAAGAGATTGTCGAAGGGATTCTCGATCAGGCGCCCCATTTCCCTGGCAACGGGTTTACCGTGCAGGCGGACAAGGGCGAGCGAGGCTTCCGCAATGGCTCGGAGTTGCTGGACGATCTGGTCAAGGACTTGCCCGACACAGAACTGGCGCAGAGCCATCCTGATACGGTGTTCCGGCGCCGGGACGAGCAGGGTAATCCGATCTTCCCTGGCCATTTCCGCACGCCGCGCCGGCAGATGCGCAAGTGGATGGAGAATATCGCTCGCCATCAGGACGCGAACTTCAACGGGCCGGGCGCGTTGAAGGAGCTGGTGCTGCTCTCGCAGGGTTACGATCCGAGCTGCACCGCTGATCAGGTGCTCTTCCAGGATTGTTCCGCAGCCGGGTCGACGACCGTGGGGAACAGCGGCGCACCGCAGTCGGCCATCTTTATCTTCCCGCTGGTGCGGCGGGTCTTCCCGCAGTTGATTGCCACGGAGCTGGCCTCGGTGCAGCCGATGGACCGGCCGGATGGCAAAATCTTCTTCCTCGACTCTTACCGGCAGAGCCCTGGCGTTGACTCAAAGGACAGTGCGGGCGCGACGGTGAGCGGGGAGATGCGGATCGACCGGTCGGACTCGTTCAGTTCGAGCTACTCGAATAACCCTGGTGAGTGCCAGGCAGTCAACACCATTCAGCTTCGGTTGTCCTCGATCTCGGTGACGGCGGATAACAAGAAGTTGCAGGCGGTGTGGACGATTGAGGAACTGCAGGACCTTCGGGCTTACCATGGGCTGGATGCTTCGCTGGAGTTGGTGGGTTCGCTCTCGCGCGAGATTGCGCTGGAGTGGAATGAGACGGTGCTCAACGAGCTTACTACTGGCGCTACCGGAGCAAATCTAACGTTTGGAACGACCAATCCTACTGGCTACACGCAGAAGGAATGGGACGAGTACCTTTCGAGGATGCTCGACTCCGCAAGCGCACAGGTGTTCAAGAAGCGCCATGGTGATATTACTCATATTGTGGCAGGGCCGGATGCTTGGGTAAAACTCGCAGCGACCTTCCGGGTGGGCACCCATCCGAGGGACGGAGCCAATCCTGAGCAGTATGCAGGGCTGACTTTGACGCCGTTCATGCAGGGAACTTTGTCGAATGTCAAGACTTACAAGACAAGTTTCTGGTCTGGGGTCAACACCAATACGATTATGGTATTGCGCAGAGGGGCTGATTGGTCCGATACCCCTTATGTCTGGGCGCCTTATCTTGATTACGTTTCGCCCGTTCTGACTCTCCCGAATACATTCAACCAGAATCAGGGCATTATGAGCCGGGTCGCTCACAAGGTTGTCGTTTCGGAAGCGATTGCCAACATCTCAATCCAGCAAGGGGTGACTGGAGTTCCTTTGTAGGATTGGTCTGAATGTTGCATACAGGGTAGTAGTTGGGTATAGTTGAAACCAACTACTGCTCTGTGCGCAACAGGAGGATCAAGTTGACGACCTTAACAAAGAAGTGTCCATCGTGTATAGTAAAGTCGGCAAACGAGTTCTACTCTGATAACAGTAAGCCAGATGGGCTTTCTGCTTACTGCAAAGCCTGTCGTGAAAAGACAAGACGAGAAAAGCGGATTGCCAAACAATTAGCTAATCCAAAGCCTCCAAGAATTACAGAGTGGCCACCTGAAACTTTGAAGGTCTGCACCTTCAAAGAGGGTTGTGTCAAGCCAATATCAGAGTTCTATAAGGCAAAGGCTGGCAAGTACGGCGTCCATAGTTATTGCAAGGAGTGCGCAGGCGAGTTTCAGCGACTAAACATAGCAAAGAGAGTGGAGAAGTATAAGCCAGTAACTGAAGGGCACAAGTATTGCGCTGGATGCAAACAAGATCATTCAGTTTCAGATTTTACTCCCCAGAAGGGAAGCCCCAGTGGGTTGCACCATTACTGTAGGGTCTGTCAGGCAAAAAAACGGCAGGAAATGAGATATGAAGTACTGTGCCATTACTCCGACGCAGACTATCCTCGGTGTGAGTGCTGTCACGAAACCATACTTGAATTTCTGTCGATAGATCACATTCATGGTGGCGGGGGCAAGGAACGCAAACAGATACGTGGTACCAATTATTATGGCTGGCTAAGGAGTCACGGGCTTCCCGCCGGCATGCGCGTTTTGTGTCATAACTGCAACCAGTCCTTTGGATTCTATGGATATTGCCCTCACCAACGAGAGGAAACACATCTTTGTCTCACGAATACGTCCGCAATACATCCACCATCAAGCAATGCCTTGGTCACTTCGCCCTAGAACCCGGCGAATTCAAACCCGCCCCTGCGGAGGTCATCACTGCCCTCCGCAGCGGCCCCATCAAAGATCTTATAGTTCTCGATCAGAACTCCGATAACTGGCTCTTCAAGACCACCGATCATCTGCCTTTCTCGCCCCGCTACCGTTGACCTTATGTTCAATCGATGCGATTTTAAACTACTTCTCGCAATTCAAGAAAGGTTGTCCCTCATGCCTACCCGTGCCGATTTCGACGCCGCTATCGCGGCTCTCAAGCAGGCAGTGGCCGATGCCACGACCCGCGTGACCAACGATATTCAGACCCTCCGCAATGAGTTGGCCAACGGCGTGTTGGTGACGGACGCGGATCTCGCCTCCATTCAGGCCGATACCACAGCGATTGGTGAGATTGATCCCGCACCCGCGCCCGCTCCGGCCGCGTAGCGTTTGCCTGAATAGTGCTATTTTCTTGTACAAGAAAAGTCCTCTTTCCCCGCAAATGATCTCCGATGACAAATGCTCAGATCATCGCCAGTGTGCAATCGATGGGGTACCCTCCTACCCTGCTTTCGTCAACGGAGATCACCGAGGGGATCAACCGGGCATTGCTGGATCTTCAGTATGAATATCCGCTCCAGACAGCGGGAATGTTCAAAACTGTTGCCTTTCAACAGAATTACGACCTTTTTAACCCGGTTCAAGACCTCACCAAGTCGCAAGGCGTTCTCCCTGGCGGCATCCGCGTGCTGGAAATCGTCTGGTCTCCGGTCTCAACCGGCCAGTCGCTCGACGTATTTGGCATCGCGCCCTTTCTCCAGGGCCTGACGATTGCCCCCGGTGAGATCACCACCTACTCTTTCCAGACACCTACTGACTTCTGGATGTGGGACCTGAACTGGAATGAGTTCGTGAAGCGCTTCGGTCCGCAAGGATTCGAGCACGTCAATAGCGCGCCCGGCTCACCGATCCGCATGTATCCGGTGCCGCGCGATAATGGTTTGTTCGTCTTCGTGCAGTATACCAAGTATCGCACCCTGGACGCGTTGCAGAACGAAGACGAAGCCTGGTTTCTGAAGTTCGTCGAAGCGCAGTGTTGCTACACCCTGCACCGGAAGATGAATAACGTGGCCGGCACCCGCATTGGGGATCTAGGCCACGACGGGAAGAGCGCCCTCTACTGGAAAGTGGAGGGAGACCGGCTGCTGAAGTATGCCTGGGACATGTTCCACCGCCGCCGCTACGAGACCATCGGCGTAGCCCAGAGGTACTAGGATGCCTGTTGGCGATACCGCTGGCCAAATCTATGCGGACCTGGTGTTCACCGAGTGGCCAGGGTTGGGGCCGGATCGCACGGCCACCACCTTCGACCTCTGGCGCCGCACGACGGCGGGCGCAGTCAACGATCTCGGGGTTCCGAACGATCCGTTCACGAAGATCCAGAGCAACCAGCCCTGCACCATTGTTGGTTTCAAGCGCGACAAAGAAGGGGCCTTCGAGATCAAGCCGCAGGGCAAGGTCGAGTACATCATTGAGGAGATGCACACCACGCTTCTCGACGTGCGGGCTGGCGATAACGTCTTCATCTACCTGGACAGCCGCTACTACAATGTCGAGCGCGCCTCCCTGATGGGGACCGTTACGAAACTCGTGTTGGACCACGCTTCGGAACAACTGTAGCGGAGACGACGATGCCCGATCTGGCCACGGCGGTTCGCACTCACCTGAGCCAGACAAAAGTGGTCCTTGCAGTAGCCCTCGATAAGTCGTGTGAGTTGCTCCTGGATGAGATGAAGTTGCTCACAGCGCGGATCGATCACGACTTGAATCAACTGCGAGAGATGGGCCATCCTTACCGCGTGACGGCAGAGCAGGGCTTCCCCCATCCTGATTGGATCGTTCACAATCAGTCAGCCGGGTTGCAGGAGGGGCTGAAGAAAATTCCGGCAACGGTTCTCGGGAATCAGATCGAAGCCGAAATCATCTCGGAGGCTTACTATACCTGGTTCCTCTTGCTCGGGACGCGCTATATGAGACCGAGAGATTTTGTGAGCGCTGCCATCATCAACCGGGAGAAAGAAGTCGAAGCCCTGATCGAGCGTGCCTGGTTTGCGGTTCACGATGGGGCGAACCAGCCGGGGAATTCGGTGTCTGTTAACTTGATTTTGCACGACCTGTATCCCGCACAGCTTCCTGACAGAGTATGAGCCTCCCGCTTCGATCACTGGCAGCCATTCGTTCTCGGTTGCTGACCGACCCTAATCTGGCTGCCATCGTCGGCACGCGGATCTCACTGGCCTACATCTTCGATCAGGCGGAGACCGTTTATCCCTGCATCACGATTGCGCAGATGGATGGCAACAATCCTCCCTGGCTGAATGTACCGGGTGGCACCATTTACGGCGGAGTGACCCTGGTTGAGGGTCAGGTGATGGTAGAGAGTTTCAGCAAAACGGCGGTCGATCAGGTTTCCTTGATTGATGACTATGTTTTTGCCCTGCTTCACAAACAAGAATCGTTGACGAGCGGCGGTGGCGCTTGCTTCAAAGAGATCCGGCGTACGTGGAATAAGAGTGGGGAGTGGGACGGGAGTTCCAACTTCTGGAGAACGGCTTCCCGATTTACCGTAAAGGTCGTGTTGAGCTAGACGCAAGGAGAAGAAAGTGGCACGTATCAATACCGAGAAAATTACTCTCGGGCTCGGAGTTCTTGAACTTGGCGTCTTCTCGAACGGCGCCTTCGTTTCGTATGCCGATGCCGGTGCTATCAAGGCCACGGGTACCGTTACTTGGATGCGAGAAACGCTTCCTTTTGAGACGGGCCGACCCCTGCAGATCGTCAAGCGGGACACGGTTCGCGAGCACGCGATGTTTCAGTTTGAGCTGGCTGAAGTGTCGGTGGCGAACATCAAGGCATCGATTGGTTACTTCTCTGTAAGCTCCTCGGTCGTTCCTACTTTTGTGGATGGCACGAGCGTTGCCCCCACCGGTGACCTGACCAGCAGCGTTTCTGCGGTTGGTCCGAGCGATGTAATAGGGTTTGGCGGGCTCTGCGACCTGAATCTAGTAAGCTTACGTTTTACACACCTAAAAGCATGCTCCACGGGTAGGCGGCAAATTGTAGAAATTTACAAGGCTCGTCCCACCGGAACTCTGGCTTTGCCATTTCGTGAGACAGACTGGAATCAATACACCATTCAATGGGAAGCAGAGCCCGACCTGACGAAGCCGGCGGGTCAGCAACTGATGCAATTCATAGACGAGAGACCTTGACGACAGTCGTAATAACCAGTGGTATGGAACTGAGGGCTGGCTTTCATTTGCCAGCCCTCTTTTTTCCAGAGGGTGTGAATAGGGCTTCTTCCGGCGACCATCCTAGTTCAACGATGCGCCTCCTAACGGTGCCGACATCTATCCCAACTTTTTCGGCCCAGTCATTCAGGCAGAGTGTAGTTTCTCCAATAGTTATGAGGTGATTTCTTCTTGTGTTCCTGTTTTGAACAGCCTTCGTAACCCATCGTACGTTATCGGGATAGTATCCTCTTTCGTTGTCGATGCGATCCAACGAGTGGGCTGGCGATGGCCGCTTTCCGACATCCCTTTTGAAGGCTTCGAAAGATGAGATCCATTCAGGGTATATCGTCAATCCTCGCCCTCCATAGTGTTGATAGGATCGATCCTGAGGATTTAAACACCTGCCCTTGATATTTTGCCAAGCCTGATATTCTGCCGTTTTTGTCTTGGATGTGCCTTCTGTCTCGGCTTTCGCTTTGTGTACTGGCGTAAATATGGCTTCTTCCTCGGTCCACCCTAATTTGTGAATTCGTGTCGAGATAGTGCCCTGTTTAATACCTACAAGGAGCGCCCAGTCTGTAAGATAGTGGGTTTCCCCATCGATGGTGATCTTTCGGTTCCCTCTTTGGTTTCTTTGTTGCTCGACCTCTGTTGCCCAGTGACAGTTGCCGGGAAAGTATCCCAAGTCGTTGTTAATACGGTCCAAAGTATATTCGAGAGAGGGTCTTGGACCAACGTCGTTTAAGAACGTCTCGAAAGAATCGATCCATTGTTGGCACATGGTAATGCCTCGGCCTCCGTAATCCTTATATTGCGGATTGTTGGGGTTTGAGCAGCGTTGCATTATCCCCTTCCAGATGCGATATTCGCTTCTCATCTTGCCACGCTGCGAGGCTCCATGCCTCCAGTTTTTGGCAGCGACCATTTCAGATTTCATGCAACCACAAGACGAGGTTGTGCCGTGAACTAAATTGTAGACGCTGACTGTTGCCTTGTTCCCACAGTCGCAGACACAATCCACCTTGTTGTTTCCGGGAACGGGTTCAGTTAACAGGGTCAATCTTCCATACTTTTGTCCCACTTCGACAAAAACCGTTCTCTTGAGACATCCGCAGGACTTTACCCTTCCCTTCAAGAGGTCGCATTCTTGAGTAATCTTTGTGTTCCCGCAGTCGCAGAGACATTTGACTTCCGAGCGAGTGTTTTTCGGATGGCCAACGACCGTTAGTAACCCGAAGCGTTCGCCTACGGGGAGAAGATACGTCTCCTCTTCGGCCGACCCATGTTGTTGTGTTGCCTGTTTCATAACCTTATCGTAGCACTTTTTGTGCCAAAAGCAGCAGTATTACACAGTTAATTTATTGCCATCCAAAGAATCGTTTTGTATAATTGGAGAAGAAGTCACTCGTCAACTACCCACAAGGAGTTTTCATCTAGCATGTCCGACGAACTAAATCTCGATCTCGTTGAATCTGTCCCTGTCACTCTCGGTGGCAAGAACTATGTGATCACGCAGCAGTCTCGCCCCCAGATCGAACGAATCCTTCGCATTGTCAACTCCGAAGTTGCCGAAGCGCCCGTCGCTGCAGCGGCCGAAGGTGAGAAAGAAGCAACCCTCACCGACATTCTATTTCGCAACTTCGACGCGGCTCTTCCTGCCTTTGCTATGATTCTTGGCTACGAGGATCTCTCCTCGCCGGCTGGCGAGGAAATGCTGGTACACCTGAAGCAGCACTTACGTCCGGCGGGAGCTATCAAGGTGTTCAATCGCTGGTATGAGGTGAACGACATCCGTAGTTTTTTTCTTCGAGGGGGCCGGCTTCTGCTTTTACCGGAAATTGTCAAGGCAATCGAAGCGAAGGAAGATCAACTGACGGAGCCGATCTAGGAGACGACCCTGATTTCGACCTCAACTACTACGATCTTGTTGAAGAGGCGGCGGCTGAATGGGGCCGGTCGCCTGCGGAGGTGGTACGCATGCCGTGGGTTCACTTGAAACGCTGGTGGGAAATCCTGCAAAAACGCAAGCGCCGCGATCTCAAACTACAGGCGCAGTTGCACAGTCTGGGGATGGCCTCGCAGATGGGGGCTATGTGGGGCGGTGGCTCTGCAGCCGATATTGAGGAGCCGAGCGAGAGCCAGATTGATAATCTGTCCGAGATGGGCTTCAACGTTCAAGTTCGTCATGTCGGGGGAGAGTAACGTTCGATGGCCTTTGCCGAGTTAGTCTCACTGGCCCGCGTAGACCTGCGGGAATACGAAAAGGGCCTCAACGAGATGGTGCGTCGTTGGAAGGAGACCAACGAGCAGATAGCGCGGCAATCGGTCCAAATACGATCATTGGCAAGTGGAGGTACTGGCAGGTCTGGCTCCAGTGGACGAACTGTTGCTGATGAGGCCATTGCGGAAAGCAAAAGAGTTAAGCAGGCGCAGATTGCTGATGCGCAAACAGTTATCAATTTTCAGAATGCCGAGACCAAGAATTTCTTGGAGAACGAGAAGAAGAAGGAAAAGGCTCGTTTAGATCGAGAAAAACTCCAGCGTCAGGCTGACGAAGCTGACGCCAAAACTGTCCTTTTCTTCCAAAACGAGAAGACCAAGAATTTCTTGGAGAACGAGAAGAAGAAGGAAAAGGCACTAAAAGAAACTCAAAAAGAGCAGGTCGAGGCTGCAGCACATCTATTTAGAGGGGCAACAACCCCCGGAGGAGTGGGTGGGAGCCGAGGCGCTTTTATTGAACCCGCCGCCCTGCGCGGTCTTGACGAAGCACAGCAAAAATGGCTGAAAGCACAGCAGGAGATTGCTAAATCAGATTCTCTTGTTAAGCAGTTTGGTTACAAGTTACATGAAATAGGTGGCAACGTTCTGGAGTCCATGGTCACTGGTTTCAAGCAAATTGCCGCCACCGTCGGAATTACCGCAGGCGCTGGGATTGTCGGAGGTGTTGCTCTTCTCACCCAAAAAGGCTTCGAACTCAATCGCCTCTGGGATGTCAACAAACTGGCCATTGCCGATGTCTTGAGCCTGACGACGAAGCTTACGGACACCCAAGGCCGCTCGGTATCCGCCACCAAGGAGATCAGTTACAACCTCGCGACCTCCGAGCACCTGATGAACCAACTGCGGGAAGCATCGTTCAAGACGCTCATTCCTGCTGAGCAGTTGGAATCGATCTTCCGCCGTGTTACTGGAGCCGCCACCACGGGCGGTGTGGCTCTAGGCGGGCAGGTGGCGCTCGTCTCCAAGATCGCCAATCTTGCTGCGGCGTTGGGCGCAACCAACGAGACACAGATTGCCCAGGAAGAGTTGGGGCTGTTTACTGGGGTGAGGGTGAGGCAGACCCGCATCGGCCGGGCGCTTGGCATCAGCAATGAGGATATTCAGAAGGCGCAGCAAGCGGGAAAACTGCAAGAGTACCTGAATGCGCGACTGCGGGAGGGGGACAAGTACGCGGAGAAGTTCGGCCAGACCTATCAGGCAGCCATCACCAACCTGATCAGCAAGTCTAACGAATTTATTCGTCTGGGAACGCACAACTCGGTTCAAAGCATCACCGATGCCATTGTCAAACTGAACAACTATCTCACCGAGGATCGGATTAAGAAATGGGCGAAGTCCTTCTCGGAAGGGATTGACTACATTCGGGGAGCGCTCAGTGATTTTGGGAAAAGCGATGCGTTTGGCTACCTCAAGTTTTTGGCTAGTTCCGTTGCCAATGCGGGTAAGTTCTATGCTGAACCCCTCACTCGCGACATTCAATCCGCCAAAGCTGAAGCGGATATTGCCCGAAAAGTAGCCAACGAGACACCCGAGCAACGGCGGCTGCGCACAGCCATGGGTGAAGTGATGCGGCGGGGCACCGCCCTGAATCAGTTCCAGACGGCCGCAGCCGGTCAGGCATTCCATCGCGGCGAACAGTTGGGAGTGGGACGGGGTTTATCTCATCCCGAGTATACCGGAGATGAGTTGCGCCAGATTCGCACGCTTCAAAACGCGCTGGCTATTGCGACTAATGAGGAGAAGGCAGCCCAGGAAGCCCTCACCATTTCGCATATTCAGAATGAATTGAAGCGCGGCGGCGCCAGTCGGGACCGAATCATTCGCACCTCGAATGCAAATCAGGTGGCGAACGAGAAAGCGAAGAAGGCAGCCGAGAACGAGCGCCTCTTCATCGCCCGCGAGTACGCGAAGCTTCAGGATGACAAGATCCAGAAGATTCAGGAAGAAGCAGAAGCGGAAGTCCAGAATGTGCAGAAGCACGTCAAGGAAGAACAGAAACGGGTCGGGCTGATCCGAGCCATCTGGGAGCATGCCCACACCAGAGCCAAGGATATTTTGCAAGAGCAAGCCAAAACGGAGCGAGAGGTTATCCAGGATCGTCTCCAGGGGCTTCACAATGAATATCGAGAACGCGCCGACCTGATCAAAAGCGCGCAAACCCTGGAAAAGCAGACCGCGCATCAAATGATCGAGTTGCGCAAAGAGCGAGAGAAAGCAATCCGCGATGAGACGCGCGCCATTGAAGATCAGGCTGTTGCGGAGCGACGTTTGGGGGTTGCCGGAACGGAGTCTCACAACCTGGTTTTACAGCGGCGCATTACCGGGCTCCTTACTCGCAACATTGCCACCTCCCGGAGCACGAATGTTGCGACGGGAGAATCGACTAATTTTTCCAATGGGAGAAATAGTGTCTTAGATCAACTGTCTCGGATCTTTGCCCAGCAAGAGGGTCCCGCTAACTTCAACGCGCAGGGAGAGTTCATCCTGCCACAGACTCACCGGGAGGAGAGTGAGGATGCACTGCGGCGGGGGAAGGCACGGGCTGCCGTTACGGTTCAAGACATCGCGAAGCAATTCATTGCCGGCGGCGATGTTGGAGGCGTTGAAGGTCAGTTATCAAAACTGGGGATTGATTTAAGAAGCCCAGGCGGAGCCTCTTTGCTCAAATCGCTGCGGGGGATGAGAACGGATGTTCTGGAAAGCAAAGCAGCGGAGGGCGGAATCCAGGACACTCTGGCGGAGACTGCGGTCACTCGGGGGCGGGAGGATGCTCGCCAGCGCGTTACCGATGCAGGTCAGCAGATCAACGAAGTCAACCAGAAGATTGTTGAACTACAGAAGAGTTATACTGACACGATCAAAGAATTGAACGAAAAGTTCCGCAACGCTGTCCGAACCACGACTGAGAGCTTGATCAAAGCCAGCGAAGCGGCGCGCAAATTCTTTGAGGATCTCACGGGCGGGGTTCACGTAGCAGCTCCCGACCGACGGTTCCTCCAGCAACTAACGAATGTGACCCCGCAGCGCGCGGCGGCTCTGGCTCGTCAGGAGTTCGCTCCGGCGCAGAATGTTATCTTCGCTGCCGGCTCCATCAACATCTCGGGGGTCAAGGATCTGGATATGAACCATGTGGCCGACCAACTGCAGAAGGCGTTGAGGATGGCGACGCCGCCGCGCAGATGATAGGGAGGTGAAACATGAGCGCTCCGCTCGGCCTGTCAGCAGTTAGTATCGCAGACTACCCTAGCCTGCTGAACAATGTTGTGCTCGACGTAGACCCTAACGTCTACAACCCTTTCGAGGTTCCTCTTCGTGGGTCCTCCACCAAGGTTCTCGACGGAACAGTCGTTCATCAACTGTTTGGGCTCAATCCCTCCGACTGGACAATCCAACTCAGCGGCTACATCACGAGTTACCAGACCGTGCAGGCCCTTTGGACCAAGTATCGCCAGGGCGGCGGGGGCCAGACGTTTCAGATGACGGACTGGGTTCCCAACAAGTTTCAAGTGATCTGGACGCCAGGGGTACAGGCGTTCAAACCGGTGCCGGTGATTGGGGATAATCAGGCGCATACCTATACGATGAGTTTGACGGTCATCAGTGTCATAGAATTCTTCGGCGGCGCCTATTAAGACGTTGGAAATGAGTTGCCACCGCACAATATGTTGGCTACAATACTTAAGAGCCGACATATTGAGACGCCCAAGTTAGGTTGGAGAAAGCTCATTGAAGGATTTCTTTTGGGTAACAGGAGGCGGTTTGGGAGACTGTCTCCACGACTACCTCCATAATTCCGTTCCCACGCTATTCAAAACTCTCTGTGAAGATTACTTCGCCAAGATCAAAGTCATCGCCGTTTGCCACAACGATGGGGTGGCTGATCTTTGGCGATATTCCCCCCACATCTACCAGGTTGAGATTGAGCCGTGGAAGCCACCCAACCGCGAGGATGAGTTCCGCTTCAATAACCCAATCGGGACCTTCCTCCCGCTCAACAACCCGCAGTATCTTTACCGGGAGGTGGATGTCAACAGCGCGGTCAAAGTTCGGCCCGAGATTTATTTGAACCAGCAGGAGCGTTCTTATCTCCACGAACTGTGCGCTGTGCGACCCCTCATTGTTCTGCAGCCGTTCGCCGGCCTCTCGGATCGGGATGGATTTGATTCATCGGCGCTTAAGCGTCTGATTCATTGCTTGGCTGACCTGGAGCCCAACTGCAGGGTGTGTGTGGTCGGCAAGAATCACGAGCGGAACCATAAGTATACCCGCGAGGAGGTGGGCTTCTCCCATCCCAATCTCGTTGACCTGATTGACCGAACGGGCATTCGCTTCAACTATCACCTTGTCAAGAATTGCGATTCTTACGCAGGATCGCATAGTAACCTGATTCGCGTTGCTTGGGATCATCGAAAGCGGAATGCGTGCATCCTTCCCTGGCCTCTAATGGAGCGGCATCTGAACGAGATCGATCCGAAGTATACCTATGGCTGGCGCTACCCGGAAAGCGCCAAATTCACTTTCCCTATGGCCGCTCCCGGCGCCGAGCGAGAGTTTGATAAGCTCGACTGCGAGGGACTGGCGCACTTTCTTTTAAACAAGTGATGATTCATCCTCCTGTCAGTTCTATTCATTGTAACGATACCACCGCAGATGGCACATCATCTTGGGTGAGCAACTTCATTCCCAAGATGCCTCCCAGAGTCGATCAACCTAACTGCCCCGCCTGCCTTGGCACTTGGACCTATACTTACCCAGGCAACGAGTTTGGGGGCTGCAACTCTTGCAAGACCATCTATGCGCTGGACCGGACCACCACGGCACAGTATGATAGTGAATACGTATCGTCACGTTACGATAAGTACCCCACCACTCATAAGATGAGCGCGCTGCGCGAGGAGGTGCTTTACACAGTACTGCGGCTGCACGAGATCCTGCCGAGCGGCATAGCCCTTTTGAATACGGGGCCATTGTTGGATGTCGGCTATGGCAATGGAGATTTTATCCGGCACTGTTCTACCAAAGGATGGACAGTCTTTGGCAACGATGTGAATCCCACCGAATACAAAGGGGTCACGCGAGTTGAATTGCCCAATCAGCGATTCTGGCCGCGTCGCTATCGGGTAGTGACCTTCTTCGATGCATTGGAGCATTTCGAGAACTTGGAAGAGGCTCGGTGGGTTTCACATCACACGGATTGGATTCTGGTTTCTTTCCCGCAGGTTCCTAGCGACTTTCCTTACCAGAAAGACAAGTGGAAGCATTACCGCAAAGGGGAACATCACCTGTACTTCCAACCGAAGTCAATGGAGCACATCTTTACCCATGATGGGGTGAAGGCGGAGATTGCCTATTGTGGGAACCCGGAAGATTCGATTCGAGGGACGCTCCCGGATGGCAAGCCGAATATCTGCACGGTGGCCCTGCGATGCTTTAAGGAGAAGAATTAGTGCTGCAAGAGGCGAAAATCTTTGACCCCAGTGACCGGTATCTGATTGATCGAAACATCATTGACGATATCGCTCTTCCTGTGGGAGATGTCTACGGCGACGATGTGTTCTCGGAATACTTAGCGGATTTCGCCGGCATCGCGAAGGTCTATAAACCGAAGCGCATCTTTGAGGTCGGGACACGATACGGGTACATCGGAATCTGCATGCTTTTAGGAGCCCACAACAATCCTGGCTCCCCGAAACCGGAATATCTGGGAATTGACGATGAAAGCTATCATTTCGGCTCTTGCGACCGGGCTAACCAGAATTTTGCCAAGGTTGTTCCGTGGGCTAGTGCGAAGTGCATTAAGTTTAACTCTTTCTATGGTTTGCCAGAGGGCATTGGGACATTTGATGTCTGTCACGTTGATGGCAACCACGACCAACACGGCGTGCTAAATGATGCCACGCGTTGTTGGCCTCTGCTCAATCGGGGTGGTCTCATGCTGTTTGACGATGCGACCGAGGGCGGGCCAGTCTATCAGGGCATTATGGAGTTCCTGGTGCGGTTTGAGAATAGCCCCGAGGTGGTGGAGTTTCAGTATTACCCGCAGAACTTGAGACAGCATTTTTATCTTCGCAAGCAATCCGAGTAATGTTGGGCAAGAAGCCATATCGAGTCTGTGTCCTGAGGCAGCTTGGGGGCTGTGGGGACGCAATCATGCTAAGCCCGGTGTTTCGTGGTTTGAAGGAGAAATACGGGAAACACTGCCAAGTAACAGTTGCGACAACTTGGGCCTATGGGGCTGGCGCGCTTCCTGATCTATGGAGAAACAACGAATTCGTGGACTCTATTACGCGTGTAGAACCGACGGAGTATGCCCCCGAAATGCTTCGCTCCAACCGATGGGAGTTCTCGTGCGTACCTAATGATTGGATTCCCGAGTGTGTTCGCAATTCTGATGAGACAATAGAACTGAATGTGATATGTTCGATAGTCGAAACAGCCGAGATGATGACGGCTGCCGGTGTTCAAACTCACAGGACTGACATCTGGGCCAATCATGCCCAGGTCAACCCCTCCTCCAAGAAACCCATCCTGAACCTCACCAAAGACGAACTCGCCGAAGGCAAGGAGTGGTGCGACAAGAATCTTGGCGAAGGCAAGCGCGTAGGCGTTGTTCTGCGCACCATGGCCCCCGAGCGCAACTGGCCTTGGACTAGTGCGTTCACCCTGCAGTTGCATCGCCAGGGTTACAAGGTCGTGACTCTCGATACGATGAACAAAATCAATGATGAGATGCCGGCCGTTATCGGCAAGCGCATCCGTCCCGTAGCAGCCATCATCGCCCACCTTGACGCCGTGGTAACGCCGGATACGGGCCTGCTGCACGTCGCTGGCGCAGTTGGCACGCCGATCCTTGGCTTGTTCGGCTCAACCCATGGCGGAGTGCGTATGACGCATTACGCAGGATCATACACTGCACCGGAGCGGATCGTCCCTTGTGCCCCGTGCTTCTACAAATACGGCTGTAAGCTTGACAAGAATCCGAAGAACCACCTTGCGTGCATGAAAAAGCTCAGTGTGCCCCTCATCGAACACGAGCTAGAGAAACTCCTCGACAAATACGGTGGCCAGCGAGCGGTATAATAAATAGGGGACCTACCTTCGATGAGCGCACAACTCCGCGTCCTCGCGGCTGATCAATCAACTATCATCACGAGCGCCAACCTTGGCAACATTTTGACGCCGGGTAGTTCATCGAACGTCAAGTTCTACCTCCAGAATTTCGGCGACCAGACCTGCAACAATGTCACTGTAAGCATTGGCTCCATTGCCGCGAATGATGGCAGCCTTTACGCTTTCATTGCAGCCGATATCAGTGGAGCGCCTGATACCTTTGGGCCGGGGCCGCTGGTGGTAGGAAACGTGGGGGTACTGGCCTCCGTGCCCTTCTGGTCGAAGGTGATCACGATGCAGGGGCTGGACCCGTCAAACAACCCGAGAAGGTACGCCCTGGTATGTCAGGGAACAAGCACGTAGATAGGGAGAACTTAGAGTATGGCCGCAGGATTCGAGTGGTGTCAATCAACAGGCGCGGGCAATACTGTTTCCACGCTTGGCAGCTCGGGGAATTTGTTTAATTGGAAGTCAATAGACGACGCCACTGCAGCCGACTATAATTCTCATCCTATTACAGCCGGTCAAGACAGTTTCGAGGTATTTCTGCGCGCGCACATGATCGGAACGTTTAACCGTGTAAGTGGCTTCAGGTTCTGGCTGTCGACTCCCTTCAGCCCCGCCACGGGCCTCCAGATCATGTTCACGGGGACGCAACAAATCTACTTGCAACCAGCCAGCGGGACTTCCTCGCTGGCCACCAGTTCTATCCCCACTGCCGATCCAGGCTCAACCAATGTGAGCATCGGAGGCAACCTTTCGGGCAGCCTCGTGGCCAGCGGCTACAGCGATTATATCGTAACCCAACTGCAGACGACAACTCTTGCTGCCGCTGGAGATACCAGTCTAAGCGTGATGACATTAAGTTATGTCGAGAATCTCAGGTGCGCCGTACGAGGCCCAAGGCGGGCACACAGGAACATTCAACGATTGTATCACCGCGACAGTGAGGACGTTCGCAATGTCCGCTGGTGATTGGACGAATGGCTCAAACCCCATACAGGTGAGTCTGAATGAGCGCCCAGACACCAGCCAGGGCAGAGAGGCCCAGAACGACCCAGAGAAGCGGTAAGTGGCTCCGCTCTTCCGAGGCAACCTCTGTCTCCGGCTTCCTTCGCAACAGTGAAGCGACAATGACCAGTGCCCAGAAGGCGAACCAGGCGAGCGGCCCCAAGGGGCAAGCGATCACGGCCAGAATCAACCATACCAGTATCATTCCCATTAGCCTTTCTGCCGCTATTATCGGCAAGATCGACGCCAACTAGAGAGGGTTCATGCAATCAACCGTTAACCAAGCCTTCCTGCAGTCGGAGCGCCACTTTCAGACCGGGCTCTTCTGCTGCACCGTTACCAAGCAGATGGATAAGTGTGTTCGCGTTAAACTCGGTGAACTCCCGCTTCCTGATGGGAAACTCGTAGAGATCCACGGCAACTTCAGCGAGACGGGTCTGCAAGCCCTGATGCAGGATCTGCAGTCGGCACCCGAGGCTTTGACGCTTCCCACCCCCGCACAAACGCGGGAAGGGAGTTCTTATCAGTGGGGCGTACGCTACCGCGACGGCCAGCATCTGCAGCAGTATCCGGCCGAAGGGGGAGAAACACCGTTCTCGGCCGTGCATCTCCCGAATGTTTCCGAATTCTGGATCATCCCTCACTTCGATCCTGATGGATTGCCCTGGTATGGCCTGATTGAAGGCCACGGGTTCGTTGTTGCAAAGCGATATCAACTCAATGAACCGCAACCGTTGACCCGATTCGGCGTCAATGGTGTGGAAGAACTGCTCCCGTTTCCTACTGACCCTTATGAGATCCAATACTATCGTAAAGTAACGCTGACGTTTGGCCAGTACTCAGCCGGTAAGGACAGCGATACGCACATAGTTCAGGTTTTGGGATGGAGGCTTGGAGAAGAAATTTTTACCATTTGTATCGAGGATAGTGGGGATTGGCAGGTTTGGGAGAATACTATTGGTACATAACTTGCATTGACAGTGTTTGCTATGGATGACAAGGAAGAAAAATTAAAGAAACGACGAGAGATACAAAAGAGGTATCGCGATAATAACAAAGAGAAAGTTAGAGCTTCCAACAAGAAATACAGGGATAATAACAAAGAAAAGATAAACGCTTCTGCTAGAGAATACAGACGTAAAAACATAGAGAAAGTACGTTCTTATAACTATCAGTATGTCAAGCAATGGAAATTACTCAACCCTGACAAAGTTAAGGCGTCACGGATGCGAGAAAAGGAAGCCATTTCCAAAACTCCCGAGATCCTAAAACAAAGAAAACAAGATTATTATAAAAGGCACAGGGAAGAAATTCTTCTGAAGCAAAAACTTGCCAACGCTGGTAATGAACGGCGCTCTCTAAATAGCCGAAAACAAAGATTGAAGATCGAATTTGGGTTATCTTTGTCGGATTACGAAGATTTACACGAATCACAAAATGGCGTATGTGCCATCTGTAGTCAACCAGAGACGGCAATGTATTATGGTGGAAAAAGTAAACTGGTAGCCAGCAGAGTTAAACAATTGGCGGTGGATCACGATCATGCGACCGGAGCCGTACGGGGCCTACTTTGTTATAGATGTAATCGTGCTGTTGGATTGTTTCGCGACGACATCCAGTTGGTCATGCGAGCCCTAGAATACTTAAGCCGCACCTCTGGTGGTGTTTTAATTCCAGATGGGGTTAAAGTGTCACAGGAAACTAGAAATAGAATACTGCGCAACGTAGGTGAGAACTGGGCTTACAATATTAAGAAAAAATATAACATCACTGTCGATCAGTATCTAGGTTTGTATCAACTTCAAAACAGTGGATGTGGTATTTGCAACGTTCCAACATCAAACCACAAGAATAAAAGCGAAGGAGTGCTCGTTGTCGATCACAATCATTCCAGTGGCACGGTCAGAGGGCTCCTTTGTCGACTTTGTAACTTAGGTTTGGCTTTTTTTGACGACGAGATTCTAAAACTAGAAAAATGCCTTGAATATCTTAGAAGGTATAGAAAGCAGCAGAATGAAGTCGAGGATAGAGCCGAATCGCTCTGAGGTGTTTATAACTATCCGAATTACTAAAAGGAACCAACTGCGGCGAGGCTTGGCTTTGCCGCAGTTGTTGCATAGGTGGCTAGATGGCATCAGAATCGTACGGTAATGCGCTTTCCACTACGATCAACCAGGGCGGCGGCATCGCATCGGGTGACACCACGGTTACAGTAACCAGCACCCTTAACTGGCCACAACCACAGTTCAGAATCCTGATTGAATCGGAGATCATCCTTGTCACCGGGGTTAGCAGCAACACCTTCACGATTGTTCGCGGTCAGGAAGGGACAACTGCAGCAGCGCACGCAAACGGAATTGCTGTGACACAGGTCCTTACAGTCGGTGGTTTATTCGGCCTGGTCGGCGATGCCATCCTTTCCAGCAGTTATGCCGCCCTTCCTTCTTCCTCTCTCCTGGGCCGTCTCTATTTGCCTACCGATGGCATCTCTCTCCTGCGAGACACCAGCAGTTCCTGGAATCCGTGGGGCCGGGTGACCGAGTTGACCGCGCCTCCTCTTGCCAGCACGTTAACGGCTGTCAACGTAACGACGGCTACTTTGGTTGACAATGCCGGTTCTCTTTTCCTCAATGCTCCCAGTATCGGCGCATCTCACGCGGAGCTTTGGGTGAAGACATTGGCGGCTGGCGCTTATACCTGGATCGTCCATTTGGAGAGTTGGATTCATTCTTCGACCTTTACTTCTTGTGGGTTGGCCCTGCGCGACAGCGGGGGAGGAAAACTTCTCACTCTCGAACAAAGCATCTTTAGCGGCTCTTTGACCTTGCGAGTCGTGCAATGGACCGATGCAAACACTCGTGGTTCCGATGCCTTCAACAACACGCTTCTCGGTAAAACATACACTTGGTTTAAGATCCACGATGATGGGACCACCAATCGAACCTATTCCGTGTCCCACGATGGCATCAACTGGCTTGACGTTTTCACGGAAGGCAGAACCACATTTTTAGGGGTGGCTCCTAATCAGGCCGGCGTATTCGCTTGCGCTAACGGGCTGCCGGTAGCAGTGGGTGTTTATTCCTGGAATGGGGTGTGAGGCTAGACTGTGGCCTTTACCGCCCGTCTTGGCACTGCGAATAGTCAACTCTCCCACATAGAGCTTGGTGCGGGTGATAGTGGCGGCGCTACGCTTCGGACGATCAGCGCCAAAGCCAACATCCTCAATACAACCAAGCAGACGATCTCGGCCAAGGCGAACCTGCAGAGTCCGCGCTTCACGATTTCGGCGAAAGCGAACATCTACAACGCCACCTCGCGGACGATCTCGGCTAAAGCGCGCCTGCTGCCTGGCCCCGGCAATCAACAGAGCATTTCCGCCAAGGCGCGGATAACGGCGGGTGGTGTCAAAACCATCTCGGCCAAGGCCAACCTTGTGCCAGGGCCAAAGACGATCTCGGCCAAGGCGAACATCCTGGCTTTGGTTACGACCTCGCTGGAGGTCGACTACAAGATCGCTGTATCGACTACCGCGACGCTGGTGGTCAACTTTACGGCAGGCGTCCCGTTCCCGACCTTCCAGACGATCAGCGCCAAGGCCAATATCGTTCTGCCAATCTCTACCGGGTTGAGCGTGTCCTACAGCGTGAACTACCAGATGCCTACCGGACCAGTGACGAGGCCGACCCAGCGTTCGTATATAAGATCCGTGCGCACCATCAGTGCCAAGGCGTCCATTCTCTCGCACCGGGGGCCGCAGATTTTCGAGTAGTTATACACAGTTATAACGAGTTATATATAGATTTGTGTATAACTCGTTATAACTGTGTATAAATGAACACAAAATCGGCATATCCATTTCAATATGTCCAATTACGGCTTCATTTTAGACACATCTAATCAGCGCCTGACCCAGTGGGATCATACCACTGGCGCTTTCGTGCGTGACATCGGCCAATACAATTCCTCCTTTTCCCCCTTCTTCAACACGAATTTTGATTCGGTCACAGGGCTCCCTCTCTCCTTCGCCCTCGGCCCCACCGATTTCGTCCTCCCCTGCGGCCTGACCAGCGATGCGGCCAGTGTCTACGCGCTGGATGTGATGACCTGCCGGGTACTGCGCTTCGATGCTGCAACCGGAGGCGTGGTCCAGACCTTCGGGGGCAAGCGCGGCATCGGTGCGGGCCGTATTACCCCTGATTCTACCAAGCGCAGTATCCTTGCAGTCGCCAACAGCACCGTCTGGCTGACCGATAATGCCGGCGGCTTCGTCAGTCAGTTCAGCCCCACCGGGGTTTTCCAGAACGACTACTCGATTGCGACCTGGGCGACTGCAGCGGGGTTTGGCAGCGTCGATCAGGTCACGGGGATTGCCTGGGACCTCATTCGCGGCCACTATTGGGCGCTGGGCCAGGACAGCGCCAACTGCTACCTGATCCGGGTCAGCAGCTCGGGGGTGGCTCAGTCTACGGGGAACTTCAACCTCACCACGCGACTCTCGATCCCTGGCCACAGCGGGACGAACGCCGGCCGCATTCTCACGCGCGGGCTGAAGTTCTTCGGCGGCTATCTCTACTTCTGGTCGCAGAGCAAGGTCTATCGGTTCGACCCGCTCAACCCTGACGGGGATCTGACGCTCTACACGGATGCCAACGGGGCAATCGCTCCTGGTTGGATCGATGCCACCGGTAGCACGCTGGCGGTCACCTCCACGGCTGCCGCCAACAACGCCAACTGCCTGCAGGTGCTTACCCTGCCAGGCGGCAGCATCAGCCGCTCCTATGCCCCTGCATCCATTCCTGCCAGTGGGGCCACGGATCATGTCTCGCTGCCGTGGGACAACGCTATCGTCCCTTACGCCGAGGACACGAACACTCGCGCGGCAACGACGATCTCGGCCAAGGCGCGAGTGAGTGGGACCACCCGACAAAGCATCCAGGCGAAGGCGAACCTATCCGGGAAGACAACTCACACGATTTCCGCCAAGGCGCGGATCACCCTTGGCACCCAACAGCAACTGCAAGCGCTGGCGCGGGTTGATCTGCCCGCAGGTGATGGCGACTCCAGCATCTATGACTGGGAGATCGCCGATAGCTTCGGGAACTTCTCGCGTGGTTTTACCATCAACTACCGCAAGTCGATCCCAGTCCAATGCGGCTTCCAGGTTGATCTCTGGGCGGGCTACGACTATAACCGACTGCACTTGATGACTGGAGAGGTTGACACCGTTACCCGCGTCAAGGGGCCTGATACAGTCAATTATCAGGCTTCCGGTCGGGATCAGGGAGCGCGTGGCCTGGAGTCGATTCGCATTACCCGGCCTTGGGTTTCGCGACCTCCGAACAATTTGCCGCTGGCTTCGCAGATCATCAAGGATAGCGCCGCACTCATTGGTCTGCAGGTGGGAGCCCTGGAGTTTCCTGACTATCCGCTCTGGAACACTTACACGGTTTACGGAAAGAATATTCTGGAAATTTGCACGGAGTTGCTGCAGCCGTGGAATTTGTTTGCGCGGGTAGAGTATGTGCCGGTTGTGCGTAATAAGGTACTCTCGATCCTAAAAGTGGACTGGCTCAATGTGCCCACTGGTGGCTACCAGATCCGGCAACAACACTGGAATCAGATCAGTCGCCATCAGGAACTGTATTTGAACGCGCCGCGCCTGAATGAAGTCAAGAACCTCATCGTGCGGGGCGCGGCTTATAGGGCGCCGGCCACGAACCTGGGAATACAGACGCGGGTTGAGTATAGCCGAGCCACGGCGGGGCAGGATGTGACGACCGCCTTTCTGGGGGAGATTGGCAAGCCGGGGGATGCGCCGACCGCTACCAAGTCGGGTGTGGAACCGCCCATGGTCATCACGGAAACGGTGGTGGTTGAGACCCTGTTCTGTGATAAATTGATGACGCGGGATGAGAAGATTTATTCGAATTCCCATGAATTGGTGGCAGGGGTGACGGAGGAGTCGACTTCGGGGCTGTTGCTGATCGCACGAACCCAGGAACAATATTATTATATCGATCCTTACGTCAATCAGCAGGGACAGATTATTGCTGGTAACGTGAATTCAATTTATCAGGCCACGGTTGTCGGGCCTGGGCAGAATTCTCTTCTATGGATAATCGATTCCACTCATTCAGGGATTGTGGATGTTACTACAGGCGGCCAGACTACCCACTTTTTTCAAGAGGATGCAAGAACAAAGACGGAATATTTCTACGACGTGAATCAGCAAGTCCAGCAAGAAACCCAGACTCATCATAAATTTGACACGACGACGAATCAATGGGTTTTGGATTCTTTGACAAGTCGAACGCATTCACAAGTAACTGGTGGCGCAATAAGGACCAATTTCTCCACATTTGTCTTTGACAATTCAATTTTCAAGTTGAGCACCCGAGATTTTCAGGTTGTAGGAGGTGCCCGGCCAGACCCGAACGCACCGCAACCGCGAGGCTGTCTTGTGTCTCATCAAGTGCAAAGTCCTATGGGGGTAATAGATAGCCAGGGCCATGTTGTGGACTATGGGTCTGCTTATTACAACTGGCAAACAGAACTTCCGTATATAGGCCAGAGAGAATCGGATGCGGTTCTTGCTAACGCCTTGGCGGAGCAAGCCTTTCAATTACAAGGATATCGGTGGGAAGAGGTATCAATTGTCAGCGTTCTAAACCCTAACTTAAGGTCTCACGAGCCTGTTTCCGTGGAGGTCGAGCCAGGACTCTTCCATGACTACTGGTTGAGCGAGGTCCAACACAGGTTCACCGTTGACCGAGCAGAGACAATGATTAAGGCGAAACGCTTAACCCTTGAAGATGTACCGTAAACGCGATTGACCCACAGCAGTAAAACTAGGTATGATAAGAGCATGAGTTCTATTATTGATTTGACGGGTCGAAGATTTGGACGTTTGGTTGTAATTTCTAAAATAGGCTACTCAAGCGGACATCTTCATTGGTTATGTATTTGCGATTGTAAAAATGAACATAAAGCAGATCATTATAGCCTTACTGATGGAGATACAAAATCTTGCGGATGCCTTAGAACCGAATTGATAGTAGCAAGAAGTAAAAAACATGGCCATGCGGGCAGAGGCGGTCGTTCCTCGGAGCATGCTTCATGGACAAGTATGCTAAACAGATGTACCAATAAATCAACACCCGATTATAAGGAATATGGGGAGAGAGGCATTGATGTTTGTGACAGATGGCTTAAATTTGAAAATTTTATAGAAGATATGGGATATAAGCCATCTTTGAAACATAGCTTGGATAGAATTGACAACAACAAGGGTTACTATCCTGAGAATTGTCGATGGGCTACTGCCAAAGAACAAGCCAATAATCGTAGATCCAATGTGTCCCTAACATTTGATGGCAAAACAATGTCTTTTAACCAATGGTCAGAAAGGACAGGTCTTCCAGCTAGGATTATTTACCGTCGAGTAAAATTTTATGGATGGCCAGCACACAAAGCCCTAACGACACCTGTTGAAATACACAATAGAAATGCCTCTCTGGGATCTTCTTAATACAGCCCAACGCCAGAACGGCTCCCTCGATCAACACCTTACCTACGGCCTAATCATTGGCCTAGATACGGGGCTTTACTTGACCACAATTCAAAATCAATCTTACCACTGTGAGAGCTTAATCAACCAGAGATTATTGCCTGGTGATCGTGTCTATGTCATTCTTGGACGGGGTAACCCACGAATTATCGGTTTGATGGGGAAAGATGCTGGCATTTAATGAGCATTTGGGACCTCCTCGCCCCCCAGCAGAATCAAGAGCATTGGGGCAAAACCCGCCTCGTACCAGCACAGCCTACCGACACCATCTCCGGCGCCATCTGGCTTGGAGCCGACCTAGGCTACGTCGAATTCAGCGGAGTTACCCCCCGAGCCGGTGACCTGGTGCTCATCCTCGGCCAGCCCGGTCGCCGCCTCTGTATGCTCAACTCCCCTCTGGAGCCAATGCGCACCCCCACCTTCAGTTCCGGCTGCGTCTGCCGCTGCCCCCCAGAAGGCGGCGTAGTATTCTATTTAGCCTATCCTGGGCGCGTTGCCAACGCTCTGGTCCTTGATGCCTCGACCGGCGCCCTACTACAGGTAGTAGGGCAACAAGAATTGGGATACGGTGTCTCGCTCAT